AGGCTTCTTGAAAAAAGTTGAAGTATGTGAAGACGGAGATCTGTACTTGACAATCCAAAAACAAAACGAAAAAGGTGATAGAGGCAGAGGAACGTGGAATATGTATCTATCATCAAAATCAATTAAAATAGAAAAATTATTAGATTAATAACGATATGATTAGAGCAAGATTTTACATTAAAAAATCCGACTGCGGTAACGACTACCGTCCAGTCAAATGGCCTATAAAATATCCATATTGGTGTAGTGGTGAATCCGATGATTCATTCATACTTGTAGCGTATGCCGAAGACGAAGACAGCATAAAAGAGCTGTGGCCGGAAGCATACGATATTAATGTCTTAGAAAAAGATACTGAGGTTAAATTCACATTAAGATTTCCTAAGCCGAAATGGTATGAATTGCAAGAAGAGAGATTAGAAGAGTATGATAAATTATATGGTAAATTCGTATGGGTTACAGACATGTGTCTAAAAGATGGGAAAATAAGAAAGGTAAAAGCCAGAATAGAAGATTGTGGTGGTCTTTTATTAGCCGACACTCCTGGTCGTTACACCCCTTATCAGATAGGGGATTGTGCTTTTGAAAGCAAGGAAGAGGCTTTAAAACATGCAGAGGAACAGAGAACGAATTTAATTAAGTCTCTTAAGTTACAAATACACGAACTTGAAAATCTAAAATTTGAATGCGATGATTGAATAATTTGATTATTTTACAAATAACGATTACATTTACGATATAAATCATTCAAATGAGATTAGTTGAAAGGCATATAGTTAAAGACAACCGGTTTGAGGATATTTGCTTCAAATCCGGCTTGTTATATAATTATGTTCTTTACAACATTCGTCAAGGAATCTTTTCAGGTAACTATTTAAAGGAATTTGATTTATCAAACAAACTTTGCAAAGAAAACCAATTCGATTTCAGGAATTTACCTAATCATGTATCCCAACAGGTGATTAAACAGGTATTTAAAAACATAAAATCCTGGATAAAACTCAAGAAGGATTTTGAAAAGAATCCTTCTAAATACGGAAATCATAGACCTCACCTTCCATCATACAAACAAGGTAAGAAACAAAACATGGTTGTTTTCACCAACTGCAATTGTAGGGTAAAGGGTGATAATTGTATTTATTTTGTTAAAGATATAATCAAACCTATCAAAACAAATGTAAAGAAAGACGAACTAAAACAAGTTAGAATAATCCCTCAAGCTACATGTTATGTAGTAGAGGTAGTTTATGAAAGAAAGGAAACTGATCTTGGTTTAAACAAAGACAATTTTCTTTCGATTGATTTAGGATTGAATAATTTATGTTCATGTATTAGTAATGTAGTTAATTCTTTCATTATAAACGGACGGGTTATGAAATCAGTAAATCAGTGGTACAATAAGAAGAAAGCTAAGTTGATGTCTTTTGTTGGTAATAAGGGAACTTCAAATAGAATAAGAAAAATTACTTTGTTTAGAAATTGTTGGATAGAAGACAAATTGCATAAAATCAGTAGATACATTGTAGACTTTTGTAAATCTAACAATATAGGAACAATCATCATTGGATTAAACAAAGAATGGAAAAACGAGATAAATATCGGTAAAAGGAATAACCAACATTTTGTTTCTATTCCTCATTCTAAATTGATTGATAAGATTGTTTACAAAGCAAATCTTTTAGGGATAGAGGTAATTACTCATGAGGAATCTTACACATCAAAGATTGACCATCTTGCTTTTGAACCTCTAAAGAAACAAGAATCCTACTTAGGTAGAAGGAAGAAACGCGGATTGTTTCAAAGTTCTATTGGGGAGCTGATCAATGCAGATATTAATGGAGCAATTGGAATAGCAAGAAAAGTAATCGGTGATTCTTTCATTGGAAAGATAATCGATAGTGGATTTGTGTTTAATCCGGTTAGAATAAATATTTTGTGATATAAGGTTGAATCTAATGAATAAAATGAATAATTTTAATAACATTAACTACGCAGCAAAAGCCATAAGAGCTTATTTGATAAACAATTTCGATAAGATTCTTAACAGTCTTAACACGCTTCATTCAACGGTTGAGACCATGACGTTGTTTGTAAACGACCAGGCTTATAATTACATTCTTAAGCTAAAGGAAGTAATTAAAACCAGTCCTATGTATAAGCACAATATCAAGCGTCTTTTAAATGACATGGACAAAGAGATAAAGAGGTACAATGCTTCTATCTACTACATAAATAAAGAGCGTAGTGAGGTTATAGCTGATATAACACAAGCGATGGAAGATTGCCTCATGCCATACATAGACGACCTGGCCGGCGCTATAAGGGCAGCCGTGTGGTCGAAGGGCGTGTCGGAGGAGCGGACGGAGGTGGCGGTGCTGTCCCTAATCGTATCCTCCTTGGCCACGACATCAGGCAGACTTATTTCAGGTGGATATCAGATTATGAAAGAAATGGGTGGAGGCTGGGGTGGTAATCCATTTACGTTTATGAGCATTGATAAGATAAGACACTTATCTACATCATTATCTGATGCTATTACCGGTGGAGAGATTGCTTTTGAAGAAAAAGAAGCCAATGACATAACTAAGGCAATGGATGTTTTTATTGAGAAAATGTCTGATTCGGATATTGTTGATAAGGTGATCAGCATACTCGAAGAGGCAGAATCTGAAAATAAGGAGGAGCGATCATGAATTACTTAGATGGGTACGTAGAAGAGGTCCTTTCCGAGCCGTATTATGATGATTACGGATCGGGAATTTTCAGGTGGTGGGTAAAAGTATCTTACGTTTGTGAAGGCATAGGAGCTGTCACTACCTTAATGTTTGATACAAAAGAAGAAGCAGAGGCAGTAAAACCAGGTTACAAATTTTTATGTTGAAAATAATATGAGGTATTTTATTTTATTGATGACACTTGTGTTATCATCATGTTCGAATGATGATCAGGTTAATGAAGGATGGGTTATATATGATCTACTTCCTTTAGATGGTGGACGTGTGATATATTATGGTGAAGACGAAAGAGTTTCAATATTTAAAAATAATAGAATTATAAAATTCGTTGGATACCAAGGAGAATACAATATTGGTGATTCTATTAAAATCGTAAAAGTAAAGCAATATGAAAGATAATTTAAAACTCGTATGTCCAAAATGTGGCACCCCTCACCAGCCTCATTCTCCGCACACGTTGGATGCAGATGGATTTGAAAGGTGTGAGATAAGAACTATCATGGAAGACAAGGGATGGTGCTACGAATGCTCTTTTTGGCAAAACTTGTACGACAAGCACAAAGACGATCCGGGATGGGTTAGGATAGACGGTGTAAGCTGGGTGCTTAAGCCTATGGTGGAAAACGTACCGAGCGGATGGAACAGCCTTGGATGTGGTGGAAGAAAAATGTATATCAATATCGAAGGGAAAGGCATTGTTACATCAAATAACTGCTGGTGTCAAGGTGATGTTTCGGACGCATTCAAGGATCTGATGCCTGATAATGCTACTTGGGCTACGAAGGAGGAATTTGACAAAGCTCCTGTAGTAGGACATATCATAGAAGGTATTGGTTTAGTTTTCACAGATAGGGGAGGTCATGAAGTTAATGCTTAGAAACTTATTTCATGTTCTGCTTATACAAGAAAAGATGGTAACTACAACAGTCCCCAACCATACAATAGGCGTACGGTTGGGGACTGTTGTCATATCGTAAAATTAAGTGTTTTTTCTAATATCAGGTATTCAGTATGAACTTTACTTCCGTCATCATCTATCAAGTCCAAATTAATATAAGCTGTATATGATACATGATGATCACCAGGAGCAAGACGTTTCATTTCTGATAAGAACATAGAATTTAAACCTTGGCCAGACCATGATTCTGGATATGGCAAAGGTGTAAAGTCGGCGTCTGTACATCTTACAACCCAAGTAAGATTAGGATCTGCCCTAACTATTCTATCATGAGGTCCATCAATTACAAGATCTGGCATCTCATATTGGTAACTATCATAATTAAGGACAATAGGATCACCAAAGTTTACACCGTATATAGCAGCAGGTGGAGTAAAGCTTGTTATTAAAAAGGTTCTATTAATCCTATTGGTTGTTCTTAGCGTAAACTCATCAGGTGCTATCACACTTACTCTAAATCCATAATAAGGAGAGGTTGTTAAAGCAATAGCAAGAACCACCGAATCCTGTTCAAGCAATTCCTCTGTCGTATCAACCCTATTATCGATCTCTTGCCTATCTTCCATTGGAACACCGCCTTGGACACTTATGGAATCCAGCCGTTCTTTTTTAGACAGAAAGATAAATTGCCCGCCCTGTGGAATGGTGCCTACTTTCTTTCCTTCTACGATTACCCCCCCCCCTATACAATCGCTAACTATCTTATACTCATATAGTTTAGCATTATTTCAAATCTTCTTCTCATAATTTCATAAAATTAATTCAGTAAAAGGACGGACATAATGTGAACTACCCCTTGAACCTGTATCCAAATGATCTCCTTGGATGTTTATATCATAATACCACGAATAGCTAAATTTTGTATTTCGAGTGGATGTCCACATTCTATTACTCATTATCGTACCTCCTACCATTAAAAGGCATTCGTTTATTTCATTCGCATACAATGATATCAAAAAAAACTCTCCGGCTCCACCTACATATCCATTTTTGACCATTTTTAAATAAATAGCTATTAGCTTTATTAAAAGCGTAATCTGTATTACTGGTATCATATTCAAGATACGCATTCTGATTTTCACGCCCCCAATAATCCTTTTTAATAGTTCCCATATGAGAACTATCTTGTGCAAATATATTGTCTATTTCTCCATCCTTACCCCAACGAAATGTGCCAATATATTCGGTGGCTATAACAAAACACACTTTATCTACAAGAGCTATTCCATTGCATAGATCATTGGAATATCCTTTATTAGACCAATTTTCTTTTGTATATAATCCTCCATCTACATGTTGGATGTATATGCCTTTATTGATTATAAGCGAGGGATTTACCCCCATCCCTATTTGAAATCTTCGTCTCATGATTTTTGTTTGCAAGATAGCAATAATTGACAACATAAAAGAAACCGGTTCTCTATCATCTCTGACTGAGAACCGGTAAGAAAACAATTTCAGAAAAAATTAAACCTACATAATCTTTCAAGTAAGAACAAAAAAACGTACAATCTACTCTTTGACGATGCTAATATAACATATTGGAATCATACAAAAACAATGCAAGTCCGATATTCTTCGTCTATTTGTAACTAACGTCATCGTCTCCTTCCGAATCAGGAGTAGCGCCGATGAAGAACATCATTGACTTGTTGTTCGTCTGCTGCCACCAATTATAGGCGCGCGCTACGTCTTCCGGCGTCTTGATATTATACCATTGTTTGATAAACGTCTGTTTGGCGAGTTGCCTAAATAACTTAGACTCTCCCTTGTATGTACCGGATGTTACTTTATCAAGTGAATAATTCCTAAGATCGGTAAGATCCTTCAGTTTTCGCCCCATAACAAACGGATCGTTAATGATATCTACCACGTTAAGCTCCATAATAAACGGCATCTGTGAAGCTATTTCGTTTATGGTTCTGAATCCGACATAGGATCCAAATTGAGTAAGCCAACTTTCTTCGTTTTCATCATCATCACGCCATCCGGCAAGAAGCATAGATACGGCCTGCATGATAAGGAACGTGCCGGCATAGGCACTGAGGCGTTTGAGATTAGTTTTTTCTACCTCATTCATATTGTCTTTATTTTCGTTCCAGGCATCTATGATGTTTTTCATACCAGACTCGGAAGCCAGGCTAAATGTTTTGGCTATCATATTCTTTAACGTAATTGACAACCCTTCCTCTTCTTGCATTGTCTGGAAATTGAAGCCACGTCTTTTCCACAGACGTTGAGCTGCCAGCACCAGCCAGCCTCGGTGGGCGGTCATGAACCTGGCTATCCAGTTGCGCGATGCGGCAGTTCGGTTTTCTTCATTCAAAGATCCGTTACATATCTGCGACAAGCTACGGACTTGATTCCTGGTTATAGCCATCTGGGTTTCAACTTCCTCAACAGTAACACCCGATCCCGGCTTTACAACCACCTTTCCATCCACGACGTCTACCATACTCCATAAAGTACGATCTTTTAATGCGTTCCATTCTCTTTTTATGGTACTCTGTTCTTTATTGCGTTCTTTTTCCATCTTGAAATCTTGGAACGTGTAGAACCGGCCTTTGTAATAACGAACATTGTCCATAGTAGCAATCATAACCTGCGGATCAAGAGGGTAGTTCAGGATTTCCATAAAAGCATACATAGGCGAACGCATTAAGGTCCTGGCCGCTCTATTGTATCCGGCACCATACATACGATTTCGGATATTGAATATCCCCATTCTCTCACCTATGACATATAATTTGCTTTTCCTATCTATGTCTCCGGTTTCTGCTATACAAGATGGCGCAAGACGTGAAAACTCAGCCGATGCGTATTTAAGGGAGTCTTTGCTTATATACTGTCCTACGGCAGATTCCATGATGAGGTTGATATGACCTGTCAGGGCGCCGGTAGCTGCCACAAACGGAGACAGTGCCAAGTTCATAACCGACATAAATCTTTCAACAGCCATCATAATTCTTGTAAGGTCTACCGTATATCCTCCGATGTTCACCGTAAGTTTTTTGGTGTTCATCCTAATGCCATAATAATGATCGTTGAAGAAGTCCCTAAACATCTGATATGCTTGGGTTGCTTCAGCCTTCTTACCGCCCTCAAATTGTTTGTTCAGCAACATCTGCTCCAGTCCTTGGGCAAGCTCTATAGACTTCTGCTTTTCGTTGTATAACGATGACTGCATCATAAGCATCGAATAAGAGTAGCCAAAATCGTGAGATACATCATCTTGGTTCTCCAATTCATATATGTAGTATTTAGGTATAGACCTAAGTCTGTCTTCCGGGTCATATACTTCCCCTTGCCTGGTCTTACCATATAGAGAATCGTCTACTCTGTCCAGGCACAGATCTGATACAAAATTACGAACCGTATTTTTGAAGTTAATACCCAATCCTTCCATACGTTCTATGTCTTGTTTTGATATCTGTGGAATAGCATACAAATTGGGACTCTGCTCTTTGTATAGATCAAGGGATTGTCTTTTTATTTCCTTGAGTTTTTGAATCATATTCCACTGCTCTACGTTTTTAGTAGCAACTTCATTACCGTCAGCATCATACTTGATACCAAAGTCATTGAAATACGATTCATCACGATACAGGCTTTTCTTAGGCATGCGATGACCATACCCATGATCTTTTACATAATCAGGATTACGGCCGCTATTTTCGGCTTCAGATTCAGCCACCCATGCCCTTGCAGGATCGAAAGACAGGTACGATATGTCCATGCCATAATCTTGGGTGGATGTACCGTTTTGTACGTCCTTAACCATCTGCGCCACATCTATCTCACCTCGACCTATTTTGTCGATCATGGCCGCATATCCGGTAGGCGCCATGCGTTTATAGTACGAAAAGACCTGGCTCCTGGCAAATTCATTAACAATAGCATTGGTCTCTTCTATGCCCTCTTCTCTTGTGTTATTTAAAAACAAGCTGGCCATCTTAGCATTAACAGCATTCCTGAAATCTCTACCGTCTAATTCTTTGCTTATACCAAGCTTTTCTGACAGGTAGTTGGTTTCAGATACGGTAAACAGATATCGGTTATCAGCAGCCTTAAACAGCTTATCCCTTAAAGCCTGAATCCTTTTTGCTTTCTTCGCCGTAGTATGACGTTGTACGAACTTCCATTCCACTTCCTTGGAGTCAGCAAGAGCATTTAAATAAGACTGATTTACTTCGTTTTCGGCCTTACTGCTTTTAGTAAGGTACTTATCAATATCTTCAAGACCCACCATCTTAGCATAATCTATTAAGATAGCGTAATCAGCTTCAATAGCTTCAGATGCGGCCCTAAAAGCATCTCTTTCAGATGAGGTAAATGTCGCTTCGTTAATTTCTCCGATATCAGCCACATCTCGGTTGTTTCCGATTATTTCCTTGATAATGGCCTTATTTTTTTCTATATCTTTCACAATCGAATCCACGTCAGTCGCATCTCTATCACTTGTCGTAGAACTAATGATATCATGCGCCATTTTAAGATACGAAGCCTTGTTATTTGATTCGGTACGCGCCGACTGTTCCGATTCTACTTCATTCCAAAACCGATCATTGAACGACAGGTGACCTCCCAACATAAGTGTCTTCAGCGCAGCTTCTCCTCCCGACTCGCTCTGAATCGTTCTTAATTTTTGCAAAAACGATTCTGATACGGCATTGGTAACATTATTTGATTCCTTTCTCCAAACTTCATTTATAGCTTGTATTTCTTTAGCCATCTTAAGTTGGTCGCCGGTTTTTTCCACTCTCCTGGTTCCTACATATATGTATTCTGAAGCTGCTTCCTTACGTTGTTTACGAAGCAGTCCTTCTTCTTCGTAATTGCTGCTTTTAAAATAGGCAACCTCATCAAAATTACCACCGCTATCAATAAAAGGCTGCCTCAATATCCGTTTTTGCCTGGATAGAGCATTAAGGTATTCTTTGGTTGTTTGAGAAACCGGATGCCCTAATTCTTCTTCAGCCTTTTTGTATATGGATTCCATTCTTGTGGCATAACTTTCGCTAAATTCCAGTTCCGAATTTTCAGCATCCCACTTTTCCATCTGTTCTGTATAAATCTTTTCCTGCTCGATGGTAAAAATATCGGTATTAACTCTATCAGACGATGGTTTGAATTTAGCGTTTTCAGTAACCGTATTTCCATCCTTGTCAACTACTTCTCTTTTAAATACGTAATTACGGTTATTGTCAACCACATCACCAATTTCTTCTTCTGATATCTCTATGTTCATGGCAGTCGCAAACGCTCGCATCTGCGCCAGCTTCTTATTACGATCGTATTTAGCCATATCAAGAGCACTACGAAGGTAATTAGAAGTTTTGCCGTCTACTTTCTGAAGCAGTTTTTCAAATTCAGATTTGTTAAAACCATGCTTTTTAGCATATGCCAGGAAGTCGGATATGGCGGGCTGGGCATTCACCATCGCATTGTAATTGTCTTTGGCAATCATAGCTCCAAGAGCGTTATTGAACGGACTGGAAGAATGCTCTAATATACCAAACCACCTACTTATCCAAGAAACATCGTGTTGAACCTTGTCGAAAAATTCTTTTACTCTCTTTACCTTATCTGCCGGCACATGAAGTTCGTTCATTAACTTATCAAGCAACGTACTTTCATCAAGGTCTTGTACTGATTTAATATCAGACTGAATACCATTGATGTCGGCAATGACGGTATTGATCCTATTTGTATAATCCTGCTTTTCACGTTCATCAAATTCGGTACTTCTGTTACGGATATATCCTCGAAGATCGTTCATGATCGGAAGAACCTGATTGTTGATAATATCTACGTTCTTTCGATCATTGGTATTGAAGTGAAGCTTACCGTCTTTGGTATCACCATGAAGGATGGTGTTCACCACATTGCTTAAGTATCTGACCTGAGCTTCGGCTGTGGAGATCATGCTGTTCATGGCAGCCGCCATCTCATTCTTGTCTATCTCGGTCTCTACTTTATTTATCTTATCTTCTATGGTCTTAAGCTGAGCAAGGGTCATAGACGTAGTTACAGCCCTATCAGAGCTTATCTGACGTAAGTCTCTTAATGTTTTTCTTAGCGATCTGATCTTAGACTCAAGAAACTTGTTCTTGTTCATAGAAGAAAGGGAGTATAATGTAAAGTCATTATCCTTTAACAGAGAAGTGTCAAATCCTTTATCTATGTCAGTAATGGCAAGATCACGAATGTTTTTAATAACGTTATTCAAATCTTGTCTTTGGGTTGATAAAGCTGATTTAAGCCAGCTTACTATTCCAGAGAAAAGCCGCCGGACGCGCCCCAGGAAGGAGGTGGGCTCTACCGGCGCCTGTGCTGTGCCGGTCTGCATCTCCCTGGCGAGGATCTTTCCAAGAATTTCTCTCCTAACAGCATTATCAAGCTCAGCTCCTTCATATACCTTACCGTATGTATTATAATACTGACCTGCATACTGGTTCCACTCTTCCGTACCTTCCACATCTTGCAGAACAGCCTCAACAGCATTCTGATCTCTGTATGCCTCTACAAGGAAGTGGGCTGTTTCTTCTACTAAATCAGATAAAGTAGCATCTTCACCAACTGCTATTACGTTATTGGCAATATCCGCCAATGCCTTAGCAGAAGGTTCATGCCCGTATTTGGTTTGGTACTTCTCTATATAGTCGGTCATACCTATGACACTAACGCCAAGAGTTTTCAGTATCTCGACAATAGAATTTCGTTGATCACGTTCCTGCCTGCTATAATCTGATACGATCTTAGCTTTAGTATCAGCATAAAGATCGTTGTCTTCTAATATGAATGAAACTACAAGCGCATCAAAATGATCGTACTTGGCGTCCAATTCATTGTATCTTCCTGACTTAAGATCGTTCTTTATCTGCTCTTTGCTAACCCTTTCCGTTCCTCCGGTGGCGAGCCTCATAGTTACCTTACTATTATCCAACGAGCTTATGGTTATCATACCTTGGTCGTTCATGGAAACATCGGAACCAAAATGATTACGGAGCTCGGTGTAGGATAAGGCTGAATTGAAAAGTCTAATTTGTCCTGTATGTCCTTCTCCTGTAAGATAATAGCTTCTTGTTTCAGGATCGAATATCTTAGATCCGGACAAAAGACCTTTCTTTATAAGGTAGTTAATTATACCACCTTTTGTTGATAAAGAAGTAGAAGCAGACGCGGTCATGACCGGTATAAAAGACTTGGGATTATTAAGAACATACTTTCCAGCTTTGTAAGTAATGTCTTCCACGCCATCCACGGTAGATTCTTGAACGGTGCCTGATAAGAACCCTATTCTAATATCATTCCCGCCAGAGCGAAGAGCTTCTCCGTAATCTTCAAATAATTGACTACGATCGTTCATGAAAAACAAACGAGGCTCTCCGGTCTGATACGTTACACCCACAGGATTAGAATCTGTTTCTGGTAACTCCTCTGGGCTAAATATCTTAAGACCATCTTTTATAACCATATAATTAACACCCTTATCCTGTACCATAGATACGGGAGTGAAGTCCGAAGATATAGCATCTTGTAGATACTGCCCGGCGTCTATTCCCGGTCCTTCCGGTACGGAAATACTTGACGGGACCATAGCATCCACCAACATAATATTATCACCCAGATTTTGGCTGTAGAATCCAAAGCCCGATTCTTGGATTTCATAAGGTACATCTGATTTTGACACAAGAACAGGATTACTCATCTTAGAAGCCTTATCCAACACCCTTTCTCTATAGGCTTCCGGAATAAGATCGATGTTGGATTTTACCTTATTATAAGCCGGTTTGTTGATAGGCACTCTCTTTCTCCAGTCGCCAAAAGCCTTTAAGAACTTATTAGAAAATACGGTTTTAAAAACAGTAGTGGCCCGTTCCCTGTTCTCCATAAGAGGAATAGATGCTATTTTATCAAATAACATAGACCTGTCCCCTGATATGGTAGAGACAGAAACAACTTTCTTTTTATTATCTCTTTTAATAATACACGCTGATGTCATAGTAAAACATTTTTGTTATGAGACAAAGGTAGTTAAAAATCAAGCATATCATAAAAAATAAAGCCACCTAACTTCTCAGTCTGATGGCTTAAAAATAATATGAAAAAAAATTATAATCTGACGAAAAATCGTCAAGTTCAGCTTATATGTAATGCATGTACCCATCTCGGTGTATAAACCTTCCCGATTCAAAGCGCTCAATATCTTCAGGGCAAATAGGGCCTGAATCCTCTCTCCTGGCTTCAAACCAAAGCCCCGGCTTGCGAAGTCGGCAAGTTATGATATAGTTGAAGCAATTGTGCGTAAAATGGAAAACAGATCCTACAGGGAAATACCTATCAGCTTGAAATACGATTCTTTTTCGTTTAGTATCAAACGTGATATCTCCTACTATCTTAGCCACGTAATAGCTTCTGCCATTTAACGTTTCATCTGTTTGTGGTATCCAATAATAACCTCTTGACATGCCACAAATATATAAAAAAAATCGGACAAGATACATGTCCTACTTTATATTACTTTGATTCGTTTTCAAACCGCTTTATAAGAGAAGCAATATCATCACCACAAATAAACATCATTCGACGTTCTTCTTTTGGTTTATGAGACACTGGGATGGTTTTGTTTATCTTAATCTGATTCGCCAGACCTCTGCCTAAACGAATATCAACTTTTTTACCTTTCATGAATTATTTGTTTAAACAGACCAATTCCATCTATTATAATATGACCGCTTTGCATACGACCATTATTAGGATTATGTAGAAAATTGAAACCACTTTCTTTTTCCTGTTTTTCAAAAGAACTGATATCCTTTCCTCTACGGGCTCTTTCAAAAGCTTTCTTGAACAACTTGCCTCTAAAGGTCTTGACGAGGATCTTGGTAGCGTTATTGCCGGCTCTTACCATTGCTTTCCTTGCCTGGTCCTCCGAGACAAAACTGCTTCGGAAAATATACGATGCCGCTGCTTGTATATCTTGTTTAGTCATCATATGCCAAACATTCCTTTCAGAATACTGATCTTTATTCCGTATATCAATTTCATCTCATCTCTATCATATACGCCAAAAAAGGATTCACTGGGATCCTTTGGATTTACGCTCAGTTGAATTATGCAATTGTAAAGATAGACCTTAAGTTCATAATTATCAGAGTATCTATCCCGTATGGTTTCAAATGTCTTAATTAATTCTTCAACAAGTACTCTGCTAAATGAAAAAGGTTCTCTACAATTACCTTTAAATATGATATGATTTAAATCATTGGTATTATCAAATTCATACTCTACCCGACTGTCGTCCATCATATCATAAGTGATTGACTTTTTGATTTTAAACCCCATGTTGTTTTGTTTTTTTAGTTAATATAGATCTTCTGAATACAATTGTTCTCTAATAGCACTCCTATCTACTACCATTTCCTGATTATTGCTCTTAACAAGTTCAGATGCTTCCTCTCTTGTTAAAAACCGGTTCTTGCTCGTCAAAAATCCTTGAACACTGCGGTTTTTATGGGCTATACCGTATGCCGCAAGTTGAGATATTATGGAACAATGTCTCAATCCACAAAATACGGTTCCGGATGGTATGTTTACTGGACCGTGAGGCTTGTTCTTGTGATCTTGAACCCATATAGCTGCGCATACAACAATTTCCTTATCACACATAAATCAATAATTTAAAATACCGTTTTTACCAATATGCTTCTTTTCTTCTTCAGTAGGCCATTCTTTCTTGAACCTACCATGCCACGTTCCAGGAACCACCACCAGTTTATCATCCTTATCATATTCAATAGCGGCACATTCAGAACAAAGAGGCTTGCCTTCATATCCCTTTAGCGACTTATCATAAATACGATTCTTACAAGGTCTTATAAGAGCCCAATAACAGGATGTGGCTGTATTATCTATACAGCCACACTTTGAACATACAAACAAACTCATCCCGCAATCTCCCAGTCATTAAACATAATATCATGTTTGGTTGGATTCCAATTTGATGCTACTTTTTGACCTGTATCTATCATCAATATATTTACGTCAGATTCTGCAATAAGCATACAGATATACTTTTTACCCCAATCGATTCTTTTTATCTTACGACCTAATTTAAGCTGTTCTAAAGCCTGTTCGAATGTCATGCCACGACGAGGCAGTTTGAGATACTTTTCAAGTCTGTCGGAGGCTTCATTTGGTGTATGGCCATCGTATTCGAAAGCGGTTTCTCTTTCAGGAACATCAAACAAATCCCAGTATTTGCTTTCATAGTGATTAGATACCTGACCGGTAGGTAGGATCGCCATCACAATAAACCAATCATCAGAACCGAAGCATTTTTCTCCGTCGCTGTGTCTCCTTGATTTGCAAACTTCAACCTGTCCGCTTCTGGCTAATAGATTAAAGAAGGCAGCGTTATACAACATGCGATACCGATACAATTCATTGAAAGTGTGGTATCCGTCAGAGACTTCTCCCACGTCTACAGGCTTCTTGTTTTGAATACTACCCAAAATCTTCTCTACATAGAGCTGTATTTTATACAGACCCATTTCGGTGTGGCCGTATTTGTTCAAGATCTTATTGACATCGTATTGTATATTAAAATCTTTTTCAAATTCTACTTCAGGATGATTAGGATAGTAGTAATCTACTGATGCTTCTAACACAGACTTGATATGCTCTACTATCCTCGTGGCATCATCATGTTTTAAGAAATTCTTGAATCCCTCAACGAATTTAATATCTTCTTCGATTGTTGATTCGAACTCTTCTTTTGTCATTACTCTAACCACATCTTTAAAATCTTTTAATTCCATGATTTGTTTTAAATTAATTGTTACTATACTTTCTTTATCCTACAATACAAACCCCACAAAAACTCAGCGGAGAAACTATCCCATACATTATTCTTCTGCCAAAGTTCTACTTTGTTAACAAACCAAGACCATGTGGGACCCTCATATGAAGAATCAGATGATGATCCCAATCCGATTTTCTCCATTTCATTCGCCACATCAGAATAAGGATCTAAATCGACTCCCCTAATCATGTTAATAATATCATCCTTGTCTAACATAAATTGAAACCGCTCCTTGTTAGTAGGCGGATCTTGATTCAATTTACCAGTCGCAAGCCATTCTCCATCATGATACAATTCGATAAGTTTCTTTACCTTATTTTTAAGAAAAGAATACTCTTGTATGACTTCCATAAAATCAGCTTCGTTAGCTTTACCCTCTATGAAGATAACGGTTTTGCTCCCAGGTCTATGATCGTCTAAGCTTGCCGGGATTCCCAATATCGTCCATCCTTTAAACTCAGCTATCTTAAAACGCATAACGTCAAACACCTTATAGAAATCATCACAATCTACAGATTCTATTACCTTAATATCCTCTTCTGTGAATTTACCTCGTATTGGAATAACGTGATGACCGGGGCAGCCATCGGTTCCGAAATATGCGATTCTAACCATGATATTTACAATATTTTAATTTATTTTGCTAAAACACTCATATAACATGGCACATCTACTACATCTCTTCTACGGATGCGCTTATCAAAATAGGAAACCATATAAGTATTTTTACCTTCGTGATCAGGTCTGGGATCGAAACATTCAAAAACGAATCTTGTTACACCTTCCAAATGACCAAGCATAAAAACAAATTCGCCACCGTATCTTTTATTAGCCAATTCTTCTACGGTCATAATCTGTCCCCTCCTAATCCTGAATTGATGCTAACGTACTTGACACGAACTTCATTTCCACGTCCAAGCTGACCCCAGCCGGGCGATGGCGTTCCCTTGGCCGGAGCAGGGACAGCCCTAAGCCGATACCAGTCCTGCTTTTGCCTCATGGCTTCGGCCTCTTTGTAATACCGGTTACACAGTTCTTGATCTTCGTAACCAACGTAATCTTCCTTATTTTCCATATAGAATACTTTTTTAACAAATGTACGACATTTATGAATTAATTAGATTTAAAATAAAACAATATGAATTAAAATAAAAACCCGATACGTTAAAATCGCATCGGGCCTGGTATTGGGAAAAATAGGTTCAGATCTTGGGTAAAGATTCGAGCCAATTTTTAACATCTTTATATTTAGGGTCTTTGTCTATTCTATCTTTCAGTTCATGCAATGCTGAGTCCATAACCGTATTCGGTACGCCAATCAACTCTCCTATTAAATACAATGGGGTTTTATTCGATTTAGATTCGTGTGCTATATTCATGTCAAAAAAAAGTTATGTGAAACAAACCGGCCACGGGTATTCTATTGCCCGCCGACCGGTATAACATTTTTATTCTTTTTTTCCAAACGGGAAAAACGGGAATGCGGGAATCATATTTTTTACTATGGCTCCCGCACCACCGGAAGGACCTGGGTCTGGATCTCAGGTCAGATCCTTCCAGTTTATTTTTTCGCCGAGGTAATCTTGCACGGCAAGCCATCTTATAAAGGCTACTCCTTCGGGAGCATCCGGATCATCCAAATACATTAACGTAGCTTTCACCAACTCGTTCTCACATTTGAAGACCTTCGGAAAACCATCCGAATAGTACATTGCAAAGACATATTGGACATCGCCCCATGTCGCTTTATCCGGCTTCTTCGCTCCGCACTTTTCAAAAATATCTTTTATTTCCGGCTGCTTCCAGATCCTCTTGGATCCATCGACGTTGACCATCTTCTTTACCGCCTCATCAGCGAGAGCATTAGAAAAATGGTAGCCGTAAGTATCTACATATTTCTGATAAGCTGGATCCTCTGCGTCTGCTCCTCAATAAGAACGACCTCTGCCACGTCCGCGACCTCTGCGCATCTGAGGTCCGTCACCGTAGTATCTGTCGTCTCCATAGTAATCGGTCGGGTAGGATTCGTAACCCATCCTCCGGTATTCCCGGTCTTCCATTTCATGACGACGTTCGCGCTCTTCGAGCCTTCTTTCCCTTTCTTCCAGCTCGTTTTCTCGCTCTTCCATTTCCTTCATCTTCTCATGCATACCGTAATGGTCGTAAATACCACCACCGTACCCCATGTACGTCCCATCAGAACGCCGGCTTCTGCCTCTGCCTCCACCTCGTCTGTCTTCTATCTCGTCATATCCAGGATATTCTCTGTGTCCTGAATTTAAATCATATACTATCATATTATACTTATTTCAAACGTTCTACAATTAACTTCTTTAAATCTTCGAATGAATCAGTAAGGTCATTCACCTTATTTTCTATACCAGCTATTTTACGATCCTGCTCTCTCGTTTGTTTGAATGCCGGATTGATGTCTTCTAATATAGATTCACAAGCCTCTATCTTGGCACGATGGGCATCTACGCTGTTTATTATGTCTTGACTGGTGTTTTTTATAGCATTCAGTTCGTTCATAATCGGATCTATGCTGGTAGATAATGTTATGCCCATAGCCTTAGCCACATTCTGGGATTCCGGGACCGTATAGGTCTTGGTTTCGCCAGTGAGCTCTACCGTCAGATCCACCACGCGGGTCTGCATCGCCTGATACTGACCTGGCTGAGGAGGAAGATACCTGGGTTCGGATACGGCTACTACCTTTCCCAATTCGTATTTAGGTACTGTATTAGTATCAAGGGTATGTACCTGAAACCCTTTCTTCAAATCTGAAAACATGATCAAAATATTAGTTAGGTGAAAATAGGGTGATGATATTCATCACCCTACTGAAATCATTTACCTGCTTTAACTTCAGACGCCTGGGCTGTTGTTGTCGGAACACAACAATCCATTAATCTTAACACGCCACGAACTTTATTGAAGTACAGAAGGCGTTCTGTGCCATTTACCATAGCAGCACCCGTGACAGCTACGTTAATAGGGTTCACGACATTCACTCCCGTAACCGGGCAACAGGTGTCGGATCCTACTGTTGAAACTGTGCTGTTTGCCGGGACCGCAATCTGTACCGGTAGAGCACTTCCGGCTGTGGGGACTACTTGCCTTATCTTAAGAAGGATAAGACCCTCACACGGAAGGGCGATCCAAGCCCGTGGGTTAATACCGAAGACTGTATTTGTCGTACTGACAATAACATTCTTCGTAACCATCTCATACAACGATCCTATTTTAGAAACACAAGCCATATTAGCCTCCTCTCTTAATAAAATCAGACAGCAGCGTTGTTATTGCAACATCCGTTGTTACATCCACATCCGTTATTGCAGCAACCTCCTCCGAATACCTGTCCCCAAGTATAAGCCTGGTAAGGAGAACAAGAGGGGTAGGCCGGGACGGCCGTCGGGCGTAATTGACCAACGATATTCTGGGTTTGTTGCTGAGATAATGCCGAAGCTGTCAAAGCCGCTTTTTCTTCACGAAGTTGAGCAATAGTGTTCTGCATCTCCCTCATTTCCAACTGACAGAATTTGTCATTGATCATAACGGTTTGGGCGTCAAGTTTCGCAGACAAGATATTGAATTGGCTTGTAGCTTGCTCACGATTGTTAGCCAGACCTTGGTTGAGACCGTTCTGCAAGACATTGGTTTGTTCCAACGTGCGAAGCTGGTTATCAAAACCTTGCTGAGTAATCATTCCCTGAGTCTGGCAAGTGCTTTGATTGATCAACGAACTCAGATTGCAGCAGCAAGAGCTGATTTGATTTCCTATTTCACAACCTTGTTGTTGAACTGCGTTGATAACAGCCTGAGAAGTCATACCTACCTGACCAGCTACTTTATCAATGGCACCCTGTACGTTGCAGATAGCGTTTTGAAGTTGAGTAGTAGAACAGTTCAAAGCAGAAGCAATCTGATCTATGGCGCTACGATTACCTTGAATTGCCTGCATCAAAAGTTCACGACCGTAATCGTTATTCAACTGAGCCGGCAAACCATTGGCACAACAATCACCGCCATTTCCAAAACCGTTACCGAAGCCGCGTCCACCCCACAGCCAGAACAAAACAATTATCCAGAGCCACCAACCGTTAGCCCCACCGAAACCGTCCTGGTTGTTACGACCGTTCATCAAAGCCGCCACCAGATTCGGATCCATTTTATTACCACCTATCAAATTAGCAAACATGCCGGGAATCATTGAAAGAAGACCGTTAGTGGCTGCACCACCACCGTTAGCCCCGGCTCCATCTAAAAGGACGATTTTATCACCACCCATAATTTTATAGTATTTAATTGTTAAACATACGTGCATGAAGCACGTAACAAAGATCATGATTGCAGGGTGGAATATGGGTGTGTTTATTTCCTATAGAAGAGAAGTATTTTCAGAAAAGACAGAAACAAAAAAAAGGTAGTGTTTTTTATTCTTTTAAAACACTACCTATAAATAAACTCAAGAAAATTTACCATATTTTAAAAATACATTTTTAAGTTTTCCTTTTATGCCATTGAGGGTCACTTCATATCCGGCACCAGTCATGTAGATAGTTTGTTGATTAACCCTTTCTCCAGAATACTTGTCTACAAAATATGATCTATACACACCGTATCCTTTAGCCACTACATTACTGTACAACTCCCATTTGCCAAGACCGTTTCTAAACATAAACTTAGCTTCTTCAAGAAATGAGCGAAGATTCTTTTCAGCGATGATAACACCATTCTGTTCTAACTTTTTGGCAATATCACGAATCAGCCACATTCTATCATTATCAACTTTCTTGAACGATTCTGCAAACTCAACGTCTGGACGCTGATCTTCTATTGTTTTCAAGGCTTGTTGCTTCTCTGCCTCTGCCTGAGATTTTTCAGCTATAGCTCTCTGAGCAGCTTCATACTGATCGGCCCATGCTCTTGCTGCATCTGCTGGATTAGAAAAGTCAGGAACCAAAATTCCCTTTCCACCGGAACTTGTTTTATATTCTCCTGTTTTACGAATAGAAGGAAGAACCTCAGATGTTACCCATTTCTTAAATCTCTTAGCAGACTCTAATTTTGAAGATAATATAAGAGAATATAAACCAGATTCATTAATTATTCTTATACTATCTATATATCTGGTTTTCAATATAGATCGTTTTACGCCCCATTGATTATCAGATACTTGCAAAAGCATAGAATCATCATCATCTACATGTCTTTTTACCGCATCTTTAGCATTTATATATCCAAGAGATTTAGCCACATCTGACGCCACAAACCAAACATCTCCTTTTGGATCTACAATAATTCTAAGCTCTCCAAAATCCGAACTTTCAAAAACAGAAACTTTATCCATGATAAAAAAAATAGGCCCAAAAGAGAATGTCAGATCCCACTATGACAAACCCTAATGAGCCAAAAATATCTTTCAACATCAAACAACCAGAGGTGGGATCTCGTTGTTCATTGTTTCTGGAGCAAAGATAGGAACAGGATTTTAAATAGCAAATATTTTAATACTTTTTAAATCAAACCAGGGCCCGCATCACTGCGAGCCCTGATCTACACTAATCTAAACTAATACCATGAAAAACTTAAATCTAAAAACTAAAGAACACACAAATGTAGGAAAATGTATGCCTTTCACAAAGAATCTGTATCCTGTTCTTTTGTGTGATTCAAGACATGGGATATAGTTCTGATACTTAATCCGATTTGATTTTGTATCAGATTATAAATATAGGATTTTGAAACTACAGTTCTTAATTGACCTAAATCATTCATAATGTTTTTATACATAAGATGAATGCTGTTGTTACGTTTGATGGTACTGATTCTCATTTCCTACTGTTATTAGTTACGTTCGGTTCTTACTTTTTCCTTATTTCCATAATCCCTTCCTGAAACTAATATTGCAAACTTAACAAAAATAATTCATAAACAATGAAAATCTAACTTTTCTTGTATGTTATTGATATACGTGCATATATAAGAAAAGTGAGACTTTCACAAGCCCCACTTCCCAAATTGTAATTATAAAAAACTATATATGTGTACAAAAATTATTTGCATTCTAATTTGTTAAGATCATCCAATTCAGACTTGCTTACGATCATATCTTGCGTCAAGCCAGATCTGTTTTGGTATGGAGCGTAATCGGTTTCTACCGTCTTAGCCTTCTGAGTAGAATCGTATTTCACCTCCGATTCGGTTCCTGTCAGATTTTGGTAGATAGAGCCGGAACTACTTTCGCCGACTTTAGTGAACACTATGTTTCCTATTCTGATAAAATTATCATACAAACCTTCTACGATAACATTATCATCCTGATTAGTTATGTTATGACCCCGAACCTCATTTAAGAGATTAGGATGTTTTGTAAAAAGATCGTGATAGAAATCAGAACCGGCATATAACATATCATAATAATCCAAATAGAACAGATCTGTAAAAGAAGGATCGGTGCTGCTCATGCTATACTCAAATAACTGCTCACGATCATTACCTGCCAAAGATAGTTCAATTTGTTTTAACGTATCCGGATCTGAAACGGTAAGACCCAGCAAATGATCCGGTTTGAAATCAAGATACTTGTATGCCCCTTCATACACTTCCGTATTATGAAGCTTATTTTCAAGATAAGATTGGTATAAATCGAATAAGAGTAAAGGATTCTCTTTGTCCTGCTTTCTGTTTATGTATCGGCTAAACTCCCGTTCTTCATTAACATACGGACTTTCAGGAATAACAAGATGACCGAACGCCAATCTGGTAGCATTCATCTCTTCCGTATTCTGAGAATCGGTATAAGACAGGATGTATTTTTTAATAGAATCAGCAAGGACCTTACTATCTACGTTTTCCACGCGGCGCTTATCTAAAACACCATCCTTAAAACAATATTCAGGATAGATACCAGGTGGGAAATAAGTTAGACTCCGCTTGGCAAGCTCGGCAGCTATATCGTACAAATCACCTAAATTATCTCTTTCTACCTTATGATATAGGTTTCCACCAAGATAAAGCAGAGAATGATTTTCAAATGCCGATACCGGATCTATGTCAGATTCCATATAAACGATATTCATATTATCCATATACTCTGGCAGAAACATAACACGGCGATCCCTGCTATCTCCAAGAACATTATCAATAGCAGAAGCTAAGGTAGGAGCATAAGTGTCATCGTTGTGCCTTGCTACATAAATATCGAGATCCAACATCAAGCTATCAATTTTATTCAGCGATTCTTCTGTTCCGTCGTATGCTTTAGACGCCCCTACGATATCTATACCAAGACCTACACAAGCCTCTTCTACGTCCCATATCATACTTCTAAGGTCTTCTTCTGTATCAGCATTAACCCTATTTAGAAAGGCTGATATACGAGCCCGTAATGACTCAGCATTAATAGGGCTATAATAAGCATAATCTTGCAACTTTGACAATGACCGTCTCTTCCCTTCTACGATATTATTATCTTCTAAAGCCACAACCGGAACGATGTTCATATTCGAAAATTCGTTGAACAGCGACAAGGCAAAACTCTTATCCGACTGATATCTTTCAACTAACTCCGGATATGAATCAGATAAAGATTCGAAAGCAGCATCAAACTCTGAAGCAACACTAATACCTCCTACTGTATTTTTTATAACCTCGTAAACTTCAGCCGGATTATATGATGCTCTCTTTCCTAATTTATTGAAGACGCCATTTTTATACACAACAGGACCGTATGGTTTTTCTACGGTTGTGAAGTAAGACTCTTTCCCGAGATCGTGTTCGTTATTGGAATAATCTAATAATAACCTCATAAAAGAGCTGACCTCATTAAGTACAGAAGGATTATCTAATATCCTACTTATCTCTGTCTCATTGTACAAGCCGGATCTCCTTAGATTTTCTTCATTTAGGATAAGATTACCATCCACATAAAAAGAGCCTCTAACTCTATTAATAAGAGATCGTATGCTATATATGGAATTGGATATCATAACATCTCTTACATCCTTAACATCCTGAGCCGTTAAGGGATCGGAAAAATAAGCCTGACGCTTCATATACGACAGCACGTCTTCTAAAAGAGGTTCGCCATTGGGATCGGTGTTAAACATCTCCCCTGGAGCCGGGTTATTCCAATGACCGTAATACGACAAAAAACCAGGAGTGTAAGCCTTAGCCCATACCTGAAGAGCCCGCTCGCTGTTTCCTAATAATTTTAAGGCACTTTCGTAAAGAACGGAAGGCTCCCCGTTAGGAGCCTTAACCCGTTTTATTTCATTTTCCTTTTTTTCTATCTGACATTTGACACCCATTGTAATTAACTTTTTTGCAAAGTTAATTATAAAACCGACTTATACAATGACGGATCCCAAATTCCTTCTATATAAATCTCCGGAAAACTCAAACTGCCATCACGAAGAGTGGTGACTTCCAAGCTGGGAATGTTGAAAACAGTACTGGTCTCACCAAACTCACCATTCAACTTGATAGCATTTCCGCTGTTATTAGCCTCATAATAAAAATAACAATAATTTTCATTAATGCTTGGATCATATTCGTACCAATATGTTAGATCTTGTATATGATCTTCTATGTTACCAATTTTGTTTTCACCTAATATAATCATACCATTATTGCTATGATTATAAACCATAGATTCATAACCACCATGATTCCAACAACTATTAAACATTATGTAACTAACATCAGAATCATGATCTTTTAACACAGGTCCTATATGTACATGAATTTTATTAAACTGACATACATAAGGTCTTTTCCCTCCAAGCCTTTTTATATCCTCATTAGATAACTTATTATAACATCCTCCCACGAAATTATCCGCAGCATTAAAAAATCTCCTTCTCATACTCAACACTCTTTATTTAACTCATTTATCGAATCCGAATTATCAGAACCTTCTACAAGATTCTTATTCCTATCTATCTCTTCCTGGCTCATATTACTCATCATATTTTGTATTTTTCTACCAGATTGAGATAAAGAGCGAATGAATGCGCTGGAGCTTATCTTAACTCCAAGATCCGGTTTCGCCCTAAACGCTTCACCGGTACTGATATTATACAAATCATACACACCTGAGTTCATATAGAATTTATATATCCAGTTTCCACCAGCTTTTTTGTACCCTAATTTGGTTAACTCGACTACACTCATACCAAATTTAATGCCATTACGACCCATTATCTTCTCCGGTATAGGTTCTACCTTAGCCGGAACAGATGTATATGCTTCATCACCGCCGTACAGGAAATAAGGGGTTGTCACCCTTGATATGTGAGTAAGCGGTTCTTCGGATATACGAGGTTCGTCTTTTTCTATTTCTCCTTTTGTAGATCCAGGTAATTCGACATTTCCTTTAACTTCGACATTTGTTCTGGATTGTCCTTTGCCTTCTCCATCTCCCTTTTTATCGCCATCTTCCTCAGTGCGTACTGCACCGCCTTCTGCACTTCCTTCTTTTCCATCATTTAAAATATTATCTGATTCTGACTCTATAGACTCCACAACAGCATCATACTCTGGTATGCCGCTAAGGAAATCTGCTACGTTATTCAAAAACTCTATTTTTTCCTCGTTTGTCATATCAAGGCTTTCCACGGGCCCCCATATGGCGGGCAAGTTGTTTGATTTTATTACAGTAGAAACATCTTCTATAGTTTGGTTGTCCACCGTAGGCAAAACTTTAGAAACCAAACTATTGATATCAGATTCCATTTTTTCTACTTCCTCTTTTGTGCCATATTCTTTTAGGGTATCCATGCCATTGACTCTAAGAGAATAATTCAAAGCCTTGCTTGGAACAAAATTAATATATTTCAAAAAGTTTTTCAACTCTGATATAATTTGTTCGTCAGATCTTGGCCCAACATAATCCTCGACTACCTGATCTGTTTGAGAACGAAGCCAAGAAACGTATTCTTCTAAAGTCTTACCACCTTTACCGGAAGGAGTGGATATTTTATCACCTACTGTTCCTTTAGGTTCTAATCCCATTTCCTCCTTAAGGCTTTTAGGATTACCTCTCTCACGAAGAAACCTCAAATCACCTCCTACAATCTTCCTTGCTATAAAATCAAAAATATTAGCATAAGGCGGCAATCCCTCTTTTTCTATATGAGATTCTATTTCGTTTAACATAAGAGAGAAGTTTTTCCTGGAGGTACGCTTCTTGCCAGGTAAAGACTGCGCATCTTGTGCCGCAGGAGCCGGCTGAGCTAATGGCGCCGGCTGAGTCTCCCGGGCAGCCCCTTCCTCTGGCATTTCCTCTTCATAAACTTCCACGTCTTCCTTAGAAGTAACGGTCTTACCCTCATCAGAGAAAGGAAGATCATCCTCTATAAGTGATTTAGGTCTTGAAGATGATTTACCAAACTGGATCCTGATCTTAGGAGCAACAAACATCTCACCTTCGAAATCTATTCCAGATTCTACTTCAGACGTCACAATGTCTTTCACGCTCCTACTTCCATCTTCTACCCACTTAACAACATCAGGAACTGTAGATAATTCTTCTATAGCCTCACGAGCTTTTCTAAGACCTGAAATAGGATTCAAATACGATACTTGATACGAAGCCGGATCAAGACCTAACTTGGTTAGATACGCATTAAGATCTTGTATATCATCTTGACCCATCTGTAGCAATTCAGAATCACCAGATTCAAGTAGCATATCTATAAAAGACATCCATTTCTGCCCTTCCTCTGATTCTACAGAACGTAGACTAACTGGGAAAAGATAATTAAGACCGTTTTTACCTTTGATGACAACTACCGGAACTCTTACATTTTTGTAATTATTCCCCTTGTCATTTAATATAGAATAAGCAAATGGGAAGCCTGTGTATTTAGATCCGTTCTTAAGCACGACTTTGCCATTTAATACATATCCGACATCAGATACTTTTTCAGCACCTTTTTCGGTAATGGGGAGATTTTCTACCTGGCCATATCCTTGACCGTTTACCTTCATGTTAAACACCGGTCTTCCGGGAAGGGTCTGGGCAACAACATGCGTGCCGACGCCGATGGTAGCCGACCGGCCGGCGTCCTTCTTCCACTTGTTGAAAGCCGCTCTTCTTATCTTACTTATACCATCTATGCCCCCTGTGTCAGCTTTTACAACAGAAACGAATCTGTTTCCACTCATGACCTTGATAACCATATTGGATACCAGTTTATTTTCAGCAGATTCTATTCTTTTTTTATCTCCGGACTGAACAGCATCATTGTATTCGGCAAAAAGAGACTGATTATAGGTATCATTTACATCTATTTCGAGATTAACCTTATCTCCTTTTTTCAAAGAAGACAATGCTTCCTGATCTATTTTATCTACCTCATTCTCTCCAAATCCGACACCTGTTCTGTACGGAACCAACTCATCTGAATCAAGACGCTTATAAACCAAAGAATAGGAATTACCCACGTCCTGAATAGACACGTCTGTGTAACGGTTAAGAACACGAGCCGATTCTTTGTCTATAGACCATCTCGCATGATAAGGCAGTTCAATTATAGTAGCCGTTTCTCCACCTATGTTAAGAGAATACCTTTTAGTACCATTAGCGTTCGTTTCAGAGCTTATTTGAATAGGAACCAATGATTTTATAGAAGATATAAATTTATCAGCTCTAAGACCTGCAATTTCATACCTTTCATTGCCATCATTGGAGATTCTTCTTACCATCAACGTCTCTGGATTCTGGGCACTATCTATGTTAGCTCCAGGTGTATTATCAGATTCGTCTAACTCATTTACAAGAGAATCTATATTAGCATCATCCTCCCCAAAATTACTTAACGTAGATTCGGAAATACGACCTTTATCAATAATCCTGTTTTGTTCGATATAAGGAAGGAGATCTGTGATGTTTCCAACTTGGCCAAGATCTTCTATGGTAAATACCGAATCAGCAAGCTTATCTTCATCAACTTTCTCCCCTTTGTCCCGTCTGTTCATTATATCCACATACGAAGAAATAGCATCATCAAGTTCCTGCCTTTGATCTGGTTCCAAATTTGATTTAGCCATATCAATAATGATATTATTATCCTCATACACAGATCGAGGTTCAGTAAGTCTCTTAACTTTATCTGATAAATCTTTTATCATCTTAGCCGGACTATCACCAAGATTTGATATATAATCATCAATATCCTGTTTATACTTTTCATATATCTCCTTCTCCCTTGGAGATAAAAGATCTTGATTACCTGTATATATCTTATCTACGATACGTTCTTTAACCTCTATAGGTGCAGACAAAAGATCTTCCATTGCCGACTCATAATCAAAATCAGACAATATATCTTCTTTCGGCTTCTGAGTTATACCATCGTTTAGATGACCAAATACTTTCATGGTAAATGCTTCATCTGAATTTATTTCTCCATTATTCAGAAGCTCATCTATTTTTTCATCCAAACTGATATTATTATCCTCTGTCTGGTAAAAACGATCACTTTCTATAGATTTAGTATTAGAAGATACCATATCATTTAAGAACTTAGAAAATAAAGAAAAATCATGTCTCATGAATTTCTTATCCTGTATGGAGTTCATAAATGACCGTAAAACCTTATATTGGGTAATGGCTTGCTGGTATTTCACCACCATATTTCTTAAATCCTCTGCTTCTTTCTTCCCTTTATTATTCTCAATATAAGTACTTAAAGAAGCTACAGAGTCATAAGCTTTCAATATATCTTCAGCAGTTATTGTTTCGGATTTAAACAACTCAAAAGCTAATACTCCAGGATCAAAAGAATAAAATACTTCTTTATAACTACTAAGAAGATCTTCTGACAACCTTCTATATTCCTTATTAAGATTATCGTATTTAATAGTTTTTTGTTTTATAGCCTCTGCTTCGATATCATTGCCATCCTCTACTCTTCTTGGAGTTGTAGCCAACCTTTCTATTTCAGCATTCAGATCATTGATCTCATTACGCAATTCCCTTAACTGATTAGCTGTATCAAAAGCTTGACTTGATAATGAATAAAACGTATTTATATCATCAAACAAATTATTGTCATTTACATAATCAGCAATATCATTTGATGCTTCCATTGCCATATCCTCTGCATCCAACCCCTTAAACACAGCATTAGCAACATTAGATCGATAAAGATCAGATGAAGTCTCAGCAGTAATAGCCTCAGCAAAAGAAGAAGCTTTTTTATAATTGGCTAACTTCTTATCAAAATCTTTTATAATATCTTCCTTGTATTTTTTAACAGTTTCTTCATCTACTTTCATTTCAGAAGCCAACTCACTTTCGTCAAGGCTTTTAACCATTGACCTGAAATTGTTAGCCGTATCCTCTAACATTCCCATTCTGTCAGATAATTCAAATTTAGAATAATAATCTGATTCAGGATCATTCATTTGAGCATTAAATTCGGCTAAATTTCGCATAGAGTCTTTTACAGATTGAGAAGTAAAAGCATTATTACTATTAAATTTCTCAACATCAGTATTAATAGTACGCTCTTTATTTCTCCTTTCATATAAACCAAAAGCACCATTTCTGGCTCCAAATAAACCACCAATCAGGGCTCCTATGCCAATCTCTTTCAATCCTTCTTTGGTTGTAAATTGTTCAGCTATGGCCTTAGAAAAAGAATCAACTATAGAAGACGTAGCATCAAGATACGTCTTATCATATCTTGATCTAATAAAATCTTCCCCCATGCGCTGAGCAACACCTTGCATGCCTTCCTCCCATACACCTTCAGATATGGGTCTTTTAGATACATTCCAAACAGTAGCTAAGGATTTCTGGAATAAATTTGCTTTTATCGTCTGTAATCTTCCAGCATCACCCGCTACCTTCTTAGTCCCTAATCCAAACAAATAGCGATCTACAAAACTCTTTGATCCCCTATATGTGTTTGATACACCCTTTAATCCAGGTATGTATTTAGAAGCAAAACCAGTGTCTACTCCAAGATATTTTCCCAGAAGAAGATAATTGGATAATCCAACTATACCCATATTAGCTAAAAATATGCTATTTGCCGTATCGGAAATAGAACTCTTAAATTCAGCCATCTCAGACTGATTAGGATTCCGACCATACATATTTTTAAAATATTCCTTGTATTTACTTTCAGAGTCTTTCATGAAGGACTGAGCCTCCACGGCAGACTCCCAGCCGGCGCCCACGAACGTATTTACTCCTACCTTGGCCATATTACCTATAGCCCTGCCGTACATCGCTCCTGCTCTATACGCTCCAAAAGCTGATTTTACAGCACTTGCCGCAATCTTAGACGCCGCCATCTTTCCGGCCACTCTCATCCCTACTTTAGCGCCAACAGCTCCAAGACTTGACACGCCCATCCCACCTGTAAGGTAGGCAGACAGAATAGCTCCTGTCGTAAACGATAGACCATTTCCAATAACATCATTAAAAATAAAATTTGCAGTTCCAAGACTCTGCAAAAATCCCATATCACGCTCTTCTCTTGTATAATAATGAGGAAGAGAGTGGTTTATTCTTTCATCTATATCATTTATGGTCCGTGTAAAATCATTGTCAAATGCAGAAGATAACGTACCAGTCTTTATAAGATTATACGCAGCCGGGATAATACCTACTACTCCTGATACACCATATAATGCTGTTTTTGTGACAAGTTTCCCTATACCATTAACAGCCTTATTCCAAGTAGTTTGCCTTCTTCCGTAATAATCTTCATTATCCCTTCCTGGCATATAACTTTTAAACTTTGCAAGACCGATGTTCCCATCGGATAAAAAGTCATATGCTTCATCTAACTTAATAGTTCTTCCTTTACCAAATACACCAAAATCAACAGCAGATGACTGTTGATTACCAGCTATAACCTCACCATAAGACGTTTGTTTACCAGAATAAGTATTCCTTGATTTATCTTGAATAGATTTTATCATGGAATTTAACTTATTATAAGACTCCTCTTTCTTCTTTCTTGGATCATCTCCACCATTCAGAGCCGATTTTAGTCCAGAAAAAGATGTGTCTACATCAAAAGAAGTATCTATTCCGCTAATATCAGACCCTTTTTCTGAATCATCATCAGGATTTATGGCTGATACCGGGGGAGTATATGAACCTACTTTCATCCTCTCCATCTCTCTTTTTGCTCCCTCAATAAGAGAAGATTCTTCTTCATATCGCGTAGGAACTCCGGCATTATACCCTCTTAATCCAGTAGATGGTAAGAAACCTGATTTCTCTACCAATGTCTGTTCCTTATTTTCCATATATTATTCCCTATTTACACTATTCAACAACTTCATCAACTTGCCGTTTTTATTCAAAGACGTAGGCAAATTACCTCCTTCTTTTGCTGTCACCATATCCTTAATCTCTTCTGTTATGGCTGCCACAACAAAATCAACTATTTTTTTCTGAGGCGCAACAGCAAGTTCTTTAGACACATTATCCGCAAACCATACATTAGGAGTATCAAACGAATCTATTAACTCAGGTTTACCATTCTCCATAAGATAAAGCCTTGTCTCATATCCATAACCGTAACTTGTCTTAGGATCATAACCTTCAACCTTTACACCAAGCTTTCCGCTGTTATCCAATATATCTTTAGCTGCATTAAGAAGCCAAACCTTTTGTTCTGGCATATCATCTAAATTATTACCAGATTCATTTATCATATCTGATAACACTTTCATCATTGAAGATACAGAAGCATAAGCGGGTGATATATCTGAATTTTCAAGCATCTTCGGATACCACATATTAGTATCACTTCCAAATGTAGGTCTTATAATACCACTTTCATATCCACCTATATCGACAGAAGGAGTATTAACACCAGGATCTATACCATTGTTTATCAACTCTGTTTCAGACACCTCAACAATATCTATCTCTCCTCTTTCACCGGTATGATTAGCGACCAAACTGTAAGTCTTCTCTCCATTGTCGGCTATTCCCGATTCTGTCAAAGAAAATGATTCAATGGTTGCCGATGATGATTTAGATTTACCAACAGGATGCTCTGCCATTTTCTTAGTAAATAGATCCCTGAGAACCCCCATCTCTCTATAACCAGCCTCCTTGGAGGTTAATTTGGTTGAATACGTTACTGTATTAGGTGAATACAGTTCGAGATATTCTTTACGTATCTCATTTATACCATCATCCTGAACCTTAGTTATTTGATCAGCCATATTAATATCACTTACCGCATAGTTTCCAGCACCTTCCATTCCACTAATAGAGTACAGTGCATTAAAAAACACATTTTCTTCACCATCCGAGAAACTATTTTTTACATCATCGTATTTTTTTAAGAAATACCTGCCACTTTTGCTATCCCTCTCAAATACTTTAGATAAATCAATGCCATCATTTTTCACCCTCTTTCTTATAGTAGCTATATCAGCAGGCGAGAATCCTTTTTCATAATATCTTACTCCAGATTCTACATCGCCGACTGTACCTCTATTTTTTCTTAAAATATCATTAAGGGATAACGCTGTAGCATAGGCTATATATTCTTCGGGTTTACCTCCTTCCTTCTGCGCGATCGCATTTGCTATTTCAGATACAATATTATCATAAATCTTATTCTCCTTCTTAATTCTATCATTCTCTATATCCATCTTGTCTACAGCGCTATTAAGCTGCATATAAGCATCTGTGGCAGCTTTTCTCTCTGCCATAGGTAGCTTGTCAAACATATCATTAGAGAGACCTCCATTGTCCTTTATATACTTAAGAAGTTTTTCTTCATCCATAAGATACTTGTATCCTGATGTTTCATCCGTCATATTTCTTGATATGGCAGCTTGAATATTTTTCATGTTTTCAGCACCAAGGGCTGTAGATAGTCTACTTCCGGATGTTACAAGATCTGTATATGCCTTATTAAACTTCTTATGAGTTTCTTCTGATATGCTAATATTTTTAGTTTCGATAGGATTAGCTGAAATAGTTCCACCAGAGTTTGTGCCAACGCCCACCTGCATGGCTCGGCTTCCAGCTCTGCCGCCTGCCGCTCCTGCACCAGAGGACATAAGTTTTGCTATTCTGGCTTCATTAAGCCTATTCTGCATCTTCAGACGTTCTTCGTCTAATCCAAATCTGGCTTCATCCTTATTCTTACCATATTCAAACTCTGCAATATCCCTATTTCTTTCATATTCAAATTCTATCTTCCATTTTTCGAAATTCAAATTAGCTAATCTTTCCCTCTGATTATATTCTTTGGTTTTCCAGTAAAGCTCGTCGGCTTTGATTATGAAAGACGAATTATCATAAGCATATGAAGCAGCAGCATTATTAATAAAATTATTTTCAATAACCTTCATCGCTCCAAGATACGGATCGTAAGTCCTTTCATCCATTCTGCTAAATTCAGATTTCATGGAAGCTATTTCAGATTTGGCTCTCTTTATTTCATTTTCAACCATTTCTTTCTTTGCAGGATCAGAACCCAAACCGGAAAGATCGGCAGTAAGAGCATCAACATACCTCTGCTTATCACTTATCTGCTTATTCATAAAACCAAGAACAGAATCATACGAATATAAAGAGGGATTAGAGTCTACCATGTAAATAGCCTCCACCTGCATCTGCTGCCTTGCTTTATCTGATAACCCTGACAATGCGAAAGAAGCTATCTGTTCAGGAGTAAGCATATCCTTAGTTACTTCTTGTACTGCCCCGGTAGGATGACCATCCTTGTCAAGAATAGGAATCTGAACTTTAGCTCCTTTATGAAGCTTGCTTATAAAATCTATCCTATCTTTTAATTCCTTATTATAATCAGTATAAGGAGTATATTGAAGAGGAGCAAGACGGGAACCAGCCTTTCCATCATTCACCCATTCATTATACGGCTTTAAAGCCGCATAAGCATTCGCAGCAGAATAAAGTTCTGGATTATTTATTTGTAAATCAGATAGCATTTTATGCATTCTCCTGCCTTCTTTTGTGCCGGCAATCGCGTTAATGACCGTATCATCCAACACTGAACTGATCTCTCCTTGTATAGCTCTCGTAACACCATCAGAAGAAAGATCCACGCCTTTGAATTTTTGATTGATGTTAGCAATCACACCTGACATCTTATCTTCCATATAAGCGCGGGCTTCAGGCTTATCTATCTCTTGACCCATAAGATAATCTACCTGGGTATAGATCTTTTCACGAGCAGCATCAACCTTCTGCTGTTTGTACATCATGACGTCCTTAACAAGATCTATGTTGTAAGGACTAACATACGGGGCATATTGCCTTAAAATACTATACTGTGAAGCCACTATTTGGTCCTCCTTCTTCTTTTATTTTCGTCATCTTCTTCATTTAAACTTCTCAAGTAAGGTGTAGAATAATCACCCATATTCATCACATCCTGATTACCTTGAACGTAAATAATTTGGCCACTTGGAAGCATTCTCATATTCGGAGCTATGGAAGCTATGGTATTCAACGATGTACGAACATTGAACTTATTCTGTATTTCGCTGTTTATGCTATCATAATAACGAGCAAGATTTTCATCCCTTATAGCCATAGCCTTCAATAACCCAGATTCATAACGTTGCCTTTCCGCTATGTTCTTATCGTCTGTCTGAACATAAGCCATTTCATTGAATCTATCAGCTTCGTTTATTTGCCTTGCATTATTGAAATTTACTTCGTTAATGTACTTGGCTATATTGCTTCCGGCTATGGCGTTCATATTAGCCAGAATAGCAGAGCGCTGGGAGTCGGGCACGTCACCTACTGCGTCCAACTGAGCCGATGTAGCGCGGTTGAGCTCGTTGATATACTGATCAGCAGATTGCAGAACCGGATCTATTCTCGGAGCCTGATGCCTTTCCAATCCCTCTATCTCCAAGCCTGTATCGAGCGTTCTCAGCATCTCCGGGAAGATAGGACCGAACGCCGCCGGTCTGCCCTGTCCTTTAGGTCCGTTGTCTTCAACCACCTCCTCTGTATCGGTGTCGGTTGCAGTCGTAGGCGTACTTGCTTTCGGTTTTACCTCTATCCTTCCAGGAGATCCAATCTTAGGCGGTGTAAGGCCTGGTGCTATGGGACCGGCCTCAATAGGCTTCATTTCTGGTTTAACAGACTCAAGAACGAAGTCTATTTCCGGCATTAACCCACTATCTCTTAAAGCAACAAACTTATTATAATCGGAGCCCAGAATCTTCTTAGCGGCATCAGATTTATCACCAAATAAGTCAACATAATTCTTTATTCCTTTTTCGTTTAACAATCTTTTTTGCTCTGCCGAAACAACGTCCAACCCATAATAAGAACGAGTAGCTGTTGTCTGACCAAACTTATCATCTACGGCAAATGAATTATAAGCCTGATTCCCTCCGTAGCTTCCGGCGTCCTGGCCCCAGAATCCGTATTCATCTCTGAATTTCTTGGCTGCATCAGCATTCGTAATAGCGCCTACATCAGCTAACGCCCACAATGCATTTAATTGCCTGTTGTATCCTTTCTGGAAACCTTCTGTATCAAAATCACCATCCGTATTGTACTTGTTAGCCCATCGGTTTACGTCGAGCAAATTAGATACCGCCTTATCATTTACCCTGCCGTATCCTAAATTGCTTCTATGTTGGAGATTCTGGTTGGCATTGACACTGGAATCAGGATTAAGAATCTGCTCACGACCACTAACATCAGATACAGTCATATTAAGAGTTCGTCCAAATAACTGATTGATAAGCTTATTGTAGCCGATAGCATTCTTTCTAAGCTCCTCCAGCTCCTTCTGAGTAGGTCCACCTTCAGCCATTTTTCTGGTTTGCTTAACATACTCGTCATATATCCAGTTCTTAGCATCTGATTCTGCAATATTAAAAGCCTTAGCTTGTTTCTTTACCTGATTCAGATCAACAACCCCGCCATCCCTGAAAAAAGCATCCATCTTCTCGTTACGCTTAGATTCTTCCTGTTTGCCATAAACGATTTCAGCGAAAGAACGAAATTGTGCTTCAAGCTCGTCTATCTCTTTCTGGTTTTCATTGACGTACTTGGAAAGAATAGAAGCATTAAGATTAGATGTGTTTTTGTCTTTTACATCTTCATTTTTCTCTAATCTCTTATATACACGCTCCTGATCTTCGTACTTATCAGACAAACCAATCTTCTTCTTATATCGATCAAGGAGTGTAGCGTATGTATCTTTTGACGTTGCCTTAATACCATAATTTTCTCTAACGTAAGAGGCAAACTCATCATCTATCTTACGATAATCGGAAACAATATAAGCCTCTGGCAAATCAACCGGAGTGCCACCATTTTCATGTCTGTTCCCTTTGGCTTCCATAGGCCCTACGGAGTCAGGAGTCAGCACGTACTCGCCTTTCTCTATCTCTACATTCGCAGCATCTTCCATAGACTTGGGAAGAGGATAAATATATTCGCCGGTCATATCAGACGTATCTATCTTCTGACCGTTACCTAAATTCACGCCACCACCTTCACGTTCCCACTTGATGAATTGCTGCCGGCGCTCCTTGGCAAGTTTTTCCCTCGCTGCCTGCTCGTCTCTGCTGGCTGCATACGCAGCAGATGAAGCTCCCATGATATTACGGGTAAGACCTAATCCTAAACTAACACCAGACAAGGTAGCTTGAGCCACATTAGCACCGATCTTATTACCGGCTCTTATCCGGCCAAGACTTGTACCGAACATTTGAGCTCTGCCGGTTAGATCGGGTGAATAATATGGGGTAGTCATAGGATCAAGAGGATTACCATCTTGGGAACGTTTTTCTTTAGAGGAATCAGCATCAACACCACCTACATTCATTGCATTATCAACGACTGATTTCTCTACGTTTTTAACCATACCCCTATTATCAGCGAGATATCCTGCATATCCTGCATCATGATTTTCAAAAAACGAATCGGATGTAGGCATACTACTAAATGGATTTATCTCCCCCTCCTCTGTTTCTAAAATCACATCAGAAGGCATATATATATTCTGAATATCAGATTCACCCCATTTATTAACAGGCGTTCCATAATCAAGAATAGGCTGAGTAGAGGATACATTAATATCCTGTTTCTTATCCTGAACACTACCGCCAGGAGCGAATATCGGACGATTTTTTATGATTCGTAATTTCATACTATCTTTTTTCACAAAGATAAGAGAAACGAACGAGAAAATCCAACGGAATCGAATCCATTTAAAAATCAAGATGGTAGAGGTGGAGCCTCTTTGGTTATAGGAGCGTTGACAGCCTTTTCTTTCTTCTTGTACAACTTGAGAACTTTCCTGTATATAGATAACACAACCGGGCTCTGGATTTTCTTCATAGCCTTAGCAATAACATCTGATGATAAGACAGACATCACCACCGCATTGAGGAACGAACGAACAGAATTGTATTTCCCATCAAATCGCTTTAATAACCTAATCCTAAATGATCTATAGAGATAAGAATCAGACAATTCCTTGAGACCGTTATTCTTGAGCCTTCTATTTAAAAATGCAACAGCTTTCTCCGAGAAGCACATTCGATTTTTACCTTGTTTATCTGTTACATGTGAAAACCAGGACCATGCCGTGCTTGGGTGTTTGGCAATCCTATCAGCAAAGCTATCCAATATGTTGGTTCTGAGATCTCTTTTATGAGCATGGCAAGCGGCTATCTTCTCATTTCTACTAAGAGCTCCATTAAGACATCTAAATGTGGTACGTTCTTTTCCAATGAAATATTCAGGATGCTCTTCTGCGAATTGAGCCCTAAAAGACTGATATCCACCCTTTCTCATCAAGTCTATCTGAGACCTAACATAAAACCTAACACACTTTTCTTCAGCTTCTTGAACTTTCTTGCTACGAGGATTACAAAGACGACCAAAACGACGGTAGTCATAAACCATAGCCTCTACAAAATCATTGTACGGGAAATAACGACCAAATCCGTAGTTCCAGACCATGAAGCAACGCACACGATCCTTCCAGTAGTCGGTGATGACAAAGTATTTACCAACCCTTTGTTTCTCATCAACTTTGTACCACCTATCAAATCTCCCGTTATAAAATAGATTAAAATACTTTAAATTGCCTAAACATTGACCGGCTGGTCTGCGTACTACATTATAGCCTAACTGATTGTGATTATTATAGATAACCTCAAGGGGTGAAACCGCCTCCTTTTTAAGGAGTGATTTGTGAAGCTTGTCGCAATATGTCATTTCTACTATCTTTGCCATTGGTTGTATGTTTTGTGCAAATATACGAAAAGTATTCATACTGACGGTAAAGAAATTGCACGACCCTGTATCCGGTTTGAGAAAAATAGGATACAGGGATTTTTGTTTCATATAGGCATGGTAAACGTAACCGATTCGTACCGTACCCGTAAGTCACTGAACATCAGTGGTGGGACAAGTTATCTAAAGGTATAATAGGATAAATGAATTTCCCCTATTATATATTCCATTCATACTCCATTCAGTCGTATTCATTTTATATATTTATATGTTATTCATATTTTTTAAATATCAATACTGTTTTAAATATACTTTTATAGTTTCGGAATCGAATCGAACGTAGTGAGTGAGATTTCGAAACAATTAATAATTTATCATTACGACTATTTACTTTTTAGCCTGATTGATATTAAAAGTGATTGAGTATATCGACCGGAGGGAGATATACGAAAGAACGAAAATATATTTTTATATTTTCAATATCTATATAAAGCGATTGAAACCGAATCGACCGAAGGGAGTGAGGTTGAGAGAAGCGATAACAGTTTCACGAGTAGCCACGAGATAAGCAGGCAGGCGGGTAGGAGAGGCCGTCGTGTGTTGTGAGGCAGGATAGCGTTAGCCCAAGCGTAGGTTCGGATCATTAGCTCGTATCATTGCAAATTGTAATCGTTACGAAGTATAAAAAAGCCGGATTATCTTGATATCGTTCTTCAACCTTTGGTATCCGCATAACGAGTCTCAAATCCGGCTTCGCTTTATTAATATGAGAAATAAAATAATTGTTCTAATTATCAGTGACGCCTTTAATGCGAAGCTGTATATTGGGAAGCACGGCATTAATCAAAGCCATTTTCTTATCCTCTTCGCTTTCTTTTTCATGCTGTTTATACATCATGCTGTAATCACTGTCATCACCATCCTTTTTCCCGTCTAACGTCAGTAAATGATTTATGATGTCCTTACCATACGTTTCAGTCCATGTACGGAATCTCTCTTCCTCGGACTGTTCCTCCTGGGACGGGGCTTCCGGGTTAGGGAGGGCGGCTGCCACTTCTACCTCTGGAAGTGTTACTGATGCTGCTATTTCACCATCATCTCCGAATCCCATTTGACCATACAAAGATACTGAATTTTCTTCAATTTCCAAACCAAGATTTTTAGCAACTTCCATAGCATAGTTATAACGGTCATCATTTCTTATAACACTCTTATGAGGGCGCCCTGCTCCTTGGTTCCAAGCTATTACAGCATCTTTAAGGTTATCGGCGTTCATAAAGTCCTGCCGGCTGTAGTTGTAATACCCTGGTCCTTCTTTTCCTTTTCTTGTGTATAAGAAATTAGAATATCCGGTCTTTCCTTCGTATTCGTCAGCCAAGAACTCAAGTTGGTCTTTGAATGTTGGTGTAGAATGACCTTTCTTTTTAGCATGCTTGAACAATTTATCCATGCGCTCATTATGCCATTGCTGTATGCCGTATGATGTTTTGTTGTCTCCGTATATGTCATCTTTAAGACCGGATTCAGCCATTAGGTTACCTATGATGGCAAGCGCCTGTATCTTGGACATGCCGCGCTTATTAGTAAAGTATTCATATGCTTCACGCTGCTTGCCAACTACGCCACCTTCTTTTTTGATGTTGGTATTGTATCTCTTTCCATTCCATGTAAATTCCTTAAGACCTCTTTTCCTGGCTTCTTTAAAGGCTTCGCCTCTTGTAGTGGAAATCGGGTCTTGTAATTCAAGATCGTTTTTTATACCAAGAATGGCATTAATAATATTATCATCCTTTTTATCATCATCATCTAATTTATCAACATTATCCAAAACATAAGATTGGCTTATCAAATTTGATACGCTCTTTCTATTTTCATAAGTTCCTTCTTTATCTGATGGAGCTTCAAAAGCATACACAAGTGGATACGAATAATCCGTATCTGGATCTTCTGACATAAATTCGCTTACTGCATGAATGGCTTTATTGTATTTAGTATCCTTTATACTATACATCCCAGCATCTTGAACATGATCATAAAATCTGTCTATCATGTAATTGATATATCCACGCTTATCCCCCTTAAATCGCTCTTTATCTTTCTCAAACTCTTTGGGTGGATATCTTTTATCGGATTCTTGGAAAAGTCCCTTAAACCCTCCATAATCAGATACGGCATAGGGATTACCACCAGATTCTTCAATAATATTTCCAAGTACGGCTTCTATCTGGCGTTGATTGAAACCTTTATCATATAAAGCATCATAGATCATATTCATTCCATCTACGTCCATAGTGCGGTGCGTACCCTTACCCACGCGCTTCATATTTTCATATTTGGATTTGAATAAATCCCAATCTATTTCCGGCTTAGAAGAATCCCCTCCTTGTTTTTTAGATCTTATCTTCATTTTTTTATCCAGATCATTCTTGGAATCAATGGCGGATTTCAACAAAACCTTGTTTGGATCATTCTCTTCATATGGATTCTTATCTTCTACATAATCCAGAATATCAAACGGGTATCCTATTGTATCAAGAATCTTAGTAACAATCCCGACACCAAGAGGTTGATCGCTTCTATAAAAATCATACTTATCTTTTACGACCATCCTACCTCTATCATCACGGTACATAGTGAAACTTGATAAGCCTGATAAATCATTTAAATCGCCGTAAGCATCTGGTATAAAATTGTATTCGTTAAATACCTGATGTTCTCCAGTTCTGGCTTTTTTTAATAGATCTATTCCCTCTTCCACCATTCCAAGTTTCCTACTTGTTACATCCCTTAACTCCTCCAAATCAGATACGTCCTTGCCTGCAACTTTTCCATCAATTATCTTATTATCTAAGGAATCAAGCTCCCTTCCATATTTTTTAGCCATTTTCTCCCACCCACCATTTATCCTGTCAGATATAATGGATTTGATATTGTCTGGTATTCTGACAATCCCATTTTCTTCTTTCAGATTATTTGGTTGGTTTAAGAATCTAAACCAAAGATTCTGACTAAAATCATCTACATTGGCTTTCGGAACATCTTGACCAAAAAATTCCATTATTTTGGTTTTTAATCCTCTTTCATTAGCATACACGTCAGGTGTTATATTAGATGCCAGATATTCTCTAAGTTTTACAAACGGACCAATTTTACTCCATAATGTTTTTGGTTGTTTGTCTCTTACATAATTTTTAGTCTTCTTTGCCATTTTTTTCTTCCTCCTTCTTAAATTTGTGGTAAGCACCACAAACCTTATCAACTAACCATCCCATCAGACAGGCGGCATGCTCATCTCCTCCGACTTCAAAACCGTAATCCATATTAAGATACTTACAATAAATAGAAAGACCGTGCAGGCATTCGTGTCCTATGGTTCTAACATCCATATCAGACAGCGAATGAAATAAGAAACATATTTCTTTCCTGTGATTGGTTCGGTTTCCTACGAAAATAGTTCTGCCACCATAATCATCAGTCCACCCCTCCCAGCTCTGATCTTCTACTTCCAGGTTGGCGAACGTCTTAACTATATACTCTTCATCTGCTCCAAGCAATACCCTTACATTATAGGGGTATATATCATTTTTATATAATACTTGTTTCATAACAAACTGTTTTTTAACAAAGGTAAATAAAAAAAGCCGAAGATATACTCACGTACTTCTTCGGCTATACCTTTAAAGCTAAAACTTTTTTACTATGGAAATTACATTTGAAGCAAAATCAATGATTATATTTTTATTTTCTTAATTTCCTCAATCATATTCTTATATCCGCAGAACTTGCTGTTAATAACATCGAAGATAGATTCTGACCAGCCAGCTATGTTCAAGATATTAGATCCTCTGTAAAACATCTCACTTCCATATCCTTGAATAGAAATAGAAACGATCTTGCAATTTGGATTTACTTTCTTGAACTCTTTCAAAAGTTCGGCGAATTTGCCATATCCATAACTGGAGCTTTTCTCCCATACAACAGATTCACCGTCTCCTATCTGCATATCTGAAATAACGTACAAATTATCTACCTTGATCTTATCTTTAACGCACTTTTCCAAGAATGCAAAAAGACCGTTTTCAGTAGCACCACCGCATTCTCCTCCGGCAGTAAAAGATTTTTTGTTGTTCCATAAAACACCTCTGCTTCTATCATATTCGTAATTGATAAGTTTGTCACCAAACATACCAATAAATACGTCAGGAAGCACAGAAGCAATCATACAGCCAAACAAGTTACCAATGACAGCCGTATTTGTTTTGCTAAAGGCAGACACTTCAGAAGACCCTCCCATATCTCCACGTACAGAGCCAGAGTGGTCAATCAGGATAGCCGACCGCCCCTCCAATACCGGCAAGTTCTTGCAGGAGATGGTTATGGCTTTCTCCAACGCATCTAAAATCTTATATTTATTACGCGCTGTTAATTTAGCTCGTTTTTTATCCGACTCAAATACGATATCATTTTCGGAACCATCAGTGCCCATATTTTCAACCTCTTTGAAAGCTGAAGCAAAACGGAAAGGAAGCATCTTCGAATTAAGCACCTTCTCTTCTATTGTAAGCTGCCTACAAACTTCATCTATTTGATCAGGTGCGTATTTGATTATGTTTACAAGGTTACGAACCATATTAAAAATAGGCATACCTTTCACATTAGAAACCACGTCCCGAATAGCGTCACCTAAAGCTTCTTTCTTTTCCTTATTGTCTTTCTTATCCTGTCCGGCTTTAGACATTTCTTTTTCAAGAATCTTGCTTTCGTATAATCCAGACAAAGATCGACCTTCTATAAGGTACTGGAAAGCCGTTTTGTTAGCCTGATTGCCTTTGGGGTGAAATAAGTTTACGAGGTCAACCATAGTAATAACCCTACTGTCCATCTTATACTTATCAATCCGATACGGATCAAGACCTTCTAAAGCCGTCTTAAATCCTTTCTTAATAGCACTGGATATACCTCTTAACTTCTTTGGATTTTTGCCGTTAAGAGCCGCATAACAGCCAAGGATTTCGCTCATATCATCAGGACGCATAACGATCTTGTTATAGAACCTTGAAGCCCATTCCTTACCCGATGCTTTGCTGGCAAGGACAGAAGCCATAAGATGCGTTACCGACCTAAGCTTTCCTTCTTTCCTGACATACAATGCTGTTTGTGCTGCGAAATACGGATCTACTTGATCCATAAGGTCCTTAATCCTGTTCACCTTGTCTTTTTCTTTCTCATAATAAGAATCAGACAACATGGTAGTCATTACCGTAGATACCAACTCTTCTTCTGCGTTAGGCTTATACGCCTTCTCTCCCATGTGATTCACGATCGTAGGTTTAACACCTTCATCCTTTTTGTTAAACTTTCCCATTTGTTGTTGTTTTCTTTAAAGTGTTATACAAAAAAAAGCAGTGATATTACTACCACTGCTTGAAAAAAAATATATCAAAATGAATACTCAATGAGGGAAAAGCTGAAGTTAGTGTAAACAATGAAATAATGGATTTGAACCATCGACCTATACTTTAAAAGAGTATCGCTCTATCCATCTGAGCTAAATTCGAAGTAACTAACCCCATCACCACTCATTAGTTTCTTATGTCTTTCAAACAGAGGAAAAGCGGAGCCGGATCTAAGATGAAAATATCGGATTCGAACCGATGAAAAGCAAATGTACCTGATGCTGCGTTAAACCACTACGCTAATTTTCGAAGTAACCGAACTCCTCACCATCTGTATATGTTGTTAAAACAGGGATAATTTGGAAGGTATTTGAAAGGAGGTTTTAATCTACCAACTGATCTAATCTTTCTTGCATGAAAAATACAGGACTCGAACCTGTGACACAAACCGAAGTATCACCTTCCATCACCACTGTCTTGCATTATAATCTCTCTTGATTACGATGCAAATATAGACACTAAAATATGATTTACAAATTAAAATGATTTAAAATAGATTAATTTGAACAAATTAACACACAGACAACATAATAGACAGTATCGTATTGTATATTTGCGTATAACATAAAAAAATAAATATATGGATAGATATATTGTTGATTTACTATTAAATGAAGACAACTCTCCGTTTAATAGTAAAAATTTTAAAATAATAGAATTTGAAAAAAATGACAATGAGAAAGTATATAACTTATTCAATAAAGTGTACGGAGAAAATGTAAGTATTATTTTCATTGATAGTGGATTTGGAATATTAACGTTTATAAATGACAACATGGTTAGACAAGTTGATTTGTATATCATGTTGCAATCTTTATCCGTTATATACAAAGAGGCCATAGATATAATATCCATATTGTTCGGTGAAAACGCATCACTCCTTACAGTATGCAACAAACCAGCCCCAGTCACGCATGATAAAAATTCCAGTGGTGATATTAATACCTATATAATAAAAGATAGTTCGAGTGGTTTATTTAAAATAGGAAAAAGCCGTAATCCTATTGAAAGACTTAAAACACTATCTATTGGGAATCCTAATTTATCTATAATAGGAGTATGCAATAAAAATGTAGAATTATTAATACATAAAGAATATGATTCAGTAAGAGTCGATGGAGAATGGTTCAGGATGGATAATAATGATATTTGTCATATAATAAAGAAATACGGATTTATATGTGTAGAATAAAAAAATCATCCTCTACTTATTGAAAAGTAGAGGATGATACGATATTATCTATTCTTAATCTTATCTTCAGAAATCAACCACTGGAATATAATCTTTCGGTTGCTAATTACTTTCTTTATCCTCATCAGCATCCAACTTCCCCTTAACCTATCCAGCCATGACCGTCTGAAATTAAGAGCATCAGGATTAACTGACTTATTTATATCGTTATCGTCCTTGATCCAGATAGGTGTTTCAGATCGGTCATCGTCAACCCTGTTGAAGAAGTCATTTAACTTATGTCTTCTATATACCTCAGTATCCAGGACCTCAGTATGGTCACCTACGATCTTCGGATACGATATACGTTGTGCTAAATTATTCTTTTCTTCTGGAACAAGATGAATTTCGCCTGAGTTGTTTGTGTCGTTGTAGATAGTTATCGTATCTAAACCTACTTTCCTGTCAAGAGTGTAATTCACATCATCTACGTATTTCCTTGCATCAAGCTCGTATTCTACAGAAGCCAGCGTAGAACCGTTATATTTCTCTTTTATCGGCACTTCTAATATAAATGGATATGTTGCTCCGTAAAATGTCTGAAAGCTCTTATTCGTCAGCAAATGGCTCCATAAGCCACCTTCTTCATCCGATGCCGGGAAGTTTATTCCTGTCTGGAAATATTGTTGCTGTTCTATATAATAGTCAGGACAGAACGAATAATAAGAAATCCATTCTTGCTTCAGACACGAATATCCGATAGTAAACGACACGTCTTTAAAATACTGTTCGTCTTTTAAAGATATTTCCTTATCGTTTGACAGTACCTCTGTTTCATTGTACAAGAACCTTCCACCATCATATTTGTAATATGCCGGGTTCTTAACAGGTATATAATCTTTTTTCGTGATAAGTACCCTCTTATACCTGTTATCCCATCCAAGAGACAGACCAAGACCGATAAATTTATTGTCTGTATCTTCTTCTGTCATCTCTGTACCGGTTAAGATATTAGTTATTCCGTATCTAAGAATCTTAAACGGAAGATGACGCTTGAGCCAATGTCTGATACCTACACTAAGTTCCTTGAGATTACGTCCGTTCGGATCGGTCATAAACACCTGTGCTCTTTTAGTATCTACCCAGAAGTGACCAAATTCTGAACTAATTATTTCAGTACTCTGGGTTCCAGAATAACCGAGGTCGGTCGTGTTGTACTCCAGAGGCCGGGACGCGAACAGACCGCCGGTGCCCATCTCGGCCTGCCCTGGGGAGGTGCGCTCCTTGATTACGTCTATGGCGTTATGGAGTGAAACCTGGTCCTCGAACCTGACAAGAATCTGATTAGACTCGATACGCTTCATGTGAATAAGCTTCCCGTTGCTGGTTGGGAACTCATGATAGTCCATAGGCTTATACGTCAGCCACGGATCTGTTTGACTGTTTTCAGATACGTCAGCCCTACTCCATATAACACCATTAGGTCGCTGGTAAGCACAATCATAAAAACGACGTTCGTATGTTGCCGGCAATACATTAGGTGTTAATGTCATTCTTGATGAGTAGATAGGACTTATCTTGTAATCATTGTCCCTATGGATAGATACGTTCTTTTCTTGTGTCCACCAAGCAAAATCACCATGAGCCGGATAAAACCATTCATGGGGCTCTACTCCTTCTAATCGGAAATTGCAATTTATTTCCGATTCTACAAGGAATTGAGGGATACCATAAGACCACAGATAAAATCTACCATCCACATATTTCTTAGCCTCGTTCTCACCATTTAAATTATACAAACTTTTTCTATTTGGATAAAAAGAATACGTTCCTTTGCTTGATGATGTCCAGCTATTAAAACGTTCGTTGTCAGTATGCTCAAGCATATCTTCTCCAGTATCGTAATTAACGAAATACTTGGGAAATCCGACATTTCGGTAATCATTGTAAGCAAATGGTATCATATCCCCTATACCAAAAGCAGTATTATAAAAAAATGGGAATTTCCGTTTCATGGAAAACCTCGATATGTAGGTGTCACCGCCAAACAGCGGTTGTTTCCCTCCTTGGAAGAATCCACATCCTCCTACTGATATCCATTTTATGTCTTCTATAGCTCCATACTGATCGGGTCTGTACCGCATAAGCTTCATATACGGAGAACAGATATAAGACAGCATCTTCGTCCTTTCAAAAGATTCTTTAGATCCAGCATCAGAAGCCATGATAACAGGGTCATGGATACGACTTGTATCATATACCTGGGCTTGCATAGGATACGATACAAGATACTTTGAATTTAAGATGCTTGTATCAGGATCCTTTTCTCCCGGATCTCCAAAAGACAAGAACATAGAAGATTCTCTATCTATGTTATTTATAAACAAGAAATCTTTTGAAGCGTTTTGGCTATCATCACCCACATCTTCTCCAGTAACCCAAGATGATGTCGTAGACGGGTCGGATATGGGGTACATACCTGATTTAAGACTCTTGGTGTTAGCCAATCCCCTTAATCTGTTTTGTTCGTATGGAGCCGTATCATCGAAGCCCATCATGCTATTGTAGTAACCTACAGACGTGTAATAAAAAGCATGGTTTCTTCTTGGGCCATTGTTTATGAATGTCGTGAGCCAATCATATCTGTACTTACCATACAATACCGGTCTTTTAGCAAGCGTATCAGATATGGTGGCAATCATTGAAGCGAATATCATTGCCATATTGATATTACCTATCACACCTACATACGCAGACGTAGAGCGGTTCATAAGCTCTTCCGCTATCTGAGAAGCTATGGTGGCCGTAGATTCGATGTTAGCCAACGTAGCCGCCATCTTATATGATTGTTTCCCTAATATCGTCCATTTGGGATGATCTTCAACCTCATCAAAGTTTCCTACAGACATTCCCCTTATAAAACCTTCTATAGCCACCTCCGTAGGGGTTTCAGGCTTATTGAAATAAATATCAGGAGAACTAAATGCATACCACACGTTTCCTCTTCTGAAAAATGGGTGGGTTATAAACGATACCCTTTTTTCAGTTGCGTAATTAAAAGAGTCATCCGATAAATCATTATACGGATAATTAGGATACAGATTAAGATTCGAATTTTGACCCGAATATTTATACATGTCATAAGCTATTCCAGTAGCTATGACAGAACGATTAAGACGTCTGTCACCTCTATATATCTCATAGCCTGTAACCATATCTCGCTGCTCTTTGGTTATCAATCCGGAATCTACAGCAAAATCAAGGAAGACGTTAATCATATCCTCGTCTACTAATATTCCTATAGGATAAATATCAGAAGGAACATCATAAGACCTAACATCCCGGTTCATGAAAAGCATATGATCGTTGTCCGGGAACTTATAATGCCGGATAGGTTGTTGGCAAAAGACGGTACTGGTATCTACCGTACCATATTTATGACCTTTAAAAGACATCATCCCCTTATCATCCGTAGAAGGGGAACCGTAGTATTCAGTAAGCTTGGATACGATATTGTCGTATGCTTTCTTGGAATTGCCTTCATAACCATGATCACTTATCTTAACCTTGCTGCTGTCATACAGTTCAAAATTAGCAGGATACTTCTCAGACGATTCCCAGTAAGCGAAATCACCGTACTTGTATTTCCTTGGAGCGCAGTTTATGGGGCGATCCCCGCATATCGTACACTGGCTGGAGTATTCTACTGTGGCCCTTAACGATATTTCTTTTGCCCGTACATTTATCCTGTCTATTTCCTTTTCTCTGATACCAAAAATATAGGGGTATATAGTTTTACCAAGGACGTAAGATGTGCCTACCAAACCTCTTGACGGTTTCTTACTGTTCTCCTCTTCTCCATCGTCTTTAACCTTACAGAAATCAATCTGTCGGACGGTAAAAATCCAAGGGCACGATACTATAGGACAGTCTATGGCTACATACAATCCATCAGGGTACTTATCGAAGAAAGATTCGCCTATGTGCCCAAAGTAAGGACGGGATGCTCCAACAATAACATAATTATCGCCTTCATCCATAATCTTCTCCCAATCAAAGTTGAGATCATCCTTATCTATCTTCCTATTGCTTCCTTTGTATCTTGGATCTAATGATTTCCAAAAAGAAAGACGGACATATTGTGTGGACACAGCATCCATAAGACCATCTATTTTACCCAAAGATTCCAGATAAAGAACTTTGTCCTTGGCCGGGAAATCAGGATCATCCCATTCTTTAGGTCTTGTAATATGAAGGAAACGGGCGTTACGAAGCACGCATTTCGTAAACCTCCATACCAACAACTCTGACGTAAACATCGTAGAACCTTTAACATCTTCAGGAATAAGAGCGCCTACGTTATTGTCAGCTAAATTAGCATAAGAATCCCAGGTCCATCCATCTCCGTAATCTCCTTCTGGAACGTAACCGGTATCAAGGAAATTATATGAATAATCATCTATCTTCTTCTCTATCTCAGGCCAGGTGTCCCTTATCAAGGCTCCAGGCGCTATCCTTGACCTGTAGGCGTCGTTGTGGATAGCGCTCGAAGAACGTCCGGCACGCCAATCTGGAAGACATCTTCCATTAAAACAAACCTTCCCCTCTTCATCTTCTTTATCGTTATTCCACACATCATTCATAAGAAGGTATGCTCCAAGAAGTGTAGAAGATGACTGGAATGAGTTATAATCGCTTCTGGCAACAGTAGGATTAAGACAAGGCTCTTCTATAAAACATCCGCAAGTACACGGCATAGAATCCAGAACATAAATAGCTTCGGCTATAGACTGTAATATAACAGACGGTTGTAACAGAGAATCATATACAGCACACGCCTTAGTCCCATCATCTCCCGACCAGAATCCAGCCCAATGACCGCCATCTTCGTCATCGGCAAAAAAATACTTGTCCATGAACTCTATCATTTGTTCCTGTAGTTCCCAGTTAAATAACACAGAATACTTATCCTGCTTTTCACCGCCGGTAGTATATAGGTAGTCGGTGGATACGTGCTCCATATCCTCAAGCTCCTTATACGTATATTCTTCACGGAAACCCACAATACGATCTACCGGAGCTGTAATAAGCGAATACTGGCGATGCGCATCAGTACACTCGGCTCCAAACTCAGGAGCCTCGATACCATCTATAGCTTCTTTTTGTTCCTCCGTATTATGATCGTCAGGTTCTCCGTAGCTGTTGAATATATCGCATATTTCGTTGGCAGCAGCATTATTAGGTTCTTCTGTAGCGGTATTACATGCGATGTCTTTTATATTAGATGAAAAATAATTAATCACCTCATCTATTATAATCTGACTTCTGAATGTAAAACTAACGTTCGTATAAGTTTTAAAATCATTTTGCAATGTTATAGTTTGACCGATGGTAGCCGGATTTTTACATTCTTCTTGTCCGGTTTCTTCATCATCAAAATCCTTCGGATCTCCTGCCGTATTATAATACTGCCACTTGAATTTACGCTCTTGCCCTGAACAAGGTGGAGCATATTGGTTTATGGACTTATATACCCTATCGGTATCCTTATTTTCTATTTCTGCCGCAGCATCTTTATAAGGGGGAGGTATTAACACAAATGCCGGAGTTTTGTAACCGTTGGAGCACTTAAAAGAAATAGCAAACGGATACACTTCATTTCTCATATACCCCACATACAATGAACAGGCATTACCATCCTTATACAGATCTTCGTGGGCTACCGATGCCTGCCATTGAAGGAAGTGTCCCATGAGGGAAACTACAGGCTGTAAATTCCATTCTTTTTCCGCCGTAAGACCATATTGAAGAAGACGATTCCCGACAGCCACAATCCCCCTTGATGTGTTATACACAGGTTTTCTCAAGGATATGTGTTCAAATGTAGTACGTTTGTTATTAAGATCCGAATAATACAATATAGTCTTTTCTGATACAGGATGGATACCTTCTACAAAGTAATCAACAACCGGTTGAGTTTCTCCGTTGTATCCTACTGTATTTTGAATGATAACAACCTTAAAATATTCAACTTGACGATCTATGTTAGATACGACGAATCTAATACCTAAATTAGTACGTTCTCCCCATTTGCCATCTTTTTGAGTAATATACTGTTCATCGAATATAGGTACAGGATTAGTAGGATTAGAATAACTTCCAAGCTCATTTCCAAACTCGTCACAAGGAGCCACAGTGGCCTGATAGACGCCTGAGCGCAGGCTGCCCCCGTACTCTATCTGAGCCGGCTCTATGCACATGGGTTTGAGTAGCGGAAACACCCTAAGTTTCTCACATGCCAGAAAACAACCATTCTCCTGCATGAACTTTTTCCTATCGTATTCTTTATCGCATATCTTATACCCATGATAATGATACCATATATCACCTTCATCATCAGGAGTCAGAGCCTTGTCTACAATAACATACCTGGGAGGATTATAATCGTCAGTCCAGTAAATACATTTTCCACATTTCTCTGTCTTTATTTCTATGGTTTTTATAGGATGATAGATAGAGAACTTAAGGCACGGATCTTGATCGTTGTCTTCCAGCAAGGTCTTCATGCCAGAACACAACGACTCCGATCCTTCTACCATAGATTCTATATCGGAATCGGATAAGATACTTGTATCGGATTCAGGCTTGAAATAAGTTATTTTAGATACGCCTGTTTCAGGATTTGTTATAAAAAAATAGATATTGCCTGAAGTAAGATCATTCTTGTAACCAATAACTTTAAACCCATCGAAATCAATGCATTTAAGATTACTATGCTCGTTAGATCTCATCCCAACATTACCATCCTCGGATTCGATGTTGGCATTTAAGGCAAACGTATAATGCTGATCCGTAAGACTCGACGGATGCAGATCGCGATTCATACCTGTTTGAGGAACCGCTATGTTTCTGTTATCTTCTGCTGCCATTTTATAACTGTTTGTCACAAAGATAGCAAAAGAGATTTAATCATGGATTTCTAAAGTAGGTGAAGAAAAGAAATACATTTTCAGTCTCCTACTTTATCGACCACACCTACATAAAAATCGGGGATAGGATTATCATTGAAATTTCTTATTTGAATATCAATATAATTATAGAAATAATCATCAACTGGATCCATTATCGTCACATTACTTTCTAAAACCCCGTCTTTGTATGAATACAGTTCCTCATGTTCGGAATCAATGTAAAAAATATATCTTGGTAAATCCTGGGTATTAACCGTTAGATGATTATTTAACAAACTGCATTTAGAATGATCAGCAGACAGAAGTAACAATAGAAACGTATATACAGACTTATCTCTTATTATAATATCACGATTAGATGATACATTAGACAAAACTTTGGATAAATCAAATTCTCCAAAACTTATCTTGAATTTCTTTCTTCTTATTGGAGTTATATATACTGGACTATTAACTACAATATTATTCCATTGAAATTGACTCCCTTCCATTACAGGAGAGAAACAATTACCCATCACCATATTAACATTTTCAAATCTTCGTCTCATAACATCTACTTACGATTTATATCTTCTACCCCTAATTAACACAGTGCCATCACCGCCGGCTCCGGCAAAAACCATAGAGTATCTGACGCCGCCTCCTCCGCCGCCATAACCTCCGCCTCCTTTACCGGATCCGTTTGTTGATCCTCCTGTACCAGATCCTTCACTATAATCGGATATTCCGCCTTGGAATACTACTCCGGTATTGGTTTCTCCGCTTCCACCACCGGCATTTCTTTTACCGCCGGATTCTCCAAAATCTCTGGTAGTATGACCTTGACCTTTGATTACTCCATACTCTTTTCCATTAGTGTCTCCACCATCCGAAGCACCATCTTGCGTATATGATGAACTGCCGGCACTACCACCATCTCCTCCCTTCCACTTATTAGCTCCCTTTCCTCCATTTGCTCTATAAGACGAGCTCATGAATTGAGAATAACCACCATCTTTACCAGGAGAATTTTGTTCGGCTTGATAAACTTTTGCTCCTCCTTTTCCTACTGTTATAGAAATAGATTGACCAGGTTTTACAGCAATAGCTTCTCCGTCTTTCCAGCCTTTGTTATCAGATTTGAAGGTCTTGGTATAACCACCTCCACCGCCGGCAGAGCTACCTCCGCCTCCGCCTCCAACTAAAAAAACGTCTACGAGAAAACAGCCATCAGGAACTATCCATGTGTAATTGCCAGCCGGATAAAACCTTATAAGAAAGTCTTCAAGCTCCCTGTCTTTATATTCGAATCTCCTCCTCATAATTTACGCAAATATATAAAAAGAATCATTGTTATATATACTACTCTCTGTTGCAGAAGTAATACAATCAACATCTTCATCTGTATTATTAATAAGATCTCTCATTCCATCGTATCTATTAGAAAACATAAAAACGTATCTCTGGTTATTTATCTGGAACTTGTATATAATGCTCTGTTGTTCACTTGGAGCAGGATATGGGTCAAATCTAATCCATATTGTCATTGGTTCGTAACCGGTAGAGGTACTTGAAAACGAAAAAGAAACTGAACTCTGAGTATGAATATTAAAGGCTGTTCCTTCTCTAAGCTGATTCAGTACACTATTTATCTTATCCTGGCTAATTGTATCGGATTTGATTTTATTCATTAAATCAAATAATCTGATTCTATCTCCAGGCTCGATTTCTGTTTTTACACAATGATAAATAGCTCCATTACCAGATCTCTGTTCTTCAAAATATCTTCTCCTACTCACGATAATACTCCTTTCTGTAATATTTCAAGAAACTAAACCCTTCAGACTCCTCTCTAAAAACATCATGCCGATTCCAATACTTTTCTAAGTTATATGCTTCTCTTTCAAATACGATATTATGATACGCCTTGTCATGATAGCGATATATGCACAACCTAATCAGGTACTCAATTAAATACCATGAATAGTATAAAAATATCGGAATAAGAGACAGCCACAGCATCCACCATCCTGCATTACCGAATAAGAGACACAATCCTATTGTAAGCAAAGATACGAACATACCAAAATAAAATAATGTATGGTACTGATTGCAATGTGCTTCCTCATGATATTCGGTTCTCAATGATATACTATCACGTTCGGTAAATACGGCTCCAAATAACATAATTGTTTTGTAGCCGTCAATGAACGTAAATAACTTAGCTATTTTTGATTTATAGTATATTTTCATTGTCAAAAATAATTTTAAACCAATTACACAAAGTCAAAAACTCAATAGGAGAATTAATTCCATCCCATTCCCATTCCTTAAGGTAGGACTCTAAGCTGCTTCTATCAACGTCTTCATATCCATGAAGAAAAACCAGATGAGGCATAAATAGCTCTCCCCCTTCCAAAGATTTGTTAAACTTATTAACCAACCTCTTTCTAAACTTAGGACCGTACCATGATTTTTCATTTGTAGATCCAAGACAATAATAAGAATTGTTTTTAACCTTAATACCAAACCATTTACATACGTATGGATGATATACTCTATCTGCTAAGAGTATAAATGGCTTATACCATAGGCAATGCCAGAATGTACTGCACTCGCCTCCGAACTTCTTAAACGCCCATCTGAACCCTCCAGAGAAGTACCAATTGTTAGCCCCTCTCTTAACTTTAACTTTGTATTTAATATTCTTGTTACGGTTGCTAACCCTATCCCACGGCTTGACCTTATCGGTATCCATATCAGGAAGAAATGTCCAATGATGAAGCAAGGCGCTGTAATAAGGATTGTATATCTTGTGCCCGTTTCTAATAACGTACTCAAAAATATCGTATCCTGCTTGCCTGGCTTCTTCAAATCCTTTTTCTGATAAGAAAGCTAATATCGGAGCCAGATTCCAGATCTGATCTTGTGAAGTGAATGGGGAGAAGCATGGATCTTCGTCTTTCAACTCTATACCATTAGTGTACCCGGAACTTATCTTGGAAAGACCAAATTTGCTTGCATCTTCGCTATGGATATCGTCTCTTAAGAAAAATCCTTTTTCGAATTTGAAATAAATACCTTTATTGTTATTAAAAAATAGATCATAAGTAGTATCGGCAAGACGAGTAAGCACCAGTATGGCATTACGAACATCATCTTCCGTCTTATTGCCGAGAATCATTTCCGTATATACAAACTGAAGATACTGGGCCAGATTAATGGTTCCGTCGCCGACCCAGCCTACCCCGTTCTTCACCGACGACAGTGGGATGCACGAGGCCTGCTCTGTGTAGCTGGAATCATAAACGAAATCCCGGTAAAACACCTCCTTAATCCTATTGTATTTATCCCAAAGACTTTCCATCACCTTAACCTATAACAATAACACAATCACGCTTTTCCTTATTATAAACCATCGTACCCATCTTAGTGTACAAACCTTTTATATTTTGGTAATTGGTTTCACCATGAGCCGAAACGTTGGTAGTGATGCTGTCGGAGTAAACCTCCTCGCCACCTTCGTTAATGAAGTTAAATCCTTGTTTAACCATCTCTCCTCCAAGGTAGGCTGTAAAAGACACAACGACATTTCCTCGCCCTCTATTCCCATACCAATTACCATAGATATCGGCATTGATATTAGGCTCAGACTCGTCCATGCCCGGCGCTGATAGCAGGGTCTTCATCTTAATAAGCGCGCCTTCAAGACCGGACTGCATGTTATCACCACCATAAATAAGGTAATCACCTACCTGTTGTTGGGTAGTAGCCCACTGCTTACTCCATCCAACGTATTTATTATCTACATCCGAGATGCCTGTATTGGTGAACCCAGTTGCAGTATCAAAATCAGAACCGTCTTCTGATTCCCATCCGTATCTAAGAACAAGATAATCGAACTCAGGAATTACAACGACCTGCTCTCCGGCAGCTTGTGTGATTGTAACGCTCTTACTCTCTCCACCAGCCGTTACCTTAGCTACGCCTCTACGATCTTCAGCTACCGGATTAGGGCCGGCTGTGAAAATGATGTTTGCCGGTCCTACGCCTCTCATTTTGTCGGCAGTTACTATTTCGCTTGCACTAACTTCTAACATTTTGTTTATTTTTTTAATATTTCGAATACGTATATCCAACTCGACAAAAATACTATTGGGCAGTACATTGTCTCTACCAAACTTGCATCTCCTTTAAATTGCCTGATTGACCAAACAATCATAGATGCAATAACGCCAGACAAGTATATAAATAAAACTACCTCAATCATACCATTTTAAGTATATCGTCAATAACTGGATACGCCTTAGTATATATCTCAAACTCAGCACGGCGCCGCCTAAGAGGTTCGTACATGCCTTTTAATGTCATACCCATCATCTTAAGTTCGGTCTTAGCATTTTTCAGCTTAACCAAATCTTGCTGTGCATACAACTTGAACAAATCGGCAGCCCCTTGTGCTTCTCCATTATACATCAGTTCCTCAAAGAATCTCATCTTTACAAAATTATCTACATAATCCAATACCAGACCTTGAGGCGTATCTGGTATAATTATATTAGATTCTCCGTCAAAGGGAAGAGACCGGTACTGCATGTAAATAGGTCCATCGAAATTAGCATACAGGAATCCGTTTACGATATTTATCTCATACGGACTATCCTTTATTGCTTTATTCCGGCATCTACTCAAACAAGAATCACGAAGCATAGGCTTAGCAAGACCTAACATTACCGGCCGGTCATAATAGCAACGAACTTCATGATCGCGATCATGAACATTGATATAAAATTTTTCAACTATCACTTTCTCGCATTCGTCTTTACAACATTCATCGCAAGAACACCACCTATAACTTCTTTCGGTACGTTCTTTCCAGGCTATTGTATTTTGAAGTTCTGGTATCACCTTATCACCTTCCGGCACCTCATATCCTTTAAAATCGCATTTAAAAGCCAGAATAAGATCAAAGTAATCACCAGGCATACGAGCCTGCCCTCGCTTGACATCTACTACCGCTTCTTTGCGCATAGTAATATCGCCTCCAAACTTCTTCAGGGCAATTTCTACCCATTTGTAGATGGATACCTCATCTATCAGATCACGCTTGTCAAATGATCTTAAAGACGATTTTAACTCTATGATATAATTTTCGACTGTCATCTCTTAAAAAAAATGGAGGACAGGAAACAAACCTGACCTCCACAAAGATATGAATAATATTTATAACGCCCTATTTTGTGTTTTCAAAAGTTAGGATCTTCAAACTTGCCGTACTTCAAGAAAAGGCTCCTACACTTTTCCTTTATCCCCTTAAGTGTGACTTCATATCCAGCACCAGTCATGTAGATGGTTTGCTGATTAACTCTTTCCCCGGAATATTTGTCAACAAAATAAGATCGATAAACACCAAACTTGTTCTTAACAATATCACTGTACAGCTCCCATTTACCCTGTCCATTCCTGAACATAAACTTGACTTCCTCAAGAAACAAACGAAGATTCTTTTCTGCGATGATGATTCCATTCTGCTCAAGCTTCTTCGCCACATCTCTTATTAGCCACATGTTTTCATGATCCACCTTCTTAAATGACTCAGAAAACTCTATATCCCCTTTCTTTTCTTCTAACGTATTTACAGCTATTTCTTTTTCCATTCTTTCTTGCTCTGCCCTTTTATGTTCAGCCAAAGCAATAGCTTCCGCTTGCTGAGCTCTACGATACTGCTTAGCCCATTCTTCGGCTGCTTCTGCCGGATCAGTAAAATTTGGAATAGAAACCAAGTTTGATGTTAAAAATTCTTTTATCTTCGAGTTACACCATAATCTAAAATCAGTATCCAACCATCTCGCAAAATCTATGGCGAGATCTTCAAACATCCATGTACCTCCTCCATTTTCAGGACTTCCAAGCATAGTTGTAACTATCTGATTCTCAGAAATGTGGGAAAATCCCACCATTGACTTAATTAATTGATTTACAGACGGCAACCTTAGATACTCGGCAGGTTTCTTATTGAATGCTTTTGCCATCTGTGTGGCATTTAGCAATATACCATAAGAAGTTTTTATAAAAGAAACATTATGACCATTATAGCTAAAAATTTTAGATAATTTTACAGATAAATCCATTTCGTTGGATTCTGACGTCAAAATAATGTTACTATCCTTCGCATTGTTTTGAAAATTGTTTACCTTTGCCTCCATAGAGCTTTATTTGTATAAAGATATTTTGTTAGCATTATATCCGTCCGCTTGCGAAAGTAGACGGATATGCAAAAGTAGCGATTATCCTGTATCCACAAAGGGTGATCGCTACTTTTTTTCTACGACTTTCTATGTCCTAATTCTTTATCTTCGAAAACTCTCTTAATCTGGAAATCTTTAAACACTCTTCTTTTAGCAAGTATTTCATTGTACATAAATCGGTATCTTCGTCCTTTATTCATTTTAACCCTTAACTTCTTTTTTAAACTATCTTGTATTACAAAATGGTAATATCTTTTGGAGTCTGCGAAATCCATAGCCAGGTGGTTGTAGAGGTAGCCGTTGGTGCCGAGCCTGCTCACGATGTCCAGGTCCCGCCTGACGGCAAAGCGCTGCCCCGGTATAAGCACATGGCATAAGTAGCCAACGTTATCTACATAAACACCGGCATCAGCCTCTATATAATGTTCTGATACGGTTTTCCATATAATAGACAACAACCTTAAAACCTCTCCCCTGTCTCTTATCATGCCTTTCTTAAAACCATTCTTTCTCTTCATGAGACGATGATAGTAGGCTGCAAAATACGGTGATTGTATTGATGTTCTTTTCATGTCACTAAATTATAAAAAATGGGTCTTGGTTTCACAACTAAGACCCAAATAAGGATAAAAATGTTTCGTTATTGAACAATTTGACTTTTTTGATTGGAATCAAGATTCGGATTTTCATCAACAGGAATCTGTAGCCTGAATGCTACTTCCTTTATCGTCTCTGCCACTACGTACTCAATTAACTTAATAGGGCAGATAAATTCGTATTCCCATTCAGACTCACACCCTTTAGGTGTAGGATCGCAGGCCATTAATTCCAGCGCCTTCTTTCTTCTTGTTGTAAAGAACTCTACGTTAATAAGCTCTATATGGAAATCCGGTATATAAATATAGTCGTTTTCTACATAATAAAAAGGACGCCGTTCTTTAACGTATTTAGCATACGGTCTTTTTTGTTCATTACGATACGACTTTATTTCAGCAAACTTAAAAAATATGGTGTTATCTACGTTAGTCACCTTAGTAATAGCCGGTCTAAGGGCAGAATAAAGAAGTCCTGGAAGTTTATGTTTTGACCGCATAAGTGTATTACACAACGCAAATTCGGCATCACAACAAACTATTTTGTCAACTTCAATCATCTCCAGACAAGTAACGTAAGTCAGGAGCCGGTGGTCGCCAAGCAACGTCCCATCATCCCATCTCTGGGCTGTATAAGATTCGGCTTTGGTTCTACCGATATTCAATATCCATCTCCTACTAACATGGGAGTCTTTATCAAGAGCATGAATACCGTTTACGACTCTTGATACAAATTCACCATTTGTAATCATACTCCCCTCCTTTCTTTTGCTCTGGATTCTCTTGATTTAGCATTCAAGATCCTCATATAAATCTCTCTTTCACTCATGCCGGATATGGTTTTAAAAGGATAAAACTCATCAAAAATGCTGGCTAACATAATAACCTGCATCAACACAGGATAATACTTCACAAACGTCACACAGACATTCCTTTGCCCTTTACTAATAAAATTGTTGCTCATAATATGTTGTTGTTATGTTACTAAAATGGGGAAGGCGATCAGCACCTTCCCCTGGTTTTCAATCACTTTTTAGTGCTCGTCTTCTTTCTTTTCATCTTGCCTCCAACACTACCGCCTTGGCGCATTTTAGGTTTGTCTTTCTTATCGACTTCACCACCCTGACGAGCTTTCTTTTTACAAGCCATGATACTAAAATTTTAAAATTGAATGATATGCAATATTAATCATTTTTATTCTAATGGACAATACTTAAAACAAAATAATATAATCCAAAAAACATTCAAGGGAGAGAACTAAATCCCCTCCCTTGTTAATTATACTGGATTAAGATTCATCTGAGAATAAGAGTATTTTAAAGTTCCTCTATCATCACCGCACTCAGCTCCATCTACGATAAAGTTGTAAGAAGCAGGTGACTCATTATAGACATTAAATATACCACCATTCTTGGAAATATCTGTTTTTTCAAATTGTCTAACAGTAGCACTCTTATACAATTTGCCATCATAGGATACGTTTATAGTTCGTATATACCATGTAGTATCCTTATTCTCATCTCCAACATGAACATATCCTGCCAATATACCTCCCGCTACAGCTCCGAAATACGAACAAGAGCTTCCAGGCTGTTTTCTCTGGGTTGTAGTTCCAATGCTTATAGTAGCTCCAGGTATCTCACGGTAACTAGAATCTACAACCTTGATGTCGCAAGTATAAATTCGTATATCTCCATTTTCATCTCCAGTCCACTCGAATCCAGCAATACACTTGCCGGCACCAGGGTTATAAGAAACATTATTCTTCTTATAAGTAGCCCAAGAACCGTTTTTCAATGTGATATGAGCGGGTACAAGCTTGACCTCAGCAGCAGCTTGTGTAACATTTATTTTCAATGTTTTACCACTGTCATTTTGAGTAAGCACAACGGATCCAGTACGAGAAGAAGATGTACTTGTGTTGGCAGTTATCTTAAGAACACAAATCATACTATCAGAAGCCTGATTTTTATACTCAGTCGTAATCCAAGAAGGTTTAGACGTAGTGGCAAAACCATGATAAGAACCATTCAATGTGCTTTTGATTGTATATTGAGCATCATTAGATGCGGCTTGAACAGATAAAGATTTATCTGAAGTAGTATTATCATCGAATGTGAACTTATACAACATTTGTCTTGCCTGCGAAATACTAAGAGTAATTGTCTTTCCAGATTCATTTTGAACAAAAACAATGTCACCAGATCTGGAAGAAGATGTTGTATTGGCAGATAACGTCACCACAGCCTTCATACTTTCAGATGTCTGATCTCTGTAATCAACAGAACACCAATCAGGTTTTGACTTAACAGAAAAACCTATGTATGAACCGCTTTTGGTACTTATGATAACTTCTTCAATATCCTGAGATTCTCCAGTTACAGACCTCGACTTGCTCGTTCTTCCATCATGGAACTGAAATTCGTATGGAGCATATCCGCATTTTCCAACTTCAAGCTCGTATTTTACATCTTGATTTCCACAATCATCGTAACGAACGTATTTTACCTTATTGCTGTTGCTTCCAGATCCACATCCAACTTCTTGCCAAGAACCGTAAGATCCGCAATTACAGCAATTCCTACAACTTACAGAATATTGACGATCTATGCTACCAGAACAGCTATCACGATAAGCATCATACTGAGTATGGCCCACACAATCTCCTGTTCCGTAGTAAGACCAGGCTGTACAAGATTCTCCACCTCCATTAACCCATCTTGTGTCGTTATAAGAAGAAGAGCATGGATTGGTGTCACGTTGTAGCTTCTGCGACGTACAACCGTCGCAACGGGTACTTCCGGTATCCGACCAAGAAGGAGTTGTGCTATCAGCTACACAATCACCGTTTTTGTTAGCTACTGCCTGGCCTTGTGAATTTACAGCATCTTGAGCCTTTTTGTTGGCATCAGCTTGACTGATATTGGACGTAAATGGACCACCTACTTGATCTTGTGTTACGGTAACAGAAGAGCCATGCTGACAGGTTCCGCAATTATTTCTGGTGAAAACCTTACTTGCCTTACCAGTCCAGGTACAAGTTCCCTGCGCGTCTGCAAGAGCCTGCCCCTGCTGTTCAACGGCAGCCTGAGCCTTGCTATTTGCGTCTTCCTGACTTACGGTAGACGTAAAAGGACCGCCAGTTACATCATCTTGGTCTATGGTAACTTTAGATCCGACACCGCCGTCAGCACATTGCTTTGTAAATTGCTTGCTATATGTTCCGGTCCAGGTACAAACCTTTCCACCACCTTCTACCCATCGTTCATTTTCTCCACCATAACATTCGTTGGTATTAACCTGTTTTTTATAAGATTTACCACCTTCACATTTGGTTTCGAGCGGTTCCGAATCTTCCCATACAGGATCGGTGTTATCTGTTTCACATGTTCCGTTCTTGTTAGCGTAAGCCTGACCTTGTGCTTCTACGGCTTCCTGAGCTAATCTATTTGCCTCTTCCTGACTTTCATTAGAATAGAACGGTCCACCCACCATGTCTTGTGTTACGCTCATCGGAACGCCATGCTGACATGATCCGCAATTGTCTTTCGTAAATTCCTTGCTATATACGCCTACGAACCTACATTTACCTTTCTGATTGGCAATATTCTGTCCTTGGGCTTTAACAGCTTCCTTGGCCTTATTATCAGCATCTTCTTGACTTACGAAAGAAGTAAAAGGATTGCCTTCAACATCAGCTTCACTTACCTCTACTTCTGTTCCTGAATCCGGTATCTCACAGTCGTTCTTCTGGAACGTTTCTGAATAATGACCGGTCCAGCTACAAACCTTATTTCCGCCGTCTACCCAACGTTCCTGATTATGAGTTTCAGAACATTCATTGGTGTCACGTTGCTTTTTCTGAGACTTACCTTCGCTACATCTAAGTTCTTCCGGTTCTACGTCTTCCCATACAGGATCGGTGCTTAATGGCGTACAGTTACCGTTTTTATTAGCATAAGCCTGACCGCCTTCTTCTACGATCCTACGAGCTTCTGTATCTGCCGCCTCTTGACTTTCTGTTGATGTAACAGGGCTTCCATTTACCATCTCAGCCGTAACCTCCATCTCTACACCTTTATGACAAGCCTCGCATTCGGGAACGAATCTCTTGCTGTAATGACCGGTATAGACCGTCATATCTTCGCAATTCCCTTTATTATTGGCAATAGCCTGACCTTGCTCTTTGACAGCAGCCTTGGCCTTGTTATTAGCATCATCTTGGCTTACGGTAGATGTGAAAGGAGCACCAACAACATCTTGTTCGGTTACCGTAATCTTAGATCCTACCTGACCTTCAGTACAATCATTTTTGGTAAATTCCTCACCGTATTTACCAGTCCACGTGCAATGGCCGTCCCGGTTAGCTATGGCCTGGCCCTGTTGCTCGACAGCAGCCTGAGCGAGCGCGTTAGCCGCCTCCTGGCTTTCGTATGAAGTAAAAGGACCACCGGTTACATCGTCTTGGTCTACTGTTACCTGAGAGCCTACGCCTTCTCCTTCACAATTGTCTTTTGTGAATACCTTGCTATATACACCAACAAATTGGTTTTTATCTATGCAAGTACCTTTCTTATTTGCAAGATCTTGTTTCTGTTCTTCCATAGCAGCTTCAGCCAGCGCATTAGCTGCCTCCTGGCTTTCCCTTGACACAAAAGCATCTGGGTATCCGGCAAGATCCTTTTCAGTCAAATCAACGAAGCTTCCGGTCTGAGATTCGGCATCGCAATCATTTTTCTGAACACGAGCCGAAGCCTTTCCTATAAAATAATTAGGATCCTCAATGCATTCACCATTAAGGTTGGCTTGTTCTTGACCGTTTTTCTCTATATCATCAAGAGCTTTCTTATCAGCATCTTCTTGACTTACGTCTGATGTGTATTTACCGGCTTCTACTGTGTAAGTGTAAGGAGCTCCGATAAACCCATCTTCGCAGTCATTCTTATAAAATACTTTTGACTTCTCTACGTTATACCATAAATTTGTTTCACAGGTGCCATGCTCATTAGCATATCCCGGACCTTCAGCTTCCAAGGCTTCCAAGGCCTTCTGATTAGCATCTTCCTTAGAAACAGAAGAAGAGAAGCGGCCGGCTTCTACAACGTACTCCACCATAGATCCAACTTCGGTTACCTCACAATCTGTCTTTTGGAACATCTTGGATTTCCTGTCGTTGTACCATTTTATGGTATTGCAAGTACCATGAGAATTAGCATAGTCTTGACCCTTGGCATCCAACTCAGCTTCAGCCTTACGGTCAGCATCTTCCTGGCTTATGGTAGAAGAGAACTGCCCGGCTTCGATAGTCATCGTAACCAAACTTCCTTCTTCAGTATCAGGATCGCAATCGTTCTTTCTAAACGACTTTGATTTCTTAACATTATACCACAATATGGTTATACAACGACCATGCTCATTAACCCAGTTCTGACCATTTTGCTCAATGTCTTTCATAGCCTTGTCATCAGCATCAGACTGAGATATGATAGACGTGTATTTTCCGGCCTCAACAACATACTCAAGCTCTTCCCCTTTCTCTGTTTCAGGATTACATCCTTCTTTTGTGAAAAGAGCTGACTGTCTTTTATTTCTATAAACTACCTGTTCTTTTTTTTTATGAACTAACGTATATTCTTCAGATACGCTACCGTCCCTGGAAGACACCCTTATCTTGACACTTCTGTTGACACCAGTATCATTTTCATCAAAGTAAATATTAACCTTACTGTTAAGACCGCCTTCTTTCTTATCTATGTTCGCCCAACAATTATCTACTTTCATTCGCTAACCCTCCATCTTAAATTTTCGGGAGTTGTATTTACGTTGATTACCTCAGGAGACCCATCAGAATCAAGATCAACAACATCCTTGTCCAGGTAAATTTCCTCCTTATCCACAGACTCGCATTCAACTATTTCAATAACATAATCTTTTATATTACTTTCTATACTTAACTGCGTGCTTGTTTCATCACCCTCAACCTGTTCAAATTCCTTATCCAATTTGATGTAAGGAACAACCTTTCCGGGCTGATATATAGGAATCAGTACACCATTTATAGTTATATTCTCATTAACTTCATTCCCATCCTCATTGCCAGGCATGGAAACAATCATCGAAACCTGGAACGTGTCTTCAAGACCCGGATCACCAGGGAAACCATAATCAAGCCTAATATCATTGACGTCAATATTAAGACCGGAAGCGGTGGTAAATGCTTTTATGACACCCTTTATATCTTTCTCACCTGTAATAAGGGCATTGATAGAAGCGGCGTTGGTAGTAATAAGGATCTGCTTGTCTCCACCAGATATAGGGAACTCCAGCCTGCTAACCGAGACTTCTGTGATCTTAATGCCTTTTTGCCTGAAAGTAATAGCTTTCATACTTTCAGTATCGGATTTCTTCACAATTCGGATAGTGATCCTGTCTTCCCTTCCTTTCCAAGATGGAGCATCGAAATTCATTTTATCACGACCGACACCTTCCTTCTTGTCCGAGGTAAGCCAAGAACCATCATCCATCTTATATATTCTTTCTTTGCTCATAATAACCCTCCTTTATTAAAGTGTCAGTTCCCATTCAACGCCATCATCTACCACAACCTGTACCGTAGCCGTACCTCCTGTAGCTTCAAATGTTATGTCAGTAGGAATAACGTCGAATATCTCTTGTACACCTACACATCCTAAGCCACAGATAATGTCCTTAAACCATTCCTCTTTAGCATATTTTTTAAGAACCTCTTTAAAGAACTCACGAAGCCAATCTGAATCAATAGATTCCTTAAGTATGGTTTCTATTATCTCCTTAAGCCAAGATTCGTGCATTTCCTCTTTTAGAATCTCTTTAATAAGCTCGATAATAGTTTCTTTATCTAACTTATCAGAAGGCACAGAGCCATCAACGAGATTACCCCCGCATATAAATCCTTTGCATTTTTCTGCCATTTCTTATCCTCCTAAATTAACAATGGAACCCATAAGAACTATTTGCCTCTTCTCGGTACACGACCCTCACTTCAGCAAATTCGTCTTGTTGACACATATCCCGGCAGAACTTAACAGTACGACCCTGGACTTTATACATATCAGAAGGTACAACACCTCCGCAATAAGACACAAGCAAAATCTCTGCCGGATCTTTCTTTAGAACCACATGAGAAGTACCGTCAAACACTTCCGTATTGACAGATCCACTTACGTTAATAGCCCTTGAAACGTATTTAGCTAAATTAGCCAAAGCCCTGTTTAAAGGCATACCATGATACAAACCAGCTTCTTCTATAGTTTCCCCATCATAGAATATTTTAGAAGAAGGAATATCGCAATGATGCGGGCGTTCGCACCCACCATGACTGCCAAAACAACCGTTGTTACCTGTTATTGCCATTATTGCTTAAAATATTTATTTTTTGTTTTAAAAATTCTATTTCCCTATCCTGATATTCCATACGGCATATCATTGCATTGATTAAAGCCGTAAGATCAGATTTCTGAGCCAGACTGAAGTAGCCAGCGTTAATGCCGTCAGCGCAGTACACGCAGTTCGTGCAGGTGTATCCGTCCGGGCATGGCACCGGCGTTTCGTCCACATGTGGAACATATACGTGTTTGCCACTTAAGCCCTCACCAATTTGTGCACTCTTTTCCATTTTGTAACTGTTTTTCAAGTTGTTCAACCCTTTGTTTTAAAAGCGTATTCTCTTCTACCATCCTATCCAAAAACTTATCTATGTTTTCAAAAACCAGTTCTATATTATGCATAACCTCATTATAAGGCATACCTGGAGTTAATTTGGATATGAATGTCTTGCATCCTGTATAATGAATGCAATGATCGCTTAAATGACCATACGGGCAATCGCATTCTTTTGGAAGAATCTCGCAATTGTCCGTACAGTCATTACATGGATCAGACCCGATACAAATATTAGATCTCAGAATATCAGGTCTGTCATCTTTACAAGTGTTACATGAGTTCATGACTTTCTTTTTTTTGGTGCAAGATAACAATTTTCATTCACACCATCACAATAAGAAGTCAATCAATGTATTCCAAGCGGTTAGTGCTGCCTTTAAAAACGTATCCGCATCTGTTTTCTATCTCTACATCGGTAATAGGGAGAATAGCATCTTTACCATAAGTAGGTTCACATTTTGAAATGAAATGCCCATCAAACCTGCGGTTGACCGACGTCTAACAACAGTTGGGCAAGGCCGCAATAGGTGCGATACGAACCAGAAACGGCGTAATGCGCATGCAGATGACGAGGCGAGCAAAAGCCATAGTACGCATAACCGCCGAAACGAGCAACCACTCTGGACTTTATGCCGATAGCTGAAGCCCAGTAGCAATTGTCATATGTATAAAAACATTCTCCTGTTCCGATACTTCCCCCTTTTTTATCCTTCCATCCGGCATAAGGGATACGGTGTAAAGTATAACTATCTCCTAAATTTTGGGTAGTTGCTATCTTTTTATATTTAGATTCAAAATTAAAAACCTCACCATTATTTATAGTAGACCTTTTCTCATATGTCCATTTCTTTTGATCTGGCTCTATATAAATATCAATAGTATTACCTATTCGAGTGACATTAGGATCATTTAAACAAGTTCCTACCTGTTCGTATCCCCCTCCACAATATCTAAAGATGTCTCCAGACAAATTCATACCATCGAATAAAGACATCCTTAAAATAACTTCCAAATCAAATTCTGCTGGTTCGTCATTTTCGTCTAAGGCTGATATGGTACCAGTCATTTCCTTAAACACGATAACATTCATATGACCTTCAGCCATACTTTTGGTTCCCTGAACGCTCTTATACCAATATTTTCCTCCATAAAAATCAAACTCTAATCCTTCCTCTACTCCTGTCTCAAATGCAAAAGAAGCAGCCATCTGACTTTCCATGCACTGTTCTTTAGGATACTCTGAATTTATGAGATTAGAAAAATAAGTTTTTTTAGTAGGTTCATAATGGATAATAGAAGCATCTGTAGCCCATGCTCCATACAGCCACGACTCTTCTCCCTTTTTACGGTATTTCACTCCTCCGTATTTGCGATAATTGACATCATTACCTATTCCGTTATTACTTGATATTCCGGAACCGAAAGTGTCTGGATTAACTAAGTATTTAGTACCGTACAACATTTCAAGGTATATGATATACGCATTCAAAGTCAAAAATCCACCTTCTGAAAAAGGATAAGAAGATTCTGGATCTACGTTATTAGCCCTTGAATACTTAGCTATATTGATTTGATTTACATCATTGCATCTCGGATAAGTTCTTCCATTTAAGAACATTGTACATGCGTCACCAGCTCCGGATCCAGATTTACAATTTGTTTCTCCCTCATACAAGAAAAAGAAAGATCTTGCCTTGGAGTCTACTGTACATACCGGTCCAGGAGATAAGGCCGTGGGCGGCAGCACAGGGCACGTCTGGCGCAGGTCAAGTCCGTCCAGCATAGGAACCGTGTCTGCGTCGTACACACCAGACCATATTTTCCCGCTTTTGCCAACTACCTTATCAACTACATACAGACTCTTGCTACATCCTAAGAATATGCTATAATTCTTTGAAGTAGTCTCCCAAGGTCTTAAAATCCTTACCTCTGATCCTGATACATTATAAAGTTTTTGACCAATACCATACTCTTCGTAAAAAGCCTTAGCGTCAAATGCTCCAGCATTACAATACTTATTTTTATGACCGCTATCCAAATACAACTCCACATCACATTCGGCTCTCATTTCCTCGGTTATGCCTACCGTAGGAGCAAAATCTCCATTTTCAAATCTAAGGAGATTGTTCTTACGAAGCTTTCCAACCGGACGCACTTTGTCTCCGGTATTTTGAGTCATGTCTATAAGGTAAAAATCCCAAGAAGGGAGAAGGCTTTTGTCGCCAACTGATTCCGTGGCTTCTGGAGGAAGCTGGTCCTCAGCCCAAGCGGATGCCGATCCTGAAGCACCTTCTTTAAGAACGTTGAAAGTATTACCATCAGACAAAACAAAAGGTTCAGATCCCTCCCCTTTCTTCGATAAAAACTTTTCCCTTTTACCAACTTGATTAACGACGATGCTCTTCTTAGCCTTATTCCCCTCATCGGAAATAGTGTAATTCAAAGTCGTATCAAGACCTTCATTTATTTCAGAAAACACCGACACCAGTTTATCATTCTCACCTTCTGTCGGATTAAATTTTACGTTGCTCATTTTCAAAAATCAAATTGACATTCATCAACAACGGGCTCGCATTTGGTATTTTCATTAACCCATTTCATGCCCTCTTCTTCCAGTATCTTCTTAGCCTTTTCATTGGCATCATCAACACTAATGAAAGACGTTACGGTACCGGCGTATATCCTCCTGTATTTCTCAGGAGCCTTCCATCCTTCCTTACAACGTTTACTAAACCAACCATGTTGATCTTCGTTGTAATAAACGGTTTTACATACTCCAGATTCGTTAGCGGCAGCCTGCCCTTCTTGCTCAAGAATCTTCGCAGCTTCGTAGTTGGCTATTTCGGTACTGAACTTAGACCATACACGCCCGGCCTCTATCACATGATGTGTAGGTCGTTCTTGTTTTTGACCATCAGGACAATCATTTTTAAAGAAATCCCCTTCCTGTCTTGTGTTATAATATACCTCGCAACAGCCACCTACTTTATTAGCATACAACGGACCTTCTTTCTCCGCAAACTCTTCCGCTTTCCTATCTGCATCATCTTGGCTTATATCCGAACAAAATTCAGCTTCATGAACGATGAAAGTTTCTTCAGAACCAAGATCTTCCGGACAGTCCGATTTCTTGAAAACTTTTCTGTATTCTTTGTTGTAATACATTTTTTTCATGACAAGATCTTATTAAGTTCTTCTTTAAATTTCTGAATCTCGTCCGGACACAGCCCACATTCCCCTTCACATACGATTCTTCTCATACGATCTATTTTAAGAACCGTATCCATATCAGGCTTGATACCTACCTTATACTTATGATATTGTAGATACTGATCAGCCTTACATGCTATAAAACGATCAGCACACTCACATAAGTAAGATGAAGGGAAAAGGATTTGCTGTGTACTTCCGGTAGCTGCCATATCATTTCGAGGTAAAATACCTGGCGTATTCTTTATTTATATATTCAGAATAAGTAGCAAGATCATCCGGATCCGGGCACTCGTTCTTCAAATTAACGATCCACCCTCTTACCAGCTTTTGAATATCAGCATACCTTTTACTTACACCTCCTACAAACCTGAACTTGCGATGAAGGTCTATGATTTTCTTGTCCAATACAGCAAGTTCATCGTATTTCTGAATACAAGCCGCATTAGAATCAGCTTTAGGTGTCGTATTCGACTGAGGCTTTATAGCCCGACTTTTATTAACAGAAGCAATGTTGCTTCTTCCACATCCGCATCCCATAACTTATTGATATTTAATTGATTATATTTTACAACCACAATTTTCGCAATTATTGAGAACGTAAATCAATTTAGATGCTTTTTCGTATAATTGTTTTACGTTTTCAAAATTCCCTAATCTCATATTAGCTTCAGCCGCAGCCAGCAAAAATTCTATTTCTTTTATTTTATTAATAATGTCATCATCCTCATGATCACATAACACAGTTGACCTGGCCCATACTTTATCTATGTTAAGACGGATCAGATCCGTTTTTAAATACTTTCTGTTAAATGAATAAGAGGAAGGACTGCCTTTTATGGTAATATCGTATATACCATCTTTTAGGTTTTCAAAATCATTTCCGCGACCTGGATTTATGCCAAGGGTCTTACTATTGAATACATTCAACTGATTCTTACCAAGATAATAAACATACTTATTCTCATCTTCAGGTGGTACGATCTCTATAATAGCCGGCCTGTCTGCCAATATCCCCCATTCAGACTGATCAGCTATGCGAAGCGTTTTAGGATTGTTTGTGCTTATAACCTCAAAATCAAGATGGATGTTATTCATACTCTCCTCCCATCCCATTCTGGTAAGGGAATCATCGTATCTGGCTGTTATATCAGCTCCCTCTACTTCAGTACTATTAACACGTACCTCAGTACCATTTATCTTGACTCCTACTATTTGGGCTACCAACGACTTAGCCATACCAAACATAGGAACTATGATTTCTCCGTTGTAATCAGTTCCTTCATTTGGATACTGCACTACTTCCGTCTTGTACAGGCCGTCATTTCTTCTGGCTACTATTCTAATAACCATCTGATTTTCTACATCGTAGTCGGTCATTACTATCCTGACATAGAAAATGTTATTTCTTATCTGTGGTAAAATATCGATATAGTTCATACCTTATCTTTTTCTACAAAGATAAGTAAATGAGGTGATAAAAGTTTAAACTATTGGACATTAAATAAAAGGTGAGGTGATTGTCACCATATCCGATAATAGATTCCAGCGCCTAAGTAGGGGGAGAAGCCCTCGCGCCCAACTCCATACCCTGCCGTCAGTCCTATGCCCCATCGCCGGCTCTTTTCGTATATTATTTCTTTTTTATGGTAGATGATCATCGTATCTAAATTAGGTCTGTATCCGCTTATAACAGCCCGATAATCATCTGTGTTGTATGTTTTTCTCTGTATTGGTATATTGATATAAACAGTGTCTTTTATCGTATCTTTTTTAACTATAGCATCCATAGGGAAAGGTATTTCTACCTCCCCTACGTCAACTATATACTGAGGAACAGGAATAGGTTGGATAATGGTATCTATTACCGTATCTATTTCTATATCGTGTATTATTTCTTTCTTCTTGCATGTTTTACCAAATAAGAAAGATATAAAACACAGTAGAAGAACTCCTAACACATGCCCGGCTCTCATTTTTTGCAAACACATCTTTTACCCTCCTTATCTTCGTCTAAAAGCTCTTGTATATCACCGTTGTTAATACCTTCTTTAAGCTCTTCTCCGAATGGAACTTTTTGCCACCAACTTACTTTGCTAAAGAAATACTTAACGCCTTTTACTATCATTAAATCAGGTGCAAGGTCACCGAGGCGCTTGAATGCCATCCCACCGTATAATATTAAGGCGAATATCGTAATCCACTGAAGAAGCATATCTATAAACTCTGGAGATTTATGTCCTCCCATAGACATAATAAGATCCATTCCGGATATGGTAAACAACCCGAAAGAGCAGGCCGCGAACTCAAGAAGGATTTTCAAAACTCCCATTTCGCTTATGCATGTCAATATCTTAAAAGGCCTCTTTCTCTTTCTTCGGATATAGCAGTGTTTGATACTTTTTATAGTAGCTAACAAAAGATTTATAGCTAATATAAACAATATAGAATATATAAGGTGGTGAATCTCCTGGAAATTCATCCACAACGCTGATAATCCGGAAATGAGAAAAGCCCAGAAACTTTCTAAATTCATCCTTCCTACAAAACGATAAGCCATATTAGAACATAGTTACTTTCTTGCTACTTCCAAGAGAGTCATATACGTCAATATGGACCCAATTGGTACCTGATTCTAATCTAATGGGACAAGGAAGTAAATCCTGCGACTGAATTATTTTATTCCTTGTCTCTTCTGCCGTCATACCCTTGGCATCGAAATCGATAGCTGCTCCAAGCATATGAGGACTGATATACAACGACCCTGATACGGTTTTAGATTTTACTATATCCGAGATATTGTTCCTAAACCCACGCTCATCAAACCTTCCACCCGACTTCCAGGTATTAACCGTCATCGGAGTTTTTAAGATGTCTTTCCTTAAAACCAGTATCGTGTGAAGCAATTCAGTTCTTAAATACCTCCAGCAAAGATCTTTGTCTCTATCGTACTCTTTAGGACCAACTAATTCAACAATACTAAAATACTGACTCAATTCTTTTATAATATCTTTTCTTTCCATAACTTAACCTTTTTCACAAAGATAATCAGAACCTTACCGAATATGAAAATAAGTAGGTATTGGATTAAAGAAAAACCCCTGCATAAATAAATATACAGGGGTTATCCATAACATTAACAACAAATCACGACCTAAACAACCCTTACATATCCGGCTGATACAAGATCAGCAAGATTCTCGTAAGCCAAAGGGATGCCTGAATCTCTTATGCAAAGATACTTAATTTCTTTGTCAATGTAATACTTTCCATTCTCTAAAATAGAATTATATACCCAAGGAATAGGATCGTCTATCGTACCTGAATGTTTTTCCTGAACAACCATATACAAACTTTCGGTTCCACCTCCCTGACCAGGAACCCAGTCGGCTTGGAGATTATGATTTTGCCTTACTTCAAACAGGGTCCAATCCAAATCCGAAGGTTTGTTCTTGCTACGGAAACGTTGCCCTTTTACAACAGCCGTACCCATAGGAAGACCTTTGTCGCCGTAAACTCCATCCTTATCCCAGATAGGGTACAATCCCTTTATCTTAAGAGCAAGATTCTGGTCGATGTTTTCCAACATAGCCGGCGTGTTGATCATCGCCCTCATGTACATAGCTGTAGCCTTCTCCGGATCATTGGCTTCAAGGATCTTATTTTTTTCTATGATCTGATCCTTTGTCCTTACCAACTTCTCAGGATAACCTTCATCTACTTTCATAGACTCAACTTCGCTCCTATCGGTTTTAGAAGCTATTTCCTTTTCTATAGCAGCAGTACGATCGTTGCACTCAGATTCATATACATGCATTTCATTCATTGCCGTATTAGCAATATCAAGCTCGTATTCTGAATCTGCTACGGATACGGTATATATCCCGCTTCCTTTTGCTACGTCAATATCGTTTTTAACCTTCTGTCTCATGCTGCTGTTATACCATATCTGTTTACCATCCAAACTATAAGAACGGACAGCATCAGAATAAGCATATTCCCTGGCCTCAGAAACTTTCTTATCCTTAGCCTTGGCGAGCAACTCCTCTTCAGTTGGTCCAGGAGGCTCAGGGTCAAGCTGCATGGCAATAACTTCTTTCACACTCGCATCAGGATTGTCTTGATGGAATTTTTCTTGACCAGAATCAAGGAAAACCCATTTACCATCTAAGAAATCTTGGTAAAAATACCCTACTTCGTAAGAAGAAGAGTCTAATTCGTATTCCCCCCAGTAAAAACCTTTTACGTTTTTATTTACATAAAGCATACTCTATCCTTTCTGTTAAGCTTGTTCACCTACTCTAATAACCAACTTATCATTGATATACCAGATACTTAATTCTATAAAACTATTTTTAGGTATCACTACGCTATCGCCTGACATACTCTGGAACTGTCCAGAGGTAGGAAGCGGCTGTGTGATGTCCGTGCCGGTGGTGTTGTTAACCCGCACCTGCCACTCCCTCCCAACATACTCAGAAGATACGGTCATAGACAGATTCGTAGCAGAAGCGACGTTGGCTATGATATTATGAGCACCTTTTGGTAAATTTGCCAATGTTGTAACAACCTTAGGGGGCATAGCCATAAAATTCAAATAAGACAATATCGTATTAGACAACGTAACCAGATTGTTCATAGCCTCATATGTCTTATCTTGAATAACAACAAAAGTCCCCACCTGAATTTCTATATCATATTCAGATGCGCCTACCGCTGAGTCGGTATTAGCAAATGAGGCAAATACTATTTTTAATTTAAAATTATTTTCAAAATCATTACCTTCTAAAAAATAATTCAAATAATAATAATCACCATCTAACTTACCTAATGTGATATTGTTATTGTATGCATCCAAAACTTTTGCAAACGAATTTTCATCAAGAGATCCGGTATTACCAGAAAATATGGATAAATCAAGATAGCCAGAATCTACTCCTGTACTTACCATACCAAGCGGTTCAAGTACCTTAGTTCCACCGTCTTCAGTAACCAAAATATATTCGTTATACACGTTTTTAGTTTCTGTAGATGCCACATCGTCTTTTACAAGATACATGACATTATCCTTCGCTTCTTCAACAGTAGGAAGTTTGCTAACAATTTGCTTCTTCCACCCTGCCGCCGAAACAGCATCATCTATGTACTGTTTTGTTACATGATCTCCCCATGTCATATTACTAAGAAGAGTCTTGCTACCGTCTTGACTTCCGGCAGGGGGAGCCGGAATGAGGCCTCCCTTGCCCGACTCCGAACTTGTTCCAGGAGCGGCCTGCACCACATTCTCAAGTCTGGAATCAACCTCCTGACCTTCGAATTTACTGTTATAACCTACTTCTGCCATTTTTTATTTTTTATTGATTTTGTCCAACAATTTCTTGATCTGGTCTACGATATCCATCACCGCGCCAACCTTGTTTTTTACGTCCTCAACCTTCTGATCAATCTTAGAATCCAAAGCCTTTAAACGGTCTTCGTTTTTACGATACACTAAATACAGGGATAAACCGATGATTGCTATCGTAAGGATATTAGCCAAAACGCATCCGATTATTATCTGAAACATGATGATTATATGGTAGATAACGCTACCACACGCTTTAATTATTCAACTTTTTTACAAATATAGCAATTGTCCCAACCATAACAAGATCAAAGATGCTCGTTATTAACATCGGACACCCATTCTTTAGATGAAAGAATAGATTCAAACTCAGAAGAAGAGCTGTCATATACCGGATACGGGTATTGAGGTTCGTCATCAGCCTGCATATCTAAAGACTTGAATAGATGGTCATAATGTTCTATGTGCAAAATAACTTTAGAACCATCTACACTCGCTCTTGGGCTTCCTATTCCTAATTCACGTCTCTTTTCTTCAGATACGGAATCATATACTTCTTTTGGTATGATAATGAATTTCATATTACTTTGATTTTAGGGTTTGTAAATAGTTATATGCTTTGATACAATCGTCTTTGGAGAGGATCTGATTGTTGTAGATGCCTAAGTTCTTAAAAGCTATTTGGGTATAATTATTTAAGTTAAATCCTATATTCAAACTTGATTCAACGATCTCAAAATTTTGATCTACGGTATATTCATACTCAACCCAATTTCGATCATATAATCTACCATCTGAGCAAATAGCATGCAATGATTTAGTTCCAAAACTTTGTAAACTACGTGGATTATTAATAGATATAAGCAATCCATTAGCAGTGTTATACAGATAAACATTTTGAGCTTTTACAATGCCACAATTGATCTGAACATTTGATAACAATTCCCAATCTCCAACAATCGTCCAATCTTCGTTCATTGTAAAACTAGAGCTCTGAACTTTATCATCCACCCCATCAGTAATGAGGTATCCTTCGTATTCGGGGATTTGCTCGATGGTAATATTGCATTCACCAGTAAACCCAACAGTACCTATTCCAACTATCACTTTACCACCTTCTTGTGGAATATTATAATCACTACGATATATGCCATCTTTATCAATCACATATGCATCTGTTACACTTTTTCTACCCAAAAATATTTTTTGACCATCAACTAACCCCGTGACTTTAAATATTATTGTTGTTGACGAACTATTATAACTATATAAAATATCTGTATTATAATTTGTAGAAGAACCGGTTATTTTCGAATTTGTTATAGTAACAGAATATCCATTTTTTACTATATCGCCTCTATCTGCAACACGATTCCAATTAGTAAATTTTTGTATATTGTACAACCCATACCCACTCCCTTCTGCAAACCCAAAATTCGACAGCACAAGATTATTACCATTGCCTGTAATGTTGGCAATAGTAGCACGATCTTCATCCTCGTTGGTTTTGCCTACCACTGTCCATGCTTGGTCGGGAAAGAGCCAGGGATATTGCTTCTTATACCAATCAAGAACCTTTTCATCGTCTTCATCGGTAGAGAAATATCCATTACAGATTGTTTGACCGGCAATAGCGGCTTTAGCAAAAGATGCATAAGTTGCATTCTTCCATAAATAATATAGCCCAGCGTTTTCCACCCAGTCCCCACACGTACCTGTTACAACTTTATTAGTTAATAAGTTCTTAATACATATATTATTACCATTTCGTTTACAAGCAAACAAATTAAGCCCATTAACAAAATCAGCACTTATATAATAGTTATTACCCGCTATAAAAGATACATAAACCAAAGACGAATATTGCATGGAAAAAGTTTTTTTGCTATCAGCTCCACACAAAATCATATTCCTTGTCGGATTATTCTGAAACGGAATAAACGCCGTATATACCGTATAAGTATCTTCGAAGTTAAGTTCCTTCTCTGTAACTGCAAAGTCGTCTACTCCGTCACCGAGGATAAAGCCGGGGTAGAGGGGAAGAATTTCAATCGTAAACTCTCCTCTGGTTGCTCCATATCCGTTATAAAAGTATGTTGGTTTCCCTGCCTCAACAATATCAGCATCAACAGTATATATGCCATCTTTGTCCCATCTACCGTAGACAGTATTCGTTGTTCCAAAAAAAGCTAATGTTAATTTATTTCCAGGCTGTAACCCCGTTACCCTAAACGTAAAATTCATGTGCTTAACACCAGGTGGACTAGCTATAAAGACATAATCATCTAATGTGAATTTGTAGAATGTTTGGTAATTTTCATCGCCATACCCACCTACCCCGGACATCCCCTTCCAAGCGAAATTCTTCATCTGTAAATCATGTCCATTGCCTGTAAGGTCTTTCCATACAGGGTTCTCTGCCATTTGTTCATTAGTGAGACCTAATGCTGAATATCTGGCTACTATGCCTTCTATATCTGGGAAAGAATCAGCATTACATGGTAAATCTAATATCATTTTCGCATACTCTTTAAAAGGTATGGAAGTAGGTACATCATACCCTTTGGATATAAGGGCTCGCCTTATATCCTCCTTGGTATTTATGATCCTCATTAACTTATCTGATATGGTTCCCATTACACTTCCTCCCCATTTATGTAATCTAATACCGAACCTATGTCTCCGATGTCCGATTTTATTGACTCTCCTTGAGAATGTATTTCAATAAGTTTCTGATATAAGGTGTTATCCCCTATACGATTCTTATCTGTAGCTTGTTCTTCGATCTTAGTTATCGTATCAGGATCCTCGTACTTAACGCCATCAGGACCATACCATTCGTCTGTTAAATTCGTGTATTTATGACGAACTGGAGTCGATTTAGACTCCAGTGTTACTAAAAAATATTCGTTACAGCTCATGACAATAAGATTTAGTGGTTGCAACAATTACATCTACAAACTGTTCTCACGTAGCCAGAGGGAATGGCAGCCAGCTCCGTCCCTACGGCGATCGCCGGGTCAGTGCTTTCCATGACCGTCAGCGCCATCTTGTCCACGTCAAGGTCATTGTCGTAAACGATTTCTCCCTCAACGTAGATGCTCCCTGCATCAGAAACGTAGCAGTTTTTGACCTGTCTTATATGGCGCTGTGTAGCAGACGCAAAATCACACTCGATACTTAACCACCCTACCGGTATCTGATCGATATTGGATCCGATATTGTAATCAGGGTCGGTTGTTTTAAGAACCATATGTCTCAATTCCCTTGTATTTCCGTATCCGTCCATTGTCATGTATGTCCGGATCTGAACCTTGCCCTTTTCCGTCTTATAACAGTTTTCTACTATTTCCGTGTCGGATGTAGTAGCATCAGGGAAATCACAGACAATACGCTGCCATCCTTCTTGTATTTTGCTGAATGTGGCGCCTCTTTGTATATCAGGGTCGGTCGTTTCTAAAACAATAAGATACTCATCCCGGACTCCTATTATGCTATCTACCGACCTGTATCCACCAAGATGTATTTTGCCACCAGGAGTAGTGTAACATTCATCTACGGACATAATATGTCTTTCCGTAAGATCAGGAAAATCGCATTCGGTTTTCGTCCATTCGTTAGGTATCTTATCTATTCTCGTCCACTGAGGATAAGCGGCGTCCGTTGTCTTAACAATATAATAATACTGTTCCCTTACACCAAGAACGCCATCAATAGCTTGATAACCTTTTATATTGACCTTACCACCATCTGTCTTGTAGCATTCGTCTACTTCAACAATTTCCCGGTCCGTCATGTCAGGAAAATCACAGACCATCCTCACCCAATCTTCGGGAATGGAATCCAGCACGGCCCCTACCTTAATATCAGGATCGGTAGACTGAAGGACGGTATAAACCTTTTCCCTGGCTCCAAGAATGTTATCTATGGCCACCAAACCTTCTACTTGCACTTTCCCCTTTTTAGTAGTGTAACATTCAAGAACGTAAGTTACGTCTCGCTCTGTCATGTCAGGAAAGTCACAAACCATTCTAACCCAATTTTCTGGAATTAGCCTAAAAACATTCCCGGAAGGAAAATTATCGTCAGTTGATTGAATAACAGTATAAATAGATTCCCTGATATTTATCTTATCATCTATGGCTTCTAATCCTTCTATTTCAACCTTACCATCCGGAGTTTTATAACATCTGTTGACGAACGTAATGTCGCGTTCTGTCATATCAGGAAGATCACAGTCGATCATAACCCACTCGTCCGGTATTTTAGTAAGAACCTTACCTACCGGATTATCCATGTCGGTACTGTCGGTAATTCTATGGGTTTCTTTAAGAACATCCATCTGATCGTTAAGAAGATACCAACTCCATACTTCAACCTTTCCACCAGGTGTACGGTAACAGGTTTTGAAATCTTTGATAACTTTCTCAGCTATGTTAATCCACTCCCATTCGGTTGTGGCCGGAATACCAGAAACAGGATGCTTCTTGCCTTCTTCGTCAAGATACCAATAACAGCCATTTAAGGACACAACCACTTGGTAGATTTTGTCCCCTATTTTTATACCGGATTTGCTGTCATCTACCGGTTGGGAGGAACCCCATTTTCCAACTATGTTGGTTATTTTATCAATGCCCCTACCAAAGGCACCGGATAAAAAATCCACGCCGTTCATATGAAATTGATCTATTTCAAATTATTTTATTACAAAAAAGGGGGTGGAGGACCAGCCTCCTCCCCCTTGGGATATATAGAAAAAAGGAAAATCAAATCTTGCAGGGCTTGATATTTGCCGAAGCAGCTAACAAGTCCATAAGGTCTTGAATACCTTCGTGAGCGCCATACGGTACATGGAAGTGTACTGTAATATGATCATCAATTACCCTACCGAAGCCGTTAGAGTAACGTGCCGGCTTCAACGTTACTGAATAATCAGCATACGGAGCCAACAGATCTAAGCGGGTTTCTTCGTTGGTAAACATCCGTTCCATAAGTTCTTGGTGAGTCTTACGGAAATCGAAGAACATACGTTGTTCGCGTTCCTTATCCAGCAATTCAGCGCCGAGGTGAGTACGCGGAGCCCAGTGCTGTTTGTATTCGGTATGGATCGGGTTGAAGTACGTGCTGATAGCCTCGCGCTGTTCATCCGGATAACCGCCATTTACAGCAATACGAACAGATCCTTCCTGGAATGTCAGACGGTCAATCAAACAGTCAGACGGAGAAATCATGTAGTCAATACCACGGAACAAGATACCGCATTTGCAGTTCTTAGGAAGCGGATCGGCGATAATGGACTGATCTCCTGCTACGGCACCCAAACGTTTCCAGTTACGTCCACGATAAGATTCTGGAGCTTTAGATACGAAGAAGTCTTTGAAGATTTTATCGCATTCGTCGCAAACCATGTTAGTAACGACCGTTGTTTTGAATTTGTGTTGACATCCACCAGGTGTACCGTAATCTTCGATTGTCAGATACGGGAATGCTGCCTGCAATTCTTCTTTAGCACTGTTACCACATTCATCATCCGGCAACGTGATTTCATAAGCTTCTTTCGAAATCTTACAAGAACCACATGCTTCCCAGCTAACAGTAGTAACAGCAGGATTGCTACACATATCTGCTGTTTTAGCAACGAACGTTACTGTTGCAGTCGGATTAGTTTCTACAAATGCATCGATATCAGCCTTCGTCAGTTTCTTGCTTACGGCCACAGTGTACATACCTACGCCGCCATCTTGGGCTGCTGTTTTCTCGGCAGTGCCACTAACGGCATTCTTAATGCTTTCTACTACAGTAGACTGATCAACACCATCATCCTCTAACGTTACGGCATAAATCAAACCGCCGTCCACCTTAGTATATCCGTCAGGGCACTCTTCACAGCCTTTCATAATAGAAGACAGTTTTTGAGTATAATCAGCAGGCTTACCGCCTTCTTTCATCACCTGATATTTGGATGTAGAAAGATGACGTCCTACTCTCTTAATATCCAAACCGGGATAAGCAGCCTTAAGCTGAGCCAGGGCATAAGCATCACCGGTATCACACATTTCCATGCAATAGAAATTCATGTCGGTTTCCACCGGAGCTTTTTCCAGTTCATTGCAAGAATGGATAGGATGGATTTCTACAAAATCACCTACCTTTCCACCACCTGCAATCGGCTGATTCTTGATACGTTCGATTGTTTTCAGAATAGCAGCCAAAATATCAACATCTTCGCAAGGATCACATTCTGAGCACATATCTTCACGACCCGGACAGTTTTCGAAAATGATGTAATCATCGATATTCACCTCACCCATCGGATAACCACGAAGCTCGAACAAACGTCCTGTCAGCTTAATATGGATAGGAATACGATCGCCTTTTCTTGCTGTAATAGCGGTATTGTCGTCAATTCCGTTGTAACCGAAAATAACCTCATCTACTTTAATTTCTTTGCTCTTCGGAGCAGAAGCATACACTTCTATGATTTCATCGATAGCAAACGTAGGTGTAGAGAATGATTTATCATCAGATACACGGTCGTTCACCATCTCATTACGTCCGATTCTGATCTGGAAACGTTGTTCGTCCTTACGATATCCTTTCAAATCTTTCAACGCCTTCAAACCATCTTTAGTCTGCTCACCATCCAAATCATAGATAGCGATCTGACCTTCTTGAAGCAACAAAGAATCTACGTCCGCCAACTTAGCGTGCGGAGGACAGATAATGTGTCTGTCATACGGTTTATGGATAGCCATAGCCTTATAATATTTTAAAAATTAATATTCTGTTATCTGTCTCAAAAATAGTGATAGTCATATAAGCAACAAAAAGCATTATGAATTAATTAATTCTTAATGCTTTTTGATAGTCTTTAATTTAGGATATGCCTTTCTTCTGCTACAAAGGAGATTGGACGTTGTTTGAATCTATTTGATAACGTCCGTATTCGCTTTCATTCAAAGCAAATTGCTTTTCAATCATGTTAAGAATAATACCGATTAATTTGTCATCTAATTCAGGATCTATATCAGTTGAATTAGAACCATCGGATTTAATATATCCTTCGATGTCAACTTCCTTCGGATAGCGATAATATGTAAGGTAAACGGTGTCTACATCAAAACCAGACTTATACACCCTTACCGAATCTTCGCCTATGGTGTAGAACGTTTCCCTAAAATCAAAATCAGGTTTGTTAAAAAAGTCGGCAAGAAGCTCATGTGGGTTTTCGTTCTTAGCCTCCCACATGGTAAAATCAGTAACCGTGCATTCACCTTCGGTAAATACGCCTGATATGTTTGAAAAAGAAAAGAAATCAGAAGGCAATGAAAACAAAGTACTTTCCGGATTATCTTTATCTTCTTTTTTATCAAGTTCTTTTGAGTACACAACCAACTTTTGTATATAACGTATATCCTCTTCGTTTTTCTTATCAAGGATATAACGAACAAGGCGGTTTTGTTCGTCATTAAAAAGCTGAACAAAACGTGCCTTGTCGAGTTTTATACCACCGTTGGTCATGTTTTCTTCAGCCTTCTGTAAGGCCCGGAGATAACAATCAACGATTCTCATAAATTATTCTTTTTATCAGCGTATTGATCAACATCGAAACCTTTCTCATCTTCCTTTTTCTTCTTGTCAGACTTAGCGCCTTCTATTTTTTTATGCTTGTTCTTTAAAGCATTATACTCTTCCAGAACACGTGACTTGGTTTCTAACATTGACTTATTGGAAGCAAGAGCCATAGATGCAGAGATGGCGTCGGCGCCCAGGAGCTCGCCATTCAGATACAGTCCGTCGGTGTTGACGGTGACAGCCAGGCCCTCGATCATTTCCCTGATCATACGGTGGAATTTAATCACCTGCATCCCTTCGGAAGATTCGTCGTCAGATAAGAACCTTGAGCTTGCTTCTTTATACATATCAACGTTCGTATTCTTGGCATCAATCCAATTAGTGAATATGTATTGAACCATGCTCTGATCAAGCTCTACGCTATATATGATGTCAAGATACAAAAGCAGATCGTAGATACTTTTCCTTTCAGCCTCTGACCCTTTCAGCTTGTTCATAAATTCGTATAAAATATCAGCCTTGTCAATCTGACGTTGTTTCCTGATATCTACGGCCGTAGTCTTGTCTTCTACACAATAATAAGATTCGACATACATCGGATTACCATCTTCCTCTTTAGGAGTAAGAGACTTGGATAAAATAGCTATATACAGCTCAAATAAATCACGAACGTCATTAGTGTAGAACAGACGACCATCATACAAGTCAATTCTGTAAGAATCCCAGAAATCGAAGTTCTTTTGGTCCAGGTCCTCATTGACAGTTTCTTCAAACGGATACCGAATATTCTTAATACGCATATCCATTTCAGCTTTCTTGTCTTCAAGTGAGTAACCTTTATAACATGCTGAATTGACGAAGAAACCGGTATCATATACCCTAAGATCCTTATCCCATCCACAACAAGATACTGTCTTGTTCCCAGGGAAAGGAGTCTTGGAAATGCCTCTTTCCTGATATCCGGAAGGAGCTTCTTCATCCATCTTACCTGTTATAACATAAATAGAGTCGGAATATATCTTCATTCCTCCTACGGTAGCCAGCAGTTTCTTAGACTCATGGCTTTCTTCAAAAATCTTTTTTCCCATCTTTTTATATATCCTATGAAAACAAAATTTGCGGCCGGTTTTAAAGCCGACCGCAAGTTAATATTAAAAGTTATGATTACAAAGAGCTTGGTAACAATTCAATTGTTACAAACCGGCTGGTATCTTTTACCCAACAAGCCGATACAGAGTGGCACCAGAATTGTTCTGACATACGAGGATGGCTGGATACAATTTCTTGAGCCGATACTCTGGATGACCATCTACCTTGTTCGTAACCCCACCACATAGAACCGATATCAGGCTTAACGTAGAATACGTTGCTGTTGATATTACCAATACGAGCTTCGGCTGAAGCAGGAATGCCGGCGAATGCATTAGAGTATTCAGGAGCGGTCAAGTCTTCCATAATACATGAATATGATGTGATAGGAGTCATACCGTCTACCAACTGGCTTCTATCTACCATATCAACGTAATCCAAAGAAGGTTCGTGTTCTACAATGACCTTACCAATACCCGGAATAGTAACACCCTTGATCTTTACAGTTCCTAATTCAAGAGCATCGTTTGATCCTGTTACCGGGTTATTGATGATACGTTCTGTACCCATAAGCGGAGCCAAGGCACCTAATTGAGAGAAGAACTCATCACGGAAGATCTCAACGATGTTCTTGTAAGCCATAGCACCTACCTTGAATTTCATTACACGATTTTCAATCGGCATATCGCTACGACCACGGAAAATATAGTCAGCAGCAGCCAGGAAGTGTTCACGCTTGATACCGCCCGGACGAGCGTAAGAAATAACGAAACCACGACGCAGTTGGTGATACAGGCCTTCGTTTTTCATCAAAACACCATTATGACCCTTGACTCTACCTCCACGCATGAACATAAGTTCGTATGCTTCCATCTTAGCCAATTCAGCCAAGCAGAACAAAGACACCGTATTAGCTACACGTGCTGTACGCATATCAATGCTTCCGTCACCAAGACGAGAACCGATAATAGCATAACTTGCATCACCTCCTCTGATTTCAGAAAGCTGACGAACTTTCTGGTAAGCCTTGTCGATGAAATTCTGTGTACGTTCATCCGCATAAGCCAAAGACTTAATACCGGCATACATAGTCGTTTCACCTTCAACACCACGGTGTCCACCAAGCGTAAATTCACAAGTCATAGAACCGGCCTTAGAAGCACCTCCTACGCCAGAGAACTGAGTAGAGAACTCACCAAGAACGTTTGTTACCTTCCAGTATTTAATACCGGCACGAAGCATGTCTTTCGGGAAGTATTTAGCACGAGAACGGCCCCACAACTTACACCAGTATCTCCAGTTTTCACCTTCTTGTTTCGGAGGACGCTCTGTAGAGATAAGAGCCTGGCAACCGTTAATCACATCGTAAGTAATAACATCTCCTTGTTTAAATTGTGCATTCAACACAATTTCAAAGAAGCTTTCATCAATACCGGGTTTTGCATATTTCAAAGACGTGTCTTCTACTGTAACCACCTCATACGTTTCTGATACCGGAAGATCATAACGGAATGAACCATTGATACCATTTACGGTAATAGTAGCATCCTGTTTGATCATACCCATATACATAGGCAGAGGATAGTTTGTAATGTTAGAAAACAACTCAAGCATACCCAGATGATTCTTATCCGGATCTTCGTAGTACCAATCTTCTAAAGAGCTAAGATCGTGTTCTACGATACTTTGCTTAACGACTTTAGCATCGGTATATCCAATCACCGTGTCACCATTCATGGTGGCCGGGAAATTTTTTGTTAAAAGTACATTAGCCATGAACGAAAAAATGTTTTAATTTTTAATCTATACTGATTTCATCGAACTTCACACCTTGAACTTGATCACCTCTATCATCTACCGGAGCCACCCTCTTATCTTTATTTGTGTGGCTGATGAGCTTATAAATTTTCTTTTTCTCATCAACTACAGCTTGATTCGACTTCTGTTTTATGAACTCTCCTGGGTTCATAAGAAACATAATCAAATCTGGCGCCTCTTCCGGATTCATCATCATCTCCCTTACCCTATTAAATGCCTTAGTGATTCCGGGATTCGATTCAGAAGGTTTTAGGGCAAAATCAAGAGCTTTAGATACCATAGTGTCATTTAGCTGATACTTTTCCTGGATAGAAGACTTAAGGTCTTTCTTATACCTTCTAAAATCTTCTGCATCCTTCGCCTTCTTTTCGGCAGCCTCTTTAGTACGTTGCTGGATAATATCATCCATTCTCTTATCAAGATCAGCCTTGTACTTTATAGCCTTTGCTTCAACATACTCTTCACCTTTATTGATAATGCCTTTGAAAAACTCATCAGCTTCATCTTTAGGCAACCCAAGAAGATCAACATAATGGCGAACGATCTTTATCTGATCTGCTTTGTTTTCAATGTCAAGCTTTTCTATAGGAGCGACATTCGTATCATATTGCTTAAGAATATCAACGATATTCGCGCCGGCCTTATCAGCCTGTATAAGCTTCTTAGTAATATCAGAAACAGAGGTAACATCTATCTTATCCTTAACAATGTCCTCTTTCTGGCTTTCAAGGACTGTAGATAGTATGTCACACAACGAATCTTCTTTACTAAAATCAAGATCATTGATAGTAATCTCTTCGCCATTTTCACCGCTAAACACCACATCTTTCAAATCGGGAATAATCCCTCTTGAAGAAAGAGCATCCAATACTTTTCTGTAATTGACAACCGGGGTCTCTACCTGATCCTGATTAACATCAACTACATTCTCTCCTCCCTTTTTATCCTCTTTAGGATCAGGAGTAGGATCAACAACCGGATCTTCTTTAATTTGAGAACCTTCTTCTACAGGCTTCTCATCTTTTTTAGCCGGTTCATTACCATTAATAGGCAGAATATCTTCTTCCCTATTATAAACATCATCAACCGGACCGATACTAAAAATATCGTCCAATTCTACTATTCCATTTTTTTCTAATTTTCCCATACTGCAAAAATATTTAAATACCTATATTTCAGATAAAAAACTTATAAGTGTTTAATCTTCACTAAAAATTAAATATCCCCAAATTTTATTAGAGATTTTCTAATGAAATTTGGGGATATTTAATCCTTAATTCTTATTGATTCCAGCTACATACCTTTTGGTGGCGTCTTCCCTCGCTCGTTGGGCAAGTTCTTTGGATTTTAATTTTAGCTCTTCCATTTTCATTCTCATTTCATCATCATGAAGTTTGGAATCGTTTTCGAGCTTCTTATCCTCTATCCTTTCCTTGCTTTCTATATCAGCTTGCCTTACGGTCTGATCTGAAACAGAAGCCAGGAAGTTGAGGGAAGTAGCGTCGCTCTTGGCGTCTGCCGCCCTGCCTGCCGCCTGGATCTTCTCTTGAAGTATCCTGTATTGACCTTTCTTGTCTTCCAAAGCAAGTTCATGCTGACGTTGCTTATCCTTCTCAGCAGCTTCAGCTTGTATCTGTTGCTGGTTAAGCTGCATCTGATTCTGTTGTTGCTGCTGCATCTGACGCTCGTTGTATGCACGAGTATTCCTTGCATTCTGTATAAGCTCTACCATAGAATCTGATGTGAAGATAGATGCAAGATCGTAAATATCGCCTCCGGCTGTATTTAGCTGCAACATGAAAGTTTTAAATTTCTCAAGCTCATCCCTTTTCTTGGAATTAGATAATGCCTGAACACCAAGATGCCTTAGGCTAAGACCGTCGGTTCCTATAGATAAAAACGCTCTGGTAAGGTCACTTTTTGTGTACATTACAGAAATATCCTTTCCTTCTTCCTGGCATTGTTGAGCAACAGCCAGATGAAGATCGAGAGCCCGTTTCTTGAAATAACCGAAGTTATCAAAGTATATCTGTGTTTGTAACATAGATGCCGTAACGCCCTGCTGGACTCCGGTGGCAGTCTCATATCTGTTGGGGCCGTTAATTACTTGAGGCGTGATACCAACCATTTCAAAACACTTCATCCTCGACCATTCAGCAAGCTCCATTCTTGTTTTAAGCTGCTCTGTCTGCGACAAATCATAGACGGCAAACTGGTTGAAAGGAACACCGCCTTTCGTGTTTTGAGATGAGGTATCTAATGTCAGAGCACCTACAGACTTAGCTACATCAAGAAGATTAGCCCATATATCAGCCACATCTTCACCCAAATCCTTGTATTCACTTGGAACCAGATTTATATCCCCTAAGAAGAATTTACCGATCTCCTTTTCAAGAATATTGTTTATCTGATTTATGGAGAAATTATAAAATATTTGATACGGCTGAATCCTGTTAGCCATAGAAGTACCGATATATCCGGCAACGGGTAGAACAAAGTCATAGATATTGCTATCCCCTTTTATCTGGTGATCGATAGGTTCTCCATCCAGATACAGGTTGTCCTGAGCGAGAGCCCCGCCACTGATCTTAACTCCGTACCTCACCTGTGGAACGTAATCTACGAAATAGGTATTAATCTCCGGGTTCTCCATTCCCTTACTCATGGTCCTGGTAATTTTCTTAATACCATTTTCCTGTAAAAAGTCTTGAAGAAGCTCGTCGGTTACCATTTCAGTAGTTACTAATCCGGTTTCAGTTTGGTAGGTAATTACATACACCTGAGCCGGAGATACCCAATATGATTCAGTTACCTGATACAAATCACTACGAACATGCTCGTCGCTTAAACTCTGGGCACGGTTATAATAATTACCATGCTCTAAATTTGGCATGAATCTGGTTCTGTGATATTCGTTGCCATTACTATCGTATCCGGTATATGTGCCGGCTGGAATACCGTAATAATCCTCATAAGCTTTTATAGAAGCATAATCATTATATCCTTTCCAAGGTATTACCTTATTCTGATATAACATCCCTACACTCGCCGATTTGGATAAACTTACATAGCTTCCATTATCACCATTGTTATAAGTGCCATTGAAATTATCAGCACCTCCTATAAGCTTTTGCTTGTCTTTTGCCGTAAGAAGATGCCCCCACCTTACTATAATATCATTGGCAGTATAATAATGAACACGACCAATATAATCCCCATATTGAGGATACTTGCTATCTAATGTCTTAGAATAAAACGTATTCAACGGAGACCACCTCTCCGGCTTATAATAGTCGTATCCTACATGATAATTTCTAAAGCAACGACCGGTAAGAAGATAGTCAATGAAATTCTCGGTGTCTATCTCATCCATGTAAAAACGCCCCCTGTCTGCTTCAAGCGTATGAGAACCCCATATAACCTCAGCAGTCTTCCATTTTGTATTCATGAAGTTCTCTATCTCAGGAGGGGTCATAGATGCTTTCACCTCTTGTATCTGCTGAGCATAAGCCTGCTTTTCTTCTTCGCTGGCAAAATTATTATAATCCGGATCCAATCCTCTATTTAATAACTCTTGCCTAACCCTTCTGTCCAATTCCTCTCTAATGTAATTATAAAGAAGATTCTCCTTCGTGGAAGAATACTGATTCACTTCAGATTCATCCAGTCCAACTACATTATATTTGTCAGAAAGGTTGCCCAACCATCCTACAAAAGCGTTTACGATCGTACCTATTATATCATAATGACGTAAGAATGATGGAATATTTACATTGTCCCTTATAGACTGAACATCCTTAAGATAAGGAATTACATCTTTCAGCTCCATAAATGACAGCTTCCCTTCCATCATCCTGTAAAAATCTTTGAACTTTTGGTTCTCATCAAGCTGCTTCAAACCAATCAATTCAAGAGAATCCATAGTGGCTTTAAACCACTCCTTGGTTTTTCTCTTGGTAGGTATAGCCTGCACCGGCAACCCTGAAAATACTCCTCTGGCCGGAAAAGCCTGATCTCTGTTAAAATACTCCATGAGCTATATGTTTTTTCACAAAGATAGGTAAATTGTTCTACCTATCTCATTTTGTAAGGGTTATGTCTTCTTACCGTAAATCCTTTGACCTGTTCCATCTTTTTACGTTCTCTCTTCTTTTGATTCTCCTTCTGAGTCGTACTTTCAGGCATGTAACCCATATCATCATAATACTTAGCCAGGAGAAGAGCGTGGCCGAAGGATATGATACGGTCGGTGTTGGTCCCAGGGCCGAAGGCTATGATCTCATCAAGAAGTTCTATATCAGGGATACGGTAAATACCTTTCTGTGTTATTTCATTACCATCATCATCATACCCAACAACAACATCCTCCCAACAATATTGAATAACGGTATTGAAAAGCATGCGCTGATTGGGAACCGTAGGAGCCAAACCGAGCTTGTTGTTCTGACGGGCTCCGGCACGGATAATCTTACCGGCAAGACGTTCGCCATCTTCCAGCAACATAAGCTGCTTATTTCGTCTCGTAAGATAAAATTCATACATTCGGTCGGCATTCTCCATAAGACACTTAGCTCCATACGCCTCTTGAAGTATTTCACAATTCCTACAAAAATCATCGGAAGATGGAGGACGTGATGCGTATGATGCTACTATGCAATAAGCAAATGGATCGTTGATTTTTACATATCTTTTAAGTACATAAAACGAACCAACAGAATCAGTATCAGCCTTGTCAGATTTATAGGGGTCAAGCGATGAGACATAAGTGTAATCAAAAACACCTCCTTCTTCTGGTGGATCCTCATATATAACAACAGGAGCATCTATGTTACCACCTTGGAACGGATAATCAGCAAGCTGCTTATCACTAAAATTATACCCCATTTTCATGCCGTCTATCTGATAAATATCCACTGTTTTACCAGGCCTACCTTCTTCAAGAAGACGGCTTTTGTGCTTCAAAGCATCTTCTACAGGAAACCTATTTACATTCGTATTAAGAAAACAATCATCTATAGACAAAGGAAATGCCATTCGTTCCTGAACGTATAAAGCTCTATCCTTTTTGACAAGTTCATCAAGACGAGATTTTATCTTCTTAGTATTATCATCAAATTTTGATACCTGAATATCTATTTTCTTAAGACCTGTAGCTTTCTCTATTCCAAGGTACTTATCTAAGGTTGTTGTTTCCTTATCATAAGCATGAGACATCTGAGCAGGAACAAAACAACCGGATTGACTAATACGCCAAGTTGGTTTTAAACAACGTTTATTAAGCAGATCATAATTCATGACAATAAACCCGTATTCAGCAGGGTTATTCATCACTTTTTGAGCATCTTGAGACTTTTCAACGTTGCCGCCCGTACCGGAGCATATCATCATCCCCCTCATTCTACCGTGCATCATATGGGCAGGACGACCTTGTAAGTATGCTGCTAAAAATGGAAATTTACCTACCTCATCATAAATAGATGTATATGGTGTTCCAGATGCGGTCTTAAGAGAGGCACCGGCTTTACCGCTATCAATATTGGTAATACGAATACGAGCGTGAACGTCACGAATATTGTTCACCGTCTTAGTACCCATAATAACCTCTTTAAACCAATCATTACCTGTTCTATTTATTCTTAGATAAGGATGTATATTATCAAGACCAAACTCAAGATACTCACCAAGACTCATAAGGTCCTCCTTACTTGACCCAATAACATTATGCGTCAAATTGTACGTCATTGTAGCATTACGAGCCAAAAACGAGCTCATTATGGCCGTATTATGAGTAACGATGTAATTGGTGGTCAAAAATAAATGAGAGTCATTATCAACGGTTATACAAGTGGCATGCTCCTTTCCGTATATCGATATGGATCTTATTTTTAATTCCTTACGATTCCTTGATAGTATAAGTTTGTTCCCCTCCAATTTAGCATACCAACCTGAAGCCCAAAACATACGTTGTACAAAATTTATGACATCCATGTCAATATGAGACAACGTAAGCTCTTCTTCTCCGGTTACTACGTTTCTGAAAGAACGAATGAAGTTTTCTATAAAATCTTTCTTTTGATCTATGGACGATCTTAAAAACTTCTTACAAACGTATTTATCAAAAAACATATCCCCTCCATAGCCACCGAGATAAGCCGCCAGCATCGAGGCGTAGGCCGACGGCGGAACCGGCAGCTTTGCCGTAGGGTAGTTCAGGGCCTCACCTACTGGAATAGACATACTCTTATAATCTAATCCAGCTATGGATCTAAGACTCCTAACATGCCATTTTCCGCCATGATTGACACGCCATTGGTGATTTCCGCAACAAATAACGTTACGACCGTCTTCAAATACGACTCTGTAGGTAGTTACTTTTCCTTGAGGATAGACACCTACGACTTCTACCAAATTACCTTTATCGTCATATATCTTATCCCCTACAACGATATTTCCTATCATCTTTTCCCGGTCCTCAAGATAAAGTATCTCAGAGTCAAGAAGGGCTTTTCCAAAACGACGGCACCCGAACATGAATATTCCTTTATTCTCTTCTTCAGCCTGCTTTAGAAATTCGGCAAACATCCATTCATTATCACGAAGCTGAGAATTTCCAGGAATACGATCATCTCCTACGTCAATCATCATCTTCCAGAAATTGATATGCCAGTATAGCCAAGGATGGATAAATACACCATTTATGGTAACACCGTTAAGGAGTTTCATAGCCTCATTTTCCCAGAATTGCTTGACATCATCGTCTTGCTCTTCATAAGAATAAAGGTCATTCCATAACGGAATATCGTTACCCATATTTATATAAAGTTCTTTACTGTTAAAATTCATGACAAAACTATTTATCGAGCTTGTTCTTAGCTTCATTCTTGACAAAAGACTGAATACCTGATACTGTTTGTCCTCCTTTTAGACTTTTCTTGTTTTTGGTAGCCTCAAGCTGATTATAGACATCCATTATCCCACACATCTTAATATAAGATTCAGTCCATTGCATTAAGCTATCAGACAAGCTTTTTTGAAACCTAAATTCTTTCTCTCTCTTATCGGAATCTTCTATTTTATCCCAAGGGTTTTCAGATAGATAACGTTCAGCCTTATCTATCTGATCCCTTAGCACAAGAAGTTTCCGATCTACGTAAGAGACATCATTGTTAGTCGGCTTTCTTACCTTCATTATTAATAATTTTTAAAAAATCCTCATACTGAGACTTAAGCATATTAAACCTGTCTTCAAGAGAAGATGGATCAACACGATACTTACACATGTTTTTTATTCCTTCCTCAACAGATTCGTCTTTGAATACAACAGAACCAGTATTATTATCAACGTACATAATAAAATCTGATTCTCCGTCATTTACTATCCTATCAAGAACCTTCTTACTGTCATCATCTACATTGAGATCATGACCGGCGTTAATAGATAACCTGTAAACGGCCTTTATAGAAGAAGATACTTTCAGCATCTCTTGTTGATACAAGTTGGTCATAAACGACTTTTCCTCCAAATCAATAAAGTCTTCTAACTCTATGTTGTTTTCCTCATCCTTCTTCCTAATAATATCCTTAGTTATCTCTTCCATCTCCTCTCCCACCTTATCTTGCGCAGACAGTAGATGGTTGTAATAAGAAATAAGATGTTTTATATCTGAATCAAAATCAATCTTCTTCATTATCAAGAACCTTTTTATCATGAATAATAACGTCCATCAACTCCATTGATAAATTATAATCAGCCACTTCAAAAAGCTCGCTGTCTGTCAACGTCCTTAAAAAAGAAACAGACAATCCTCTTTTCTTTGCAAAAGATCTAAGTACGGCATAGAGAATGTCCCCGGCAGAATAATCGGGGAGATCGTCACAAGATGCCTGCAACATAGAAAATAAGGACTTCCTTTTATCCTCGCATTGTAAATGCCTTGCTTTACCACATCCGCCCATAATTTAACTTTTTTGAATTATAGTACCTTCAAAATTAAACGGAATCTTTTCCTCTTTTTGAGACCCATCTTTTTGATAGTGAATAGTCATGTGCTTTACGAATCTTCCTATTCCAAATCCTGCTGTATGTATCTCTATATTGAACTTAAAGTGACGTGAGTCAATGATATTCAAATTAGATGACGTACAACCACAAGATGTCTCTGATGCTGTTATCTTCATATCATGCTTCGACTCAAGAACGAATGAAAACCTTATACTGTTCCCTTTTTCTACCGGTTCGAAAATGATTTCAAAAGATTTACCGTCTTTAGAGAGGTCAATATTGTATTGCTTGTCATCTGTAGAAATAACATTAAATTCATCAGAATCCATTGTAATAAATTCTAACCTGTTCCATCTTGACTTCTCATCATAAAAATCAATAGAATACTGACGGTCCATCCACGAAGGACGGGGAAGCCCCTCCCCAAGCGCACACTCCTCTGTCTTGCTCCAGGCCTTCTGCTTGATGAAGCACGTACATACCGAACAACGATTTTTACCTATTTTCTTGCTTACGTATAAAGAAAGAGGAAGCATAGAGTTAGGGACGTTCTTGGTATTGAATTTACATCCCTCACACTTTTCAAGACGTTCCTTGTACCAATCAGGATAATCTTCTTTTTTTCTTGGAAGTTTTTTTAATATCGTATCCATAAAAGCATCGTATATAACTTCCGCTTGCAAAATCTTTTTCATGACTTATCTGTTAAATTCCTGTTCTTGAATATTTTGTATTTCACTAAAACTATGACCCTTACGAGATTTAAAGATAGATAATTTGTTGTGTTTTATCAACATATCCCCACCTTTTATCTCACCTGAGTCATAAGCATCCTTTATCATCCTTATCTTAATATCAAGACACTGAAGTTCTTTTTCCTGATACTTAGATAATTTTTCTACCTTGGATTTAAGACGCTCAAGATTGTGTTTGCGCCTCTCCATCTCATGAAGGTTACAAACCATATCACCTACATACGGGAACGATACAGACACGTTATCTGTGTACGTACATAAGTTATTGGCATAAGAAATACTGGCTCTGAAAACGTCACGTATTTGGTTTCGGTCGTAAACGCCCCCGGTCTTATCCATCACATCATCTATAATATGTGACTCAAATGATATAGGGAAATTATTCTTCGCCATCAGCATCAAAAGTTTTCTTTCTGTAAAATAAAGAAACCAACGCACATTGATCTCTTGAACCCTCCAATACAAAAAGACGGCGCATGTTCTCTATATCCGGGCACAAACACCTTGTCCTGTAATTCCCTTCACGGTCGATCAAAATACCACGTTTCTTCATCTCCGTATCCAAAACCGATACATATTGAAGATCGGTACTGAAACAATGAGAAAACTTCTTCTTCGTCTCATACGAATATCCAAACACAAAATAATAGGCAAGAAGATTTAAGTGCCTCGCATCTATGACATTCTTCTCATTGCCGGAAGCCATTAGGTATCCGTTATAAAACAGAAGTATCTTCTTAGCCATATCTACCGTATTGGAATAAGGTACTAAAAGCCTATAAGCCCTATTACTAACATCTTTATTATCACTTTCGTTCATGAGATTATCGTTTTGATACAAAGATAAGGATTAAGGATTTATAAATTTAAAATTAACGTATTTTATGACAATAGATTCAGGGTTTGTCCCGATATTTGCACTGTGACATTAAAAAATAAGTTCTTGTTGTTTGATTCTTGAATTTTTTTTCTACATTTGTAGCACGTTGCAGATAAGAGATAAATTCAAATAAAACAATAAGAATATAAAATATTAAGTGTCTTATTGTTTTTCTACTTGGATTGATTCTTATCTGTAACGGGATTTTGGAGTTTTCCGGACGAAAAAAAGACATGAATCGGATGGATATCCCCAAAAATCCATCCGATTTTTTTTTGTTACAGATTATGAAGCTACAATTAGGTAGAAATATTAACATAAGTCTTAGACTTTTGGAACAGTGGTCAGATGATTCACTGTTCATGGAATTGTATGCTTTATACTGTATGATAAAAATCTCCCGCCGGGATTCGAGAATAAGATTCAAAAACCAGAAAGATCTTCTTCATAAACTTGGAATCGGGTATTCGAAGTTCAAGAACATGACAGGACATCCGATGTTTGACGAACTGTTCCGTATGACGGATAGTACGTTAGTTGCAAGAAGATATCGTGTTAATGGCATACAACTTACTCTCGGATGCGGGAAAGTGAATATTCCAAAGAATAGGATTTTAATTAAGATAAAGAAAAATGAAATAACAAACCATGAAAAAGTCCTTGACAGGATAAGAGAGGCGATGTTTGTTAATTTAGTCAAAAACAATGAGTCTGTACTGAACAGTGGAGAGACAAACTCTCAGGCTGATGTCGTAGACGGAAGCCACTCGTATTATGGATTAATTGATTCGACGATAAGTAATAAAACAATTGCATTGTACTTAAATGTAGGACTAACAAAAGCGAAAGAGATTGTCGGTATGGCGATACAAGACAAGCTCGTAAAAAGGTTCGAAAACATACAATTTATAACATACGTAGATAATCCTCGTGCTTACATTGAAGCAAACGAACATAACTACCCAATAGGTAAGCTGATTCCGGTATATAGGCACGGAGCTGTTTTCTGGCAAATAGCAAATACCTGGACCTTGTATAAAAAAGGAGCAACAAACAGATGGTATTTTGGAGAGAAGGATATAGAGAAAGGAGAAAAAGAAAAAGTGAGTAAGAAAGACGATTTCAATTTCTTCTTAAAAGACAATACTCATATCCTACGTTTCCTAAACGCAGAGGAAGTTGTTTCCGAAGATGGCGAAATCCTTGGCATAGATCGTAAAAAGACAAAAGAAGAAGAAGCAAGGTCATTGGCTTCTGTTATGGCTAAAGAAGCGCACAAAGACTTCTGGGACGGATATGAGCGAAGTACACAAAACCAGATTATAAGAAAGTACTATCGCGCTATCATAGCAGAAGATAAGAAGCGAAGAATGGACATGTTCTTAAACCGTCTTAAACAATCATACGACAAGGTTAGTGGGTGGAGTAAGGAGAAGGTAGCCACAGTAAAGGCAGGCATGGCTGATGCGGAAGCCTGCTGTGCTGAGGTGGGGACGTCCGTTGCCGGGGTCTGCGGTAGGGTAAGTAGGAGAATGAAATCCTATAACAATACTGCTCCTGACAAAAAGGCAGGTTTTAATGAGGTACGGGATATGTATGCTGAGTTCGCCGGCGAGATGGCTAAAGCGGTGGGATCGGTAAGCGAAGACATCTATACGTATGTTAAGGCAGAACAGTTTAAGGAAAAGATAGGGAATATGGATATATCGATCCAATCATTACCTAATATTAGTATAACAGTAGATAATGATAAAGAATTAGATGGTGAATCCGTATTCAAGGATATACCATTTGAAGAACTATCATTCTATAATGATACCTATCTATATCCTTCATCTCAGTATTCATCATTATAATGTTTGGTACTTGAGAGAGGGTCTGTTCTTAGTGGTCGCCGACAGAGCCGAAAAACGATAATCTCGTAGAACACCGAGGAAACACCCGTTAGCCACCACTATGCCATAACCATATCTATACGAAACCATATTACTGTCTGATCCAAAACCACTTATCAAACTTATTATTTCTTTTTAATCCTAATTAATTCATTTTATATTTTAGGTTTTATTTTATTTTCATACTTTTGTTTTGTAGAACAAAATCAGAAAAAAGATGGCTATAAGTTACGACAAAAAAATCATGGAGTGCGTTCTTCGTTCAGTTATGTCCGAAGGTAATGTCGCACAAGGAAAGGCTATTAAGTCTATTTGTAAGTCACCTAAACCGCTGTTTATAACCGGTAGGGCTGGAACAGGAAAAAGTTTTTTCATCAAGCGTATCGTACCGGCATTAAAAAATGCGGTTATTGTTGCTCCTACAGGTATTGCTGCTGTTAATGCAGGGGGTCAAACCATTCATTCTTTTTTCAGAATTGGAATGCAGCCTTACATTCCTGAAATAAGAAAGGGTAAGTTCATGGATAATTGTGAAAACAAGTTTAGAGGAGAATCTGAAAAAATTTTACAGAATATAAAGTATCTTATCATAGACGAGATTTCTATGGTTCGCCCTGATCTTCTTGACAACGTAGCTGATATACTTCGTCATGCAAGAGGAGACAAGGATCCGTTTGGCGGAGTGAAACTTATTATGGTAGGTGATTTATTTCAGCTTCCGCCAGTAATTAAGGAGGATTTTTTTAGAGAAATATACGATACATCTTATTTCTTTAGTTCCAAGTCTCTAATGGCTTCTGGTATGGAAATGGTTTCTTTTGAAAAAATATATCGTCAGAAAGATGAGAAGTTTATTAGTGTCCTTAATAAGGTGCGTGAAGGGAAGATGGATGATGATGTATTTGATACAATAAACAGCAGATGTATTCAGTCTGATAATAATCAAGGATATGTTGAGATTGTAACTACCAACTCAAAAGCTACGGCTATTAACGAAATGAGAATATCATCGTTACCAGGATCTTTAATAAAATTAGAAGCTGTTATAAACGGTGATTATCCTAAAGATGCTCCGGTTGAAAAAACTCTTTTCTTGAAAGAAGGATCAAGAGTTATGATAACAAGAAACGGAGGAGAGTACTTCAATGGTTCTCTTGGTACTGTATTATCTATAAAAAAAGGGGAGATTGAAGTAGTCCTTGATAAACCAAAAGATGATGAGCATACTAAGGTTGTTATAACACCATGTTCGTTTGAGAAAGTAAAATACGTAAGAAACGGATATAAGATAGAATCTGAAGTAGTAGGAGCTATTATTCAGTATCCTATAAAAATAGGTTATTCTATCACGATCCATAAAGCCCAAGGTCTGACATTGGATGCGGCTATGATGGACGTATCTAATTCTTTTGAAACAGGACAGCTATATACAGCTCTTTCAAGAGTAAAGTCTCTTGATGGATTATATCTTCGTCAACCTATTCCTAAGACGGTAAAAACCAGCGATCAGGTGGTGATAAACTTCTATAAAAGGACTCTTGGTAATGGAGGTATTGTGAAACCGGTTCCAATGGAAGAGCTTGAAAAGTCAATGATTAATTTGTCAACCGGATCTGAAATAGATTTTGCAGAGTTTAATTTATAAAAAAATGTAGTTATGAAAACAAAAGAAGAAAAACAAAAGAAGTTTGTGACAGAATTTGAAATCAATGGAGAAAAGTATGGCGGATATATTTATGCTACAACTTTTTCCGAAGCTGAAGATTTTGTTAGACAAAGAAAAGCGACAGAGAAAGTTGTAGGTGGTCCGTGTTTAGAACAAGAAGAAATTAATCGTCTTTATAACCATTCCTCTTAGAATTTTTAATGATTCTTGTTTGTTGGCATAACCTTGAGATGGTGATACTATAGTATATAAGTACCTAATAAGAATATGGCAAGAGTAGATAAAATATTTCAAGACAATTTGGCTCTTATAATGAGCCAGCCGTGGGAAGAGGTAAAGCGACCGGTCTACGGTGACGGGACAGGCGTCAAGGTGAAGCGCATCCTACAAGTATGTAACCAGTACGATCTTCGTCGGGAATTTCCTCTTGGTTCACTTAGACCTACTAATCTTAAAAACTCCATAAAAGAAATATTGTGGATTTGGCAAAAAAGATCGGTAGACGTCAAAGATCTTGGTCTTCATATCTGGGATCAGTGGGCTGATGATAATGGAAAGATAGAAGGATGTTATGGAGATATGGTGAACAGACATGTTTATATGGGAACCGGAAAAGCTCCAGAGGGTATGATAGACATCCATGATGGTCTTTACGGTTTTCTTAACCAAACAGACTTCATTCTTTGGTCACTCAAGAATGATCGTTCATCAAGAAGAATAGTGGCATCTATGTTCGATCCTGAAACCAATGGACTAAAACCTCTTCAAGAATGTGCGTTTCAGATCAATTTATCTGTTAAAGGAGATGAGTTGTATATGACGCTTTATCAGCGCAGCCAGGATATGATTACAGCTTCTTACTGGAATGTAGCTCAATATGCGGCGTTGATGATGATGTTCGCTCACGACGCCGGGTTAAGGCCCGCAGTTTTCACTCATTTTATACAAGATATGCATGTGTATGACCGTCACGAAGAACAGGCAAACGAGCTCCTCCGTCGCTCTCTCTTCGGCCCGGTTCCGCAGGTTACTATCTCGTCCCGTATGGAAGGGAAGGGGTTTTATGATTTTGTAGCTGATGATTTTGAGGTATGGAATTATGAACCGAAGGAGCAAATAAAATTTGAGATTGCGAAATGAAAATAAGCATAGATAGAAGAGCCAAAATGATTCCTATTATGGAAATCAGTGCCGGCGATGAAGTTAATATCGGAGGCTTTGATTATATTGTTGAAAGCATAACTCCATGTAGGAAAGGATCTTATTCAGATGCGTATGGAATTAGGTTGGTCATATCTTCTTATAAGCATGGCCAACTTGTAAGGAAAGTAGATAGTGTTTTTTCTATCGATTCTATTTTAGTATTTCTCCCTAAAGGAGATTCTGTTGTAGTAGAGTGCTCTTATAGAGAACTTGAAGAATATTTCCCTAAAATATAGTACAATGACAGGCGAAGAAAAATGTAACCGATGCGAGCAGTTTGGACCGAACGGTCTCACTGACTATCCATGTAAAAGGATTCCATCAAGGAACTGTCCTTGGTTTATTAAAATATCGGATAAGAAATATAAGAAGATTCTTGCCGATAGGGTGAAAAGAATTAAGGAGAATGAGAAACTTAAGCAAGAGATGATGAAAGATCAGGATCTTGTTGAAGAAGTGAAACAAAACACGAAAAGATTAATGCAATGAAAAAGAAAAATATAAAACCAGAAGAAGTGGAAGTCGTTATTCCTAAAGAAGTAGAAGCTATTAACATATGTGGAGATATCGATAGTTTTATAAAACACATTATATATGTCAGCTTGGATAAGGTAAGTAGTGATAGGGCGTTTGTTAATAACGATATTCTGTATATGGTTACATACGCCTCTATAAAAGGTAAAAATATACCTGTTGGTGTATTAGCAAAACAAAAAGAAGCTGAAACAGAAGATATTGCTATGCCGTTTGAGGATATTGGAAGGGATGTAAATGTAGTGTATCCTATTGAAATAGGAAAGAAGTTTAAAGGATTTTACATTCTTAGTAATGGTGCTGTGGCTATCGATTATGAACTTACAGACAATGGAGGTTTTGAAAATGATGATAGTATTGGTAAAATCGACATGAATCTAAATTGATACATTATGGTATTATATATAGCAGCAGATCCGGGAAAAGATGGAGCCATAGCCTGCATCGATCAGGACAGTAAACTAATATCAAGAATCTCCACTCCAAGAATATCAGCTTCAGGACCAGTAGACTTGACTAAAGAATATGTTTTTTGCCGGGATACGATCGTAGAAAACAATCCTGATAGGGTAGTATTTGTCATAGAGGACGTACACGCACTGTACGGGGTCAGCACGTCCTCTACAGCCTCCCTCATGGAGAACAAAGGCCAACTGCATGGGCTGTTCCTCTCCCTCTGCATGGCATTTACGGACATAAGTTGCTCCGTTAATTTCATAGCCCCTAAAACATGGCAGAAATTGGTTTGGACGCATTCTGATAAGGTTATGGAAGCCAGTAAGGTAAATACTAAGAAAACGTCATTGGCTTGCGCTAAAAGGCTGTGGCCAAACGATACATTCGTTAAAAACGAAAGATGTAAGACCGCTCATGACGGTATAGTTGATGCAATGCTTATAGCAGAAGCAACAAGAAGAAGTATTTAATCTATTTTAAATCATTTTAAATCTAATTAATTCGTAATTAGATTTTAAAATAATACATTTGCAGTGTTAGACAGTCATAATCGTAAGTTTTAAAAAATGAAAGTAAGAGTTCCTGGCATACTAATGAATGAGAAACTTTCAAACATTTCAAAGATGTTTGATAAGGTCTTAAAGGATTGTGTCACATCGAATATAAAAATTACTTTATATTTTGATCATATCCGGATACAAGCCATGAACGAACGTATAACATATACGGATGATATTTTCGATGTGAATACTGATATTTCTTGTGACCAGAAGTTTTCTCTTTTAGTAGATGCCGGGACTCTTATTTCGTTTTTTAAAAATCATAACCAGGATATAGAGATAGAGATTAAAAACGATTACAGTATTGTTTTTAAATACGATAGAGGATCTTTTTCTTCTACTTGGATTGAGGATAAGGCTTTTCCTGATTTCTTTTATCCTGTAGGTGACGGTATTCGTGTTATGAGCTCATCTTTCATTCAGTCTATGAAAAGATCTTTTGCGTTTGTTGGATCGGATGAGTTTAGACCGGCTATATGCTCGATTCTTCTTAATGTGAAGAAGGACTATATTGACATTGTTTCTACTGATATGTTCCGTCTGTTTATAAATAGGAAAGAGTATGCTAATGCAGTAGAAGAAAGGTCGATTATGCTAAGCGAGGTCGCGGCTTCTATCTTATACCGCTTTCTATCTGATAAAGATACGGAGATCAGTATTTCCACAGATGGCGTTAGGACATTCTTATGCTTTGATAATGTGATTATATCGGATATGAACGTAGAACAACAGTATCCTAACTACGAATACGTATGTAATAAATTCGAAAGATCTTCAAGGGTTAAGTTCGACAGGGATTTGCTTATATCGGTTCTTAATTCTATGACTTTAGTGGATAATGTTGTTAATGTCAAGGTAGATGAAGAAAACGGTATAACGGTAATGTCTGAGGATTTTGGAAATAGAAAAAGAATAATGGAATCGATGCCTTTAAATGCGCTTGAAGGCCCGTGTTTTAATTTTTCTATCGGTAAGGAAAATATACTGTCTTCCGTAAAATCACTTATAAAAGGAGATACTGTCATGGATTGGTCTGATCAGTATAAGATGATAAAGATGTTCAATCCTAAATACGAATCAACATACGTTTTAAATCAAACATTGTATAATCTATAAATAATTCATAATATGGCTTTTAGAGAAAACATAAGTTTTGGTACAACTTATTATCTGTATATTAATTCGGATGGTAACTTGTATGAAAAAAGTAACGAACCGAAAGAAGGTTTCGTTCAGCACATAAATCCTAATAACGGTCAGCCGGCAGGATATTGGAAAGAGTATTATAATGGAATAGTTGGGTACATCAACTACATCGGGTTAAAGACAAGTACTTTCTCTAATGGAAATACTGCTACTAATTTCCTTATCGTGTTGAAAGATTACGAGCTTAATGAAAACTATTGTATTTCCATACCTCTCGTAAATCAAAAAGGAAATATCAAGGGCTTTGTTAAGAGCTTCGTAAAATACTACGAAAACATCGATTTCAGTCGTGAAATTTATTTCAATGTTTTTAAGAAGAAGAAAGATGACGAGTTTGGATCTTCGGAACTTATTATCGCGTATGCTGGAGTAGACGGAGAAAAAGATCAGCTTGTTGAACGTTTTTATAAAAAAGGCGTAAACGGCTGGCCTGACCCTATTGAAGTTACAGGATTTGATGGCAAGAAAAGCCTTGATTATTCAGCTCAAAACAACTTTACTTATCAGAAGATTACTGAATATTCAAACAGGTTCAATGCCTCTATTAAAGACATCAGAGCCGGTATAATGGCTAAATTAGGGATAGGAGGAAATACTCAGCAAGAGCCTACATCTCCTCAGACTTATACCCAGCAGCCGGCCGCGCCTCAACAGGTTCAACAACCTCAGTCTGTTCCGAGTGCTATTCCGTATCAGAATTACCAACAACCTGCTCAACAGCCAGCACAGTATCAGGCACCGGCTTATACGCCACAGCCAGCGGCTCAGCCTGACCCGGCACCTACTACAAGGAGCACCAAGCCTCAGCATCAGACGCAGCCACATCCGCAAGCACAGATGCCGAACTTCCCTCCTATGGAAGAAGAAGACCTTCCATTTTAATATAAACATCAGCCCAGGAGAATAACATCTCTTGGGCTTTTAAAGATAGTGTAGAATGATAGTAGAAATAGTTACAAGATTTCCCCTTATTAAACTTCGTAGGAAAGTGACAGAAGAAAGGATTATGGCGAAGCATGGGGATAAATTATGTATGATCTACTCAGAAACCAGAGAAAAATATAAGCAAGGAGATGAGTGGGTCGATGATCCTAATGATGCAGACATAAGTACTTTTCGTGAGTGCTATGAATCAACTAAGGACATAAAAAAAGAAGGTATTGTTTATTGTACTATAAAAATATGATCATGGACAAGTTAGAAGATATTGAAAGACTTCTTTCTGAAAAAGAAGATAGCAAGAAGGATACTGTTTCTGAAAAGAACAACAAACATAAAAAAGAAGATAAGGTCGTTAATAAAATACCTGAATCGTATTTGACTCCAGGTTATCAGAAGACTGTGCAGGTAGGTATTAAGAAGCTGTATCCTGATGTCGTGGTACCTGAATACAAACATGATGGCGATGCATGTTGTGATATTCGTGCATATAGAGTGGTGAAGATGGTGAATGACATGGGAGTGGAAATAGATGTTCCTTCCGATTTTGAATCAATCACCTTATATCAAGGCTATTCTGTTAGAATCGGAACCGGCTTCAAGTTGAATATCCCAGAAGGATGGTGTGCGAATGTAGAAGGAAGATCAGGATTCTCTTTTGACGAGGGAGTGGTAGTTACTAACGCACCTGGTAAATGCGAATTTACCTACAAAGGAGAGTATATGGTTAATCTTACTAAAATCAATAAAAAACCGACCGTAATCCATAAAAACGATCGAATAGCTCAGATGGAAATAGTTCCACAATACAAAATGGTATTGGAAGAGGTGACAGATATTGAGGTAGAAGACGGAAATGAACGTGGAGAAAAAGGTCTTGGTAGTTCTGGAGTTAAGTAATGTTTAAATATTTTGAAAATGAGCATGTTAGGTTTTACATTCATCACAGACAGCAAGCTGTCAATGTACAGGGAGAAAGCTATTAAATCCGAAAATCTTGCAAAAGAAATTGAGGAAATGCAGGATAAGGCTGATTTTTACAAGGAAAGGCTTTCCGAACTTAAGTCAGATATAGCTTCAAAGGATAAAGAGATTTTATCTATTGGCAAAGATCTTTCTGAGTCTAAGGAAAAGATTGACGCCTTGAAGGAAAATCAGAAAAAGCTGATAAAAAGCGTCAAGAAGAAAACGGAAGAACTTGATGCGGCCAAGGCTGATCTTGACAAAGCTAAGTCCGATCTTGATGAGGCTAATTACAAAATCAGTAACTTGGAAGAAAAGAAAAACAGTATATCATTTGAATTAAAAAAGAAATCAAATGCATTGATTGAAGCCAGGATCAGAATCGGAGATTTGGAAAATGAGGTTTCGGTTGGAGCCAAGGCAATACAGGAGTTAGAATCGAAGTTGAAATTAATGCAAGTAGAATTAAGAGGCTACCAGATAGGTATAATCGGTAAAGACAAAAACGATGTCGCTGAGCCGGAATTGGATAAAGATGAGGAGTCGAATAAGGATGTGGCAGAACCAGAGAAGTCTGATGTTGTTCCTGAGACGGATGTGATTCAGGAAGAAGCCGGTGATATTGTGGAGCCCGAAAACGAAGCTGAACGAGTAAAAGACACTAAAAAGAAGAAGAAGAAAAAAAAGAAGTAGGTATTTTAATCCTTTTTATATTTTAATGTTTGCCATATTATGGGTTAGTACTTAACTTTGCGTTGAGAGAGTTTTTAGGATAATTATTGGTTAATATTTAGCTGTTATATGCAGGCGTCTGTGAAGGCTCCTGCATATTTTTAAGGTCCTGTAGCTTAGTGGTGAAAGCAAGATGCTCATAACATCGAGATCGTGGGTTCAAATCCCTCCGGGACCACTGTCCAATGGTGTAGTGGTAGCACAACAGATTTTGGTTCTGTTAGCGGAAGTTCGATCCTTCCTTGGATAACGATTAAGTTTTTGTGGAAATGTTAATTATCTCAGTGTTTGCGGTGTGTGAACATAGCAAACATTAAATGGCCCATTAGTTTAATGGATAAAACCTTTGAGTCCTAATCAAAAGTTGCCTGTTCGATTCAGGCATGGGCTACATGGCTTGTTGGATGAGTGGTTTAGTCAGGGGTCCGCAAAACCTCGTATGGCGGTTCGATTCCGCCACAAGCCTCTAAAAAAAGTAAGACAATGAACTACCCAGAGCAACAAATGCTTAAGATCCTTAATAGGGATCTGTTAAGTAATCCGATGTATGTTATTAACAATCTTCATATATATGATTGGGAATCTGACTTCCTGGCCATAACAAGATCATTGTACGCTTATGAAGTAGAGGTTAAGATGTCTAAACAAGATTTCTTTAACGACTTCAAAAAGGATAAAAAACATAAAGTTCTTAAGGACGGCATTATTAAGGTAGGTGGTGTCATAAGCTATCCTCCAAACTATTTCTACTACGCCTGTCCGCCTAATATGATTGACGTAAATGAAGTTCCGTCTTATGCCGGGCTGATTTATGTCGATGTTAGTAAAAATAGGAAGAACGTCGTTAAGGTAGCACCTTTAATTCATAGACAGAAGTTTGATGTAGTGGGTAGGAAACTGGTGGATAAGTTTTACTACAATATGCTTACTTGGAAGAAAAGAGCTATTTCAAACGTGTATGCTGACCCGGCCAAGGAAAGAGAGAAAGGCGTGCGTGCCGGAGCTGAGGCTGTGAGGAAGTCGGCCTGGGATGCGTTCAGGGCGCAGTGCCCGCACATTGCTTTCCCCTATGGAAAAGAATTTCCGATGTGTGACGATCATGAACAGGATCATCCCATGAGAGACTGCATACTTCAGTGTGAAAAAGGTAGAATATTTAAAGGTAGATTAAAATGAGTACCCCACGTGAATTAAGTAGGATAGCTAATAGGATAGCCGGTAAGATGACTGACGATGGATGGGTTAGTCCCGGTAGGAAGAATCTTGTCTCTGATAAGAAGGTTATGGAGTTAATAGATTTGATTTTTAATGAAATATGGAGGGAATTAGATGACGGGAAAAGAGTCCATATCAGGAAACAGATGATTTTCAAAAAGATTTTTGTCAGTAGGCAAAAAGATAAATACTATATACAATGCATAGAAAAAAGGGACGCCAAATAGACGCCCCTTTTCTTTTTCTGTAAGTAATTGTTATTTCATTACTTTCCTTACCAACTTAGAAACAGCTTGCGTGATAGTCCACCTGATGTTAGCATTAACATTGATAGTCTGAGGAGTACCGTTTGCATCCAAGTTAATTACCTCCTTGTCTATTTCCAAGAACGGATCACCTGCTGTCTGGGTAATAACCGTATTAGCTGTCTGACCACCAGCGGCCGTAACCTTAAGAGTATTTACCTGATCGTTTATAATAGTGTTCGCTGCAATACCGGAGAATACGATACTGAAAGCAAAGCCCCCTGTTGCACCAGGGTCGTCGGCAATAACAGCGCCGTTGCTGGTAACCTTGCCTGCCGCCTGATATCTGGCAGGTATTTCCAGCGTCAGAGGATGAGTCTCGTCCGGAGTTAAGGAGAACGTTAATTTAGTTGAGTTACTTGTACCGTTGATCGTTACAGTACCACCTCCTTTCCCTACAGATGCAGTAGGATCTATTTTTACAAACTCAGCTGCCGCAGCTTGGTTGATGGTAGCAGTTTTCTTAACACCGCCTGATTCGGCACCAAATTCTACTTGTTGCGTGCGCTGTACACGACCTTCGTATTTTTCACCTGATACGGTGACTGCCTGATCACCGTCACCTGATCCCGGATTGAAGGTTACAAAACCTATTTTCAATTCTGCCATGACATAAATAATTTTGTAGTTAATTAATATCTCGACAAAGATAGATTTATTATACGAAAATCATATTATTCATGTTTATAAATTAAAAGTTATCTTTATCCCAAAATAAGACAATCATGAGAAGAAGATTTTTTAACAAAATAGGGGGGGGGCGGTCTCCCTACTGATAATTTTATAGTTTTTGATAAATCTGTATCAGATCCTGCTAATATAACAATAAGCGAAGACTTCGATTTTTTATATAGGTTGATTACCAGTGGCTTCTATAGAGTTCTTTGCAAGAGCGCTATGGGAGGAGGAGAGGTTTTTGTATGTAGATTAGATGATAACGACAGTAACTTCTATCTTGATGGTAGTCCGGCTGATCTTACCGGACAAGAAGGTGATGTGATGGTCGTTTTCTTAGAATTTTGGTATAAATGGTATAAGGTGGATGATAATAAATTTCTTTATCATTTTGCTGATCATAATATCGATGGCACTTACATCCATGTCCCGCAATCTCTTGTTGGAGCATATAAAGGATATGTGTCTTCAAATAGACTATATAGCTGGAGTGATGTTACTCCTACGACGAACGTATCATTATCTGATTTCAGAAGTTACGCAAAAGCGCGTGGCACCGGGTTCCAGGTGATAGATTTTCAACAACATTGTGTAATTGCTATGATGTTGTATGCTAAGTACAAAACACGTAACCTGCAAGGCGTATTAGGACCCGGTGGCGCAGGAAGTAGCCCGGCTACAACAACGGGAAGCAGCAACGCAACCGGCGGTGCGGATACCAAAAACGAAAGTTCAAAGTACGTTTGCGGCTTAGGACTTGAAGGGGTTTTTGGCGGTATCTGTGAATGGGTTGAAGGTGTAGAAATAAACAACCGAGTTTGGAAAATCACCGACCCGGACGGTTCGACTCGCAATGTGAACGCCGAGACTTTCAGCGGTTGGATAATAAATATAGCAGCCGAAAATGGTCCGTTTTTTGATGTGGTGCCGACACAAGTTGGCGGTAGCGATTCCACGCATTATTCAGATTACTATAGTCGGACATCAGACAGCTCCCTTGTTTTGGCGCGCTCCGGTTACCGCTCGTATCCGACTGGTGGCGTGGCGTATACGGATGCGGCTTACGATGCGTCGGACATGGATTCGAGCTACGGTTCTCGTCTTGCTTTCCACGGAACCATATCCGAATTGGCTCCAAGGCAATTCAAAAGATTACCCGTATTATAATATCATATTTTAATTGTTTTTAAATTGTATTGTTAATATTATTACGTATATTTGCGATACAATTTAAAAACATTATATCATGAAGATAAACTTTTTAAGCGGTAAAACCTATGTAGGTTCTAAGACAAAAGAAGCTAAAATCAGAAAGCTTTCTATTAGCAAAGATCGGATTATGACCATATCGGTGGACAATCTGAAATGGATGGGTATCGAAGATGCGGTTCTGGTTGGTATGGAAGAAGGAGCTGAGTTTAAAGGGGTGTTGGATTCTAATTTGTATATAGCTCCTTCTAAGGTAGAAGACGAGAGATCGTTTTTATTAAATAAACAAGGTGAGAAATATAGACGTATTTACCTCCGTGATGTACTGTCTTCGTTAGGTTGGGATATCGGTGATAATCAGTATGCGGTTTATGATATTGTGAAGGTTAAGGACGAAGATGGTGTGTTCTGCCTGGTTCCGAGAGAGATTAAGAAAAGTAAGTTTGAAAAAGGAGAATGATATGGTACAAGATATTGATATAAAATCCAAACGAATATTATTGTTTGATTTTGATGGAACGCTTATAGAAACCGCTTCTGGGAATACGTTCGCTACAGACTTGACAGATATGAGGATTAAGATGGATGTGGTGAATAAGGCTCTTGACCTCATGCAGGAGAACGGTGTTAAGGTATTTGCTATCGTAAGCAATCAAGGAGGAGTAGAAGCTGGGTTTGTTTCTGGAGCTGATATTGAAGCTAAGATAGAATACGTACTGAGGTGCGTACATGATCTGGCGGTAAAGAGAGGCATAAGAGGCGTCTTGTATGAAAAAAGGTTGTGTTATTCAAATGACGAACAAAATCCGATGAGGAAGCCTAACACGGGCATGATTGATGATATTCTTATGAAGTGTAAAGACACGGTAATGCGCGGTATGAACTTCAGTCAACTTAAGGGATGTTCGTTGATGGTCGGGGACGCCAGTGGCCTACCAGGGCAGTTCTCTGATTCGGATAAGGTATGTGCTTATAATTCCGGTATTAACTATATGGATATTACTACGTTTTTGGATAAAGATCTTGATTTAGAATATGTATTGTCCAAAGAACATACAAGTGAAGGAATAGTTATTCTAAACAACGATCATATATATATCCTTGAAAATCCATATGGGGTTGATCTTAATATAAAAATCACTTTAAAAGATTTTTATAAGATTGAAACCGATGATGGAAAAACTGCAACTGTAGATGATGTATTGAATTTAAAGATTGATAAAGATCAGAGTTTCAATTCATATAGTGATATTATAAAAATAGAGACATTAGAAGACGGTAGTATCAAATATATAAGCTTATATCATGAAAGCAAAGAAATCAGCGATAGTTTATCATAAATCAGATTTGGATGGTGTGGCGTCGGCTGCCATCGCCTCCATATACGAAAATCGTAAGGAGAATGTGTTTGTGCATGTCCCGTATTCGTATGAAGATGATGTTAATATCGTACTTAAGAAAGTAGATGAATGTGAGGTAGTTTACGTTCTTGATGTGTCTTTCGGAGCAGAATCTAAATCTATTTTCAGAAAGTGGCTGGATGAGGGAAAGAGCCTGATGTGGATAGACCATCATAAAGGAATTATTGAAGACAGTAAGGAATGGGGATTTACCGTTCCAGGGTTGAGGAAGGTAGGTGTGGCGGCGTGCGCCCTGGCGGCCGACCTGCTGATGGGGAAGGTGCCGGCGATCGTCCGGTGCTTGTCAGACTACGATGTGTGGAATAAAGAATCCGGTTTAGGCTGGGATACGGTAGTAGCTGTCCAGTATGCCTTGAGATCAAAAATAAGACTCAATGTATTGATTGCATTGTCGTATTTGTATGATCATTTTAAAGAAGATATGAAGGATAATGAAATTGATCTTATTTTTTATGATCTTGCTAAAGAAGGACGTGCTATAATTAACTACGTAGCTGCCAAAAACGAAGATGAGGTAAGTAGGTGTTCGTTCGAAGCGCACGTCGATGAGGTGAAGGTTGTAGCGATGAATACCGCTGAATCAGGTTCTAAGGTATTTGATTCTCTTACACCGGACTGGTTAGACGGTAGAAAAATTAAAGCTCTGATGCCATTCTGTATCATGCCAGGTGGAAAAGTTAGGTTCTCTCTTTACAAATGCGTAGAAGACGGCGTAGATTGCTGTGAGGTAAGTAAGAAATTCGGTGGTGGAGGACATGCTGGTGCTGCTGGGTTTGTGCTTGATGTATCAAGCGACCAATTTAAGGACTTCCTTGAAAACCACAAACTTACTTCAATTCAATAGATAAATAAGGTTATGTTTTAAATAGGATTGGTTTATATCAATCCTATTTTTTTTGTGTTGTGTGGATAGGTGGGTGTGATGGGAGATAGATGAGAAAATGAAAAATGTTTGTGTGATGGGAGAAAGACAGAAATAGGTTTGTGTGATGGGAGAGAGGGGGTACCTATCACGAACCTCCCGCCCCCGAAACGCGTTTTCTCCCCCGCACCCCCTTCGCTGGAAAACCGGAAACGCGTTTTTTACCTCAAACCTACAAACTCGCTGATTATCAACAGTTTATTTAAATTATTGATAATCAATGTATTATTACAACCTATTGATTATAAGCCACTTAAATAAGCATATATTCTACATATTAATGTACGCGTATAATACTACTCTCGTTCGTTTTATAACTTGCTGATAATCATATAATAGAATCGAAATTAATACAAGTTAACAAAAAAAAGATAGCATATATATTTGTGGTATTGATAAATGTCGTATATTTGCGTCGTGATCGAGAGAGATCACGAGTTAACATAGTGAACTTATATAGTGTACCCGTTGGGTGAACTATATATGTATCTGTAATTGCCTGCGTTGTGGGTCATTAAATTGAATATCATTTGTTTAACAATTAAAATATATTGGATATGATTACGAAAAAAAATGTAAACAAACTACAGAATGCTGTTATTAAAGAAAATGCTGCAAATTTGGTAGGTGCGGTTAAGTTGTACAACGCTCTATTTTCTAATGGTGCTGATTTGAAAGCTATTTGTAAGGCTTTAGAAATACCGGCAGAATACGCCGTAAAGGTAGCAACCCTCGCCAAAGATAAAAATCGCCTGGTGACGGTATGTAGCCAAATGTTACCGAAAGTAGATGATATCTTTGTTAAGTTTACTTTATACTCTAAAGTGTATAAAGATACCAATGTAGACAAAGAAAAAGGAATTGAAGCTAAAACGGCTGATTGGTGCGCTGAGAATGTGGTTTACGGTAGCGAATATAAAGCATTTGGTTTTACTACTGCCGAATCATTGGAGACTAAAAAAAGTACTAAATGGTTGGTAAAAGAAACCGACGAGTACAAATCTACTTATGTGGCTGTTAAGATCAAATCTTATTCTATTCGCACTGTGGCAAAGTGTGTAAGTGAATACCTCGCACATGAAAGCAACCAGCAGTAACAAGGCACGGAGAGCGCCGTTAAGCTCTCCAAAGGTTTGACGCGTACCGTTAAACGCGCCTGTACGCCGTTGTCAGTGGGTGCACGTCCCGCGTATGCTTTAGACTGAAGCTGACAAAATAGAGAGTTATTTTACATATTGGAGGTAGATATACCGTTGCCCTTGCCGTTGGCAATTAAAGGGCTGGTATTACTGCATGGACTATCCGAATAGGTATGGTTTATGTTAGGTATGTGATTACAGTTTGGAAAACATGCCGTTGCACGAGGTTTATCTTCAGATCGAAACGTGTCTTACTTGCTTACACGAAAAACAGAACAAGGCTGTAGATTAAATTACAGGGTACAAGCATGTAGCCTACCATGTAGGGACGTGCCGTATCAAAACGCAAGGACACAATCGCCTTTATTTGTGGCTAAGTTGTGTAGCAGACGGAAAATATAATAACAACATAGTACGGGCCTGTACACAAGAACTACGTACTAATTACGGGCTGTTGGTTGTAGCATAAAATTCGTACAGGATAGGAATGCGCGTTCGGTTCGATTCCGGAGCAACCTCTAAATTATAAACAATATAATAACATGGAAAGGAAATTTAAATCTTATATGGTAGATGTCCGCGGTCTGTCCAGGAAAGAAGCTAAAGAAAAGCGGAAAAGAGCGTATCGTGAATTTATGTTGTATCGTGATCTCAAAGAAGCGTATCATGCCGATACGGGAAAGGACAAATGCAAACGCAAAGTCCATACATCACGAACATACGTGAAGGAAAACATAAACAGTATTTAAACAGGAGTAGGGTTGTTCCGAATATCGGAGCAGCCCTATTTTTGTATCCTACTCTTTCTATTTACGGGTAGGATATTCTGAGAGTGAACGGCGGATGTGAGCTATATTGGTCTAAAACGAAACTAAAATATGATAGTTTGGATATAATGCCGGTATTTTGTCTATATCATGTCGTTAAAATTGGTCTAAAACGAAACTTGAGGCGGTTTTCTGACCCAAAATAGGGTGTCGGATGCCGCCTTTTTCATCTCTATGGATTGAAAATTAGGCTTATTGTACTTTTCTTAAAAATAAGGTATGCTTGATTATCAATTAGTTAGGTTTTATGATACCCGTATTTTCGGACACACTTATTGTAAATTTTTTATTTTATGTGGTGGTTTTTATTAGTAGCTGACCTGTATTTTTTATCGGTTGGAGTAAGGTCTATGTTAGAGTACGGACCAGATCAGTATAATATTGTGATGTTTTTTTGCTTTTCGTTTTTGGCTTTGATTATAGGTTTAAATATCTATTTTGATAGGAGGAGCAGACGGTAGGGCGTGGGCTGAAGACTCTCTATTCTCTCTATGGAATGATATTATCCCTAAACACCCCACACTTCATGCCAGAGTATAAGCTTGTAGCGCTCTCCGTATGCCGGTAGTGAGGCGGTAGGGCGTGGGTTCTATGCGGAAAGCCGGAGGATTAGCGGGAGTTGGAGAGAGGGAGGGGGAGGGCACTCCCTACCAACAAAATTCAATAGATAAGCGTTTTAAAACAGTGTTCTGTAGATCATTTCCACAAAATTCAATAGATAAGCGTTTTAAAACAGTGTTCTGTAGATCATTTCCACAAAATTCAATATGATAAGGGTTTAAAACAGCATTATATAGGTTCCTTCCAACAGATTAAGGGTTGAGGACTGCATTATGTGAGTATTTTTTTTTAAGCGGGATGTTTAACAATTAAAATATGGATGGTATGAACGTATATGACTTTGCGCCTGACTTAGATTTGAGTAAGGAGGTAGAAGGTTCTATTTTCGGGGTAAAAGGAATAGAAGGCAGTGATGGTATAGTATATGCTAAGGTAGTTAGCTGTGCAGAAGTTAAGGATTACAGTTGTGATAGGTGTATTTTTAATGATTGTTATAATAATACATGTTCATTATGTGATAGTGATAGTTGTGTAGATGGAGACTGGTTTTGTAGGTACGAACAGGCTGCCATAGAGGGGAAGTAGGCGGCGCCTTGGGCTAAGGCCTGCGGTTGTAGGTGGAACGTAGGTCGGAGCAGAGCCGGAACAGTTTATTGTGGAACTAAAAAAAATAAAAAGGAGGAGATAGCGATATGAAAAAGGCATTTAAGATATTTTCTATTATGTTTGTCATAGAAATAGTGCTGATAGCTATTTTAGATGCTATGGCGTAAGTGAGAAAAATTTCTTCATTAATTTTCTTATGCTTTAGACAAAGTGCTCCCGTCTGCGAAGATCGGAGCACTTGCTTTATGGGATTCATGGTGCGGTAGGTCGGTTCGATTCCGGCGATCTCACACAACATTAAAAACAAAGGAGGAAAGAAAATGAAAGATGGCATTAAATTGCATCCAGAACACGGATTGAATCCGTCTATAGAAGTCTGCATGATATGTGGCGAAGAGATGGGGATTGCTTTATTAGGGAATAACATCAAAGGGTAGGCGCCGCATCATATATGCACGGGAGAAATATGTGACAATTGCAAAAAGATAATAGATGACGGAGGTTGTTTTATTATCGAAGTCGAGGATGGATCAGATCAAAAGAATCCGTATCGTACAGGGAGATATTGCGCGATAAAGAAAGAAGCAGCAAAGAAAATACTTGGACAGGAACATAGTGTTGTGTACATGGAAAAGTCTGCATACAGTCAAATAATACCATAAAAATAAAGAAAGATATGTTTACAAAAGAAGAGCGATTATTCATTTGGAAAAATGTATATGAGGAGATCGAAAGGTCAGAGAATGGGGATTATATATGCGTCATGTTGAGAAATATAGTATTTAAGTTTTTCAGAACTTCTAAAAAAATAGAATCCATTTATGGGTTATATTTAGATAAACTGGTGAAAATATATTTCCCGGAATTGGAGGAAAAGAAAAGTATGGCTACAGAACCAGAAGAAGAATGGAGGATATATGGATGGTTTGGCTGTATTAGTCCGGAAACGAAGGAGGTGAGGCTAAATATCGTAAAAGACATTATAAAAGAATTAGAATAGTATTTTTGTTAATCTATTTTATTCATCAAATTAAGTTTTGGGTTTTGGCATGTCGGTTCGTGAGAATAGGCATGTCTATTTCTGTATCATAGAGGGATGGCGCGGCGTGCCGGTATGTATGTGCCGGTCCTGGTTCGATTCTGGGCATCTCACAAACAATAAATCATAATCATATGGAAGTAATAACATTCAGTCCAGACATGGATTTATCTTCTAAAGAAGCAGGAGATGTATTTAGATTAAAATTGTATGGCATAGAGTATGATGTCAAAGTAGTTGGTGACGACGAAAAGCCTGTCATGTCATGTAAAGATTGTATATTTTATAACAACGACGGAAGCTGTTTACTCTCAGAATCGCAAGACTGGTGCATTGAAAAAGAAGTTGTTTACTGTAAAATAAGACATGATGGGGGAATTTAATGCTAAAGACGCCAATTTCTTATGGCGTCAAATTGGTAGGATTGATGGGGTGATAGAAACTCTGAACCGTACCGAAGGAGAGATGCCGGAAATTATAGCCGGAGTGCTAAAAAGAATAAGAGACGATATAGATAAGTTTGTAGATAATAAAACGAAAGATTATGAGAATATATAAAAATGATATTATAAAGGCGTCAGCGATAAGCACCGGCGCCGACAGAGGTGCGTTGCTGTGTTCGATAACAGATTCAGGATTCACGTCTATAGCGGGCGTAATATCGGCTGTTAAGGATAAGTTACCAGGCAAAGATCATAAGAAGATGATTTTTGAAATACGGAATGATGGAAGAAACGAATATGGTAGATATAATAATTGTGGAGGAAAAATATGAAATACAGAGGTCTGTTGCTCCCTATGATATTAGCTGCAATGTGCGGAGATGATGCCTTTGTGCTAAATACTAAAAGGGGAAAAGGAATGCAATCTACATATAGAAGAGAAAAGATTGTCAGAACAGAAAAAGAATTTGATATTAATGGCACTAAAGTAATGGCATACTCAAGAAAGGATGCCATTAAAAGATTAAAACATAAGAAGTAGAAAACGGATTTTTATGTTAATGTTAGTTTTTTCATTTTTATTGAAAGGAGCGCCGGCCTGTGAAGGTATGCGCTCTTTATATTTATATAATGCATAAAACAATAATAAGATGACAGATAATAACATAGATGTGAATATCGTACCTGTAAAGAATGGTGCGAAACGTGTTGTGGTATCATATTACCATTATTCACGCAAGGACAAAAATCACATGAGTTCCCAAACGGATTACGTTTGGGAAACAAAGAATGAAGAAATGTTTAAATACTTTGAGGCCAGGAGGACAAAAGTATTTTATAGTCAGATTCGTGCCATGTGTAGATTCTATGGCAAGAAAAATGTACGTAAATACAAAAAGCTGTGATATTAAAAACGACAACCAACGAGTTTTGTTTCATTAACGTAAGTTTCTATGAAACAATAGCAGATCCTCGATATTTCTTTGAACAAGATTATGAAGAGATGCCGGAATATGAGGAGGAATTAGATTTTGATTTTGATTCTTATTGCAATAAGTTTATTCCTTTTGTACAGGAATGGGCGAATAAGGTGGGCGAACGCATTTATGAATATGGTGTGAATAACATAAAGGTAATATCGGTAGGACATCCAAAAGAGTACAATTATGGTACTGATTGGATGGATGTAAGGATAGAGTTTTGTGATGAATGGAGGAAAAAGATGTTATCTAACATTGGTAAGATTGTTAATGATGATAAATGCAAGAAGTATGCGGAGGCTAATTATCGGTCGGTATCAGGATACATCTTTTTAGGGCCTGAAGATTTAAAGGAATTTGAAAAGAAAATAATAGAAAGAAAGTCAGATTCGGGATATGATGTAACAATATTATTAAATATGTATCTAACTTTGGCTTTTGTAAAAGAATTTGGATTTAAAGCCGGAGAAGCGTGGAGTGAAATAACAGAATATGCTTACGGATGTTTGTCGTATTCCGATTTTGCAACAACAGAGATGCTTATACCAGAAGGTTCGGAGCATTTATTCAAAGACATTTACACGGCAAAGGCCGACGAATTATATCATCATGTCCTGGATAAATTCGGATGGGCGTGGCGTGATCCGAAATATAAGTCAGAAACAGAATTATGCGCGATGCTAAAGTGGGTAAAAGAAAAAGGCTTGACCATTGAAGAGTTAAGTATTTAATTGTTAAACATAAGGCAGTAGTGGTGCGTGAGTATAGGTGCTGCCGTTAAAATATTTTATAAGATGAAAAAAGAAGAGATTCAAACTATTTTATACACAATCAAAGAAGGAGACAGTATTAAAATCAAAGTACAAGACAAAAGTGAAGAGATAAGATTGCGGGATCATGTAAGAAGAACGCAGAAATACGGATACAGGTTTTGTTTGTCTCATTTGCATGATGGAATTTTCTACTTGGAGAAGTTGGAAGAAGGGGATAAGGATAAATACTATAGAGTAATAAACAGAGGAAATGGAAAGACCGGAGTATAATAAGCTACGCAAAATGGCTAAGACTACTCCAGGTCTGATAGTGGACGAGGCGCAAAACATGATGCGTGTATCGCTATACGATAATGGGGAACTTAAGAAGGTGGTAGTAGTAATGAAATGTGATTCTTTTTTACAGTCAAAAAGTAACATAGAAAAGATAATGTTATTATCATCTTCTATAGAAGATAGAAAAAATAAAGAAAAAAATAAAACAAAATCAGAAAATGAACAGAATAACAAAAATAAGAGAAGAAATAGGAGGAAAACAGGTTGATTTGACCTTTTACGGGCGCTTTTGCAGCCTTATCGAAGATGATAGAAAGATAATACTAAGGGCGATAAAAAACGGTCGTAAGAAGGGCGTAATTGGAGCCATTCAGCCTGGGAGACATGATAGAATTTGGACCACATGGTCTATTGCTTTTGATGATTTGAAGGTAGGGGATACGGTAGAGTTCAGTACATCTGGAAAATACAATCCCGGATTTCATGCTACGGAAAAGTATGTAGGGTGTGTAGAATGGATAAAAGGATCGGAATGTGCGATAAAAACCGGCAATGGAATGGCGGTAGTATTAATTAAACACATAGAAAGGGTAGTAAAATGATGGGGTTGAGAGAATTTGTAGAACTTTTTGACAAGAATGAAGTAAAGAATTTGTTTAATGCATTGTCTTCATGTATAGAATACGTAAGGATAGATTTGCATGTATTTAATATAGGTGCTCATGTTGCGTGTCTGTACAGTAATGATCCTGAATTGCTTTCACAGGCAGAAGGTTGTAATGTGAATATGATAATAGAGGTACCCTACTTGTTTGAAGCATTTATGGAATACGCTTCACCGGAACTGAAAGCTTATTATGATGAACTAACAAAAGAAGTATGAAAGAGGAAGTAGAACGGATAAAGAAGTTGGTTGGCATAGATCATAACAGATGGGAGCAACCTTGTACATGTGATAAATGCAAGAATATGTGTAAGGTTCCTTGTATTGGTACGCCAAAAGACATAGAGGCTATCATAGATGCCGGATACGCTGACAGGTTAAAAGAAACAATGTGGATGGTCGGGTATCTTGCAGTGAAAGAAAAACCAATAGCGATGATCCAGCCAACAGAAAAAGACGGGTGGTGCGCATTCCGCCAGCCGGACGGTCTCTGCGAGCTGCATGACCGAGGACTAAAGCCGACTGAAGGAGTTCTGGCTTCTTGTAAGGTGATTGAAGAAGACGATATTCCGACATACGAAACATCCGTACTTAGAGCAGTAGCTCATGAGTGGGTTAAGGTGGAGAACTTCGTAACTATAATGAGGGTCGTTTTTAAATTTTTGCATGAAAATGAACGTGGAAAATAAATTAGACAAAGTGGTTAATATCCTAAAAGAAAAAGGATTTGTAGTATATAGAAAGGGCGGGAAGGAGCCAGGTGTGTTTTACGCTAAAGAAGGTGACAGCCGGATAGGATTCGTTTATCCCAACAACGGATATATATACGACAGGATAAAAATGTGGTCTTTCTCAAGGGTGTATAAACCGCATAAGAAAACAGGGTCTTCGTGCTTAATGTGTGTCAGCGACGAATTTACTATAGAGAATGCGATTAAGAACATAGAGGATAGACTGTGGGTGAATTATATAAAAGATGGTAACAGAAAACGACCAGAAGAATATAAAAATATAAGAGAATTTGTTGGTAGCTTCACTAAATTCTACAACTCTGTAGAATTAGTTGAGGTTAAGTAGTTTTCCATGCGAGTTAGTTGCCGGCACTGGTCTGTGAAGATAGGTGCCGTTTTTTTATTCAAGAAAGGAGGACAAAGATGGAGAAAATAAGAATAGAAGTAGACAAAGTGATATTATACTATATGGATCGGGTAGACCCTGACGGGAACCCATACCGGTTCTATGTGTATAAAGGAATGGCATCTGAAATAGAATACTTTTGCACGGAAGAGGCAGGTAATATGACTATACCAATCGGAGAAGGAAAGTATATTGAAATCATGCCAAAAGAAATAGAGAAAATACCAGTAAGGGGATACAGGAGGCTTGCTGGAATATGGAATTGTGAAACATGTAACGGGAAGGGATGGTATAGGCTTTTTAATTATTTCAAATACAAGCCAGACATATGTTATATTAAAAACATAGGGCGTGATAAAAATGGAAACACAAGATATGAAATATCATTATTTAATGCCACTATGAATGTGACAAGGTATTTTAATCTGTGGAGAATGAAGCCAGGGATGCATGCTATGATAACAAACGAGTACGGAGTCTTGGATATTATAAAAGAAAAATTCGATAACATAAATATAGTGGAATATAGTGGAATATGGATCTAAATAAAAAGAGTAGAAAAGATTATGAGAAGTATCTTAACTCCATATCTCCAGATAGAGACGATGAGGCATGGATCATTGGAGGAAAGAACAGGTATTGCGGTAGAGAGAATTATGGCACTATGATCAAAAGGTATGATCCTATTGGTTTTAATGTAGGATACAGGGAGTGGGTAGAACAGCCAGAGTAAGGCGGCGCCTGCCCTGCCATGAGGTCGGCCTGGCTGTCTGTGGCCAGGACCGTACATTAGTCAGATAGTGAACGACGAAAACAATACAAATGTTTGTTAATTATGAGAGTAGAAGATTTAACGAAGTTTGAAGGAGAATGTCCTAACATAGTCGTATTTGGTACATATATGGATATTAGGGTTCCATTAACGAAGAAATGGAAGAAAATTATTAACGAGAGAGGAGATAAGCCAAACACGTATCATAACTGTTTGATTAGTTATATCTCAGAGCAGATCGCGTTGTCCGGATTCAACATGAAAAGCATCGGGAACCTGTTAATAAAGGGAATCGTTTTCAATCAAAACGATTACTATAAGTATAACGACGTAGGAGGATTCCCGGCAACTATCAACGATTTGGGATATTGGGATAAAAACAGGGTAGAGCCAAATGAAGATTTTTACACTGTTAGGCTGTTTAATACAGTAAGTGTATATGGATTGATGTTTGGACCCATAAAACAAAATAATTTCATTACGCTGGAAAATGATATAATGCAGATTAATGTTGGCAGCATAACTTACATCTAAAGAGATAAATCATGAAGCTATTATACTTAGTGGAGTCGGGAGAATCGAAGTTTCTTGTCTTCGACGAAATGCCTGATAAAATTAGCACAAAGTACGGAGATGATACCATTATTGGAAGGATAGGAGGTATATTCTATGATTTCCTTGCAAAGAGAAATGAGAGAAGAGAAGCTTTCGGGGGTAGAAAGTTCGATATCGTACTTGACAACGGAGAGATAGAGAAGTGTGAAGGGCAATGGTGGGATGCGGTGACAGACAGAGCAAGAGAAGAATTGGAAAAAGAGGGAAATCCATTTTCCAAAATGATGTTGATCGGTGTTTCTTCAGTAGATAGATTATCGGATTGTTATGTGTATTATGGGTTATGGGCATCCGAAAGTAAGATTGAAGAAATGATAGCTGACTACAAAGGTCATATATATGAGTATTACGAATTTAAGGAAGAGGTCATTAATAAGATAAATGAGACCCTTAGAAAATCATATATTCAATCTTGGAAAGAACAGATAATACGGTCTGGGATGAGGCAGAAAGGGAAAGACGTGTTTGAATCACCGGATGGATTGTATGTTGAGATGGCATATGAGAACAAAGCGTTTGTGCCATATAGACCTATAAAAGAAACCCAGGATTTACCTATAGATGCAAAGCACATACCACTTCTTACAAGGATATTTGGAAAGAACATACTTGCGGAGATAGGAGGAGGTAAGATATTTATAACTACTGGGAAATATGCTGTGAATTTTTGGTGTTGGACAAAAACAAAATAACATGAAAACAAAGATAGAAAACCTAAGTTTTATAGTCTTGATATCTTTCCAGTTTGGTATAGGAACAGATAAGACATATTCATCTGAAGCTATATCAGATTTGAAAAAGGGCAAATACTTCATAGATAAATGTTCAAGTAGAGACGTAATACCTTTAGAAGAAAGTGATAATGGGTGCGTAGAACATAATTATGTAGGGCGTATCAATTTAGAAGGACTAAATAAACTGTTATGGAATTGGATTTATCCAGACAGCATAACTAATACAGGTGGAAGTCTGACTCTTCAGTATGGATTATGCGAAGCCATCATGTTTGAAGGAACAATAAAACAAAAACATGGCGTAGATACGAGGCTTACCATACATAAGATGAACAAAGCTATAACAGGGAAGAGTGATACGTATCCGTTGCCATACAGATGTCAGATAGCAGAAGGAATGGCGGGGTATTGCACATATAGCGTATGTGTGACTCCTGTAGAGAAAAAGAATGAAGAATATGAATTATGTGAAGAGGTTTTTGATTTCTTTGAATCAATACAAAAACATCCATGTTGTGATTGGGAACAAGATTTTGAAGAGTTCTTTTACAACGATAATGATTAGGATATGACATTCAAAGAATTTATGAAAGAAATAGGCTATGACCTGATAACTACCTTTTGGGAAGATTTCAGCATAGCCGACAAGTATGGTATAGCAGGTGTCAAAGATACCTACAAAAGAGCGTTTAATGAATGGAAAGACGATTATAAGTTCTTTACAGAATTGACGATGATATTGAATCATAAAATCTGGCAGCATTATGAAAGCAATCGTGAACTGGCTGCATTGTATGACCGGTTGTGGCGGGAAGCTGACGAGTATGCCATGAACAACTTTAAGGGAGAGGAACTTGATTATTATTATAAAATAACAGATTAATATTATGACAGCAGCAGAAAAATTGCGTATGGAAATAGCGCAAGAAGCACCATTTAGTAAGGACGAATTTATTAGTAAAATCTCTCGTCTAATTAAGGCGTATGGATATGCAAGTTTTATTTGCGACAAGCATATTCGAGAAACCGATGTATCGCCTAACGGTAACACGATTCGTATGGCACATGAACAGGTGGCAATTGATTTTGCTCGTTCTGAGGGTTTCTCGGTATCATACAAACATAACAGTTATGGTGTCAGATACATAGTATTTACTTTGTAATTTAAATGTGTATGAAAACAGAAAGTGTATATGTAACCGTCAAAATCGACATAGAATGCCCTTCTGATATGACATATTCAGAAGTAGAAGAACTGGTAAACGACATGGGTTATAATTTTTCCATTCCGGTTTATCATGAGAGTAAGGTGATTGATATGGAAATATGTGGAGTCAATGAGTAAAATGGTTATGAAAAACACGATTGTAACAGACAACTTGATAATATTCAGTGACGGATTTGTTTGGAAAAGATTGTCCAACGAAAAAGCCTACAAGATATGGGTGTCGGCAGAAAATGAAGATTTTGAGTTATACAAGGTGAGGGTAGATGATGAGTATGAGTCATTAATAGAGAATCTTGAAGACTTGCAGGATGCCTTTAAACAAGGTCATTATGTATGCATAGAAGTAGGTAAGCTACCATATAGCATAGATTTGAATTACTTACGAAATCTACAAGAGTTATCGGTGGAAGCTGTGGATTATCTATCAGGACTAAAAGAATGTAGCAGAGAAGAGTCATTTAACATCATTCAAGAGTGGGCTAAAGAGTTTACGGAAAAATATGAAAATTATGATTTTAATGGTTCATACTATGATGTAATAGATGCATTTATTGATGAGAAGTTAAAAACTATTTAAAATATAAAAAACATGGAAGACAGACTTATTACAACAAAAGAAGTAGGGAATTATCGTATAAAAATATACTATGATACCGACAGTATATGTCCTTGTGAAAGTTGGGATATGGCAGCATGTTTCTTATGGGAATGTATCTATTTACCTCGACTGCAAGATGTGTGCGATTGGAGAGAAGTGTTTGGTAAATACGGAGATAGTCGGCACTCACTTATAGATGCACTACATAAACTTATTAGTGAATATGTTAAATGGAAAGACTTGCTGAATTATTTTAAGAAAGGCAAGATTGACGGTTGTCGACTGAGATATGATAACCATGATAAAATGTGGTATTATAAAGAAATTTTTAGCATTTCTCCATCAGATCTTTACACGTATGATTATACGTATGAATTTACAGAAGACTTAGGATGTGAAGAATTGATTCAGATTCTTTCAGACTTAGGCAAGGATATATTTGTCAAAGAATGGTCCACAACAGGATACAGTCAAGGGGATTATGTTAAAGGTATAGCTTTCTGTACAAAGGAGAGGTACACAAAAATGGTTAGTAATAATACTTCCGATTGGAAAACCCAAATTGACAAATTGATTGATGATGAAGTGAAATCCATAGGTATGTGGATATGGGGAGATGTAAAGGGGTACGTGCTTGAAAAGAAAGTGAAATTTGTCAAGAAATACAAAGATGAATCCAGGGAGGATGAAGAGGGAGAAGAATGGGAAGAGGTTGATTCCTGTTGGGATTATTATATGGAAACAGACGAATTGATAGAAGAAATAATGAAAAAACATAATCTGAAAAAATAAGGAGATGGGGGGATCATGAGGGTGTATTATCAGAAAGAACACCAAAGAATTACAAATAATACTGATTCAGGTCAACGGCTGATAGTGACGGACGCCACAGGAGACAGGTGGGGTAAAGTGCGAAGAGCTCCGGTTCAGGGGAGACGCGGGCTGCATCACATGGCGTAAGGTTACAGTAGATGAAATTATTGAACATTTTAAAAGAAGATAATTATGGGATATATATGTACAAGATGTGGTGGAACAAAGGTTGCTTGTGAAGCCATAGTAAATCCGAATACCAGAGAAATAATAGATTATTTTGATGGATCTTTCGCGCATGCTATTTGCGGGGATTGTGAAAATGAGGTAATAATATCTAACGTTGAAGAAGTCAAACATGAAATTGATTTAAGATTTCATGAATTTGTAGAAAGAACAGGTAAGGAGCCTGAATACGTAGAATGTCAGATTGTATGGAAGGAGACAGGAGACGATAAAAGAGTGACAATCAAACTATCGCTGAGTATCAACGATGATGATAATGATGATGTTTTTTATTATTGTAATGGGATAGAATCATTTAAGCAACTTGCTGAATACGGGATGGGAGAATTTATCGTAACATTTTGTTGGAGTTTCTTT